GTTGTGAATTTAGTCTTAGAAAGAGTTTCTACCTTCCATGCTAAAATGTCTCTATTAGTTGAAAAACCTTGCATACTCAAATCTCAATCTCGTAAATCATCTTGTCAAACACAAACTTAGTATATTTGCAATCTTCGAGGGCTGAATGGTGAAGACTGCCATCATAGGTTCCACCGTAGTTCTTAACCAGCCACTGCAACGACGCCTTAATACCCTTCTCACGGTGATGCATAAACCTCATCTGCCAGCAGTATAGGTCGCTGTGGTCAACGGTTTTGTTTCCCTTTTGAATGGCAACCGATAACGCTCGCGTATCAATAACTCTGTTAACAAACGACCAATCAACCTCCATTCCCATATTCCGCCGCCAGTTGTTGAGGATGTAGTTGTCAAAGTTTAAAATATTTTGCCCCACAATTAATACTGACGGATCATAAAAATACTGCGCAAATTCACTCCAAACTTCTTTAGGATCGCGGGCGCTTTGTTCATAACTCAGGCGGTCAAAGCGAGTTATTTTCGCCGCTTCTTCGGAGATATTTAAGTCGGGCCACCAGATTGTGGATTTCTTTTCTAACAGGGTTTTCTTGCCTTGGCAAAGAATATACCCAAGCTCCCATGGGCGGTTTTTGTGGATGGTGGAGTCGCCCAAACTCAAATTTTCTGTCTCAAAATCCACGCATAGAATCTTTTGCGAGAAATTGAATCTTAGTAGGTGGTCGTTCATTATAAAATTGTTCCGTCAGGACATACGATACGCACATTATTCCCATCGTCAAGAAAAGAAAGTAAAGATTTTGCCAGTTCTAATGCGCCTTCTAAAGAGTCGGCGTTATCAATTGCCATCCACTCAAATTCTGGGTCAAACTCCTGGATTCTCCATTTTAAGGATTGATTCATAACTAAATTCATCGCTACTCATATCCTCAAACTCTGGTCTATCCAATGTTTGTTCTTTGCCCCCAGTTCGTCCCGTAATGATGCGGTATGCTACATAAGCTGAATAATCATCCTTATTACGATAGTAAATAGTCTTCGTTTTTAGGACGGGCCAATAATTTTCGGCGGCGAGTTTATTTATTTTGGCCGCGAGAATTTCATCAAAGGGCAGATTGTTACTTTCAATGAAAACTACGGGCGTAGCGAACGACAAATCTGGCATACACTCCTGGAAATACAAAGAATTGCGGTGAACAAAAGAATCGTAGAAGGGAATCGCCAGCTTGAGGTTATCGGACCACTTCTCTTTTAAAGTGGTGCAGTCAAGGAAACCTTCTGATTCGGTATGAGCGAGCGAATAAAGTTTCATTAACTCTCTTGCGCCGTTATCATTTTTAGCGAAAACGATTAATTTATGGGCCGAAGGTTTTTTATCCTCTGACGCCCTATCGTTGCAAATGCTGAAACGAATACCAAAGATTAGTTTGATTCCCAGTTCTTTAGAGCGGTCAAGAGCGGTTTTGAAGCCAGTGAATTCGTCCTCTACTAACACGATTTCTTTTAGTCCGTGGTCAACGGCAATAGAGAAAATCGAATCAGGGCCACTGTTTGGTGGCGAAGGTTTATCAAGAGTAAGAATGCTCTTACGGGAATAGGTGGATTTAAAGAGGGGAGTCACAAGATAAGATAATCTTTACAGGTTGAATGTCAATATCTTTTTTGCCACCTTTTGCAACCCGAATAAAAACGTTCTTCCCAATGATAGTCTGAGATTGGATATTTGTGGAGCAATTTTTCCCGTTCGTGAATATGGCACGATTGAACGAATTCGCCGTCTTTAGTGATCCAGTAGTAGTTCATGGGGTGCTTGTATGCGCAGGCGTACATCAGTTCTCCGTCCTTCTTTAAGTGTCCGACATACTCTGACCTTCCACACTCTAAAAGGCCGCTAAAGCCTCCGTCTGTGGGATGTCCTTGATTGGCCGCGAAATTACCTTCAGCGTCTTCTTCTTTAAAATTCTCAAGATATTGCTGGTAATCCTCAAGCTCGTATTCAATGCCGTCAATTTCGTCGTGCGAATAATTAATTAAAATTCTTCCGCCGCCAGAAACGTTTTCCCAATCCTTAGTTGGTTTTCCAGTTTTAGATGATATGCGCTTTTCCCATTTAACGTCTTTATTTAAGTCAAACTTAAGGAACAAAAACTCCACGTCAATAACCTTAACCTCTGGAAACAATTCTTTGACTGTTAGGGCGTAAATTGATCCTTGAATATTGGCAGAAGAACATTCGTGCGAAATATACGGGCGCTTGCTTGATTTATAGTCGCGAATTAAAGCGCGGCCATCTTCGTAAATAAACAGACGGTCAATGAATCCTCTGATTTTATATCGGCCCTCTTTTTCGATTAAGAAGTCTTTTTCAGTGAAAATAGAAACTGGTTTCCCATAACTTTCTCCGTAAAAGTCATAAGACAACCCATTTAACACAAATTCCTTAATTTTACCGACACAATCTTCGTTGTCGATATCGTGTTGTCTTGCTTTTTTATAACAAAGTCTTCTTATTGAAGGAACCGAAAATATATCGCGCTCCTCAAGAATTTTTGATACCAGCTTTTCTCTATTCTTAACCGCAAGACATTCAAGAACAACGTGGCAAGTGTCGCCGATTTTCGTTCCGTCGTATGAGATTGAGGGAATTTTATTTAGATACGACTGAGCGTATTTCCACGAACACCCAAGGGCGGTATTAACACGAGAAGCGGATAGGGCGACTTTAAAAGGCATTACTGATAAACCCCCATTTCAAGAGCGGCCTGATTGATTTCTACTCCAAGAGTTTCGGCCCAAAGAATTTTTACAGATGAAGTTGAAAAGTCCAGTTGTTCTTTAATAAAGACAATACACGCCTCCTTCTCCTCTTCTTCAGAATCGTAGCCGTCCATGTTTAGGTCAATTAGGAATTTCATGTTAGTAATTACTCTCTTTATTATCAGAGATAACGATTCGAATCCAAGTTTCTGCCGTTGAAATTTCGGACATAACCTCGCTACTATGTGTCCCACTACGAACTGCGTCAGAAGGATTTGTCGCCTCTCTCAGGATCATCATGTAGGCATTGTTTATGTGAGTTTTGGCCGTTTTTAATGCTTTTTCTTGTAGTTCGGTCATAATTTTTTAAGGAACTTCGCCACTTTATCGGCGGCGAAATGTTGGGTGTTTTGGTTGATAAATTCCTTGATTTCTTCTCTCGTCAGAGTTGGGTGATTCCACGACCACTTAGCAACATCCACTCCACTCTCATGCATTTCAGACAGGTCATTAAGACTTGGCAATCGAATCTTTAACCTGTCTAACGGAAAAATGCTAGACAACTTCATTAACGTCTTAACGCTGGCAACCTTGCCGCGATTATAATCGTAGTTCGGCCCTTCATCATTGTTGCCCACGATAACGATTTCCTCTGGGTCTTTGGACAGCAAAAATGCTTGCACGTCGTTGGAGCATCCCAATCCGAAAGTTACAAGATGGTTTTCTAACCCGTGTTCTGTTAGGGCCAACGAGTCTCCGATACTCTCAACAAGCATTATTTTTGCGCCGCAGTCAATTTTTTCTCGACATTCTGACAAGCTCTGCAAGTAATATGGGAAAATCCAAGTCTCTTTTTTGCCAATGTGTTTCCACTTGGGGGCATTGCCGTCTTCCTGCCAATCAATATGTCGGCCCGAAAAACCAACAATTTCCGCCGTCTCATTAAAGATCGGGAAAACCATGCGCTGATACATTTGCCCTACAGTGGCAAACCCCAACTTGTATTTCTTCTGAACAGCATCCGAGATTCCGCGCTTCTTATAAAAGGCGTAGTTTGGGAGCAGCCTGTCTAAACAATCTAATGGATAAGTTCGGGGCATGTATAGTTTTTTCTTAATTATTTTCGGGGCCGCAGTTCTTTGACCGCCAAGAATTTCTTTAACCTTGCGCCAGTCAGGAATGTGGTGGTTTAGTAAATCCCTTAGCGGAAACTTTTTGTCGGCGGCGTAATCAATGCAATATCCCGAGTTCTTCCATACTTTAAGAGACTGCAAAGAATCGCCGCCACGATAAAGAGCTTTGGTGCGGTAAAATTGCCCGCAATCTTGTAATTGGTATCCAAGGTCGGAAAGTATTTCGTGAACGCGGCCAGCTTCGAATTCAAGGAATTCTGAGGGTGGATTTGTCGTATTTTTTGAATCCATTTTTGACTGATTCAACGCAGTGTGGACATAGGAAACTTTGCTCGTCTTCCATGCGGGTTTTAACATACTCTTTTCGTGTGGCGCTTCCCCAATAAGGAGGGTATTTTTTGGTGGAAGCGGTGAATTCCTGTTCGTAGCCGCAGTTGTCACAAATTGCAAGAAGGGTTTTTAGTTCGTGGAGCATAGTTCGGGGTTTTTGAAGATGTTTCCAATTACTTCAAGGTTTGTCGCCTTGCGAAATGTCCATTGAAGAATGTCAGTAAAGGATATGCAAAAGTTTCCATAAACATTCTCGTAGATCACTTCTCCATATATTCTGCCGCCAATTCCATCATCACACTCCGCTAAATCGCCTTCGTAAATTTCGCAGCCATTCTTGTCAAGAAGACCAGTCCATTGTTGAGCGATAAACCTTCTTCCGTTCGAAGAAACAGTTTCGTCGTTAGAGACACTACCATTTGAACAATATAAGTTATATTGGGAGGAGAAGTATTCCATTTCTTTGTCCCAAACTCGGAATTTAATTACCCTAGAATTCTGGTTGGTCGTCATTTGTGTTTGTTTGTAGTTTTGCGTTTACTCCCCTAGACTTTACTATATCTCGTAAGTCCCCGCAATCGGTAATTTGGAAATTTTCGAACAGGAGGTTGATAAAGTTTTGCCGCAGTTTATCTCCATCCTTTACTGGCTCAAGATAACCAGCAATATCTTCCCCGAGATGTCTAGCCTTGACACAGATATATTTATGAGTGCCGAATTGAACGCCGTCGCTTGCGATTTCATCTGTTGTTTTCTTTCGGAGAATAAATCCGTGAGAACTATAATGAATAATTCTGTCAGCGCCAGAAATAATACTTTCGTCATCAACAATCTGGTCAGATTTCTTGTTTGTCACAACGCCAGAGCGATTTGCTTGGGCGGAGGTGAACAAACTAATCATGGGCTTTTCTTGGAAAAGGATTTCTTTTTGGATAAATCTCTTCATTTTGTTAACCAAGTCTCCAAGAACTTGCCACTCTGGAGAATTCCCAACTTGGTCTGGTGGTTTAATATAGTCAAATGACCACAACATTCGATTTCCCCTCCCGACAACCTTGTAGTAAAAGTTTTTGGCAATAGAAATCATCTCATCTGCTGACATTCCAGCTACCGAGTAGTAATAAAATTTACTTTGGCCGCTCTTCATTCTTTCAAGGGCGTCTCTTACTTTTTTACATGTGTCAGGATTGTTTCTCCATTTACCCTTTTTAATCAGATAGTGGGATACCCCAGACATGGCGGAGATTCGGCGAAGTTGAAGTTCTTCTTTAGACATTTCCCCATTATCAAAGTGAAGAACTGTAATCCCGTATTTATCGCCCACATAACAACACTCATCCAATGCTAGGGACGTTTTTCCAGCCGCCGACCTAGCAATAATTGTGGTGATGTTTCCAGGTTCATGAAGGCTCCCAAAAATCTTATTTACTGTATCAAATTTCCCAAAAATTTCTTCCCGCTCTTCTTTGCCAGTATTCTCTACCATGAACTCCATGTCGTCATAGATATTCACTGGTTCGTCGCCATCTAATTCAAAGTGGTTGACCTTTTTGTTATAAATTCCATCCGCCGCTTCAAGAATTTCTGTGTAGCTGGACGATTGATCCAGTGATTCCATCTTTTCAGTCAACTCTTCCCCAGTAAGCGCTAGTTCGCGCCGTAGGGCCAGTTTTTTGAGTTCTTTTGCAAATTTAAGGGATAAGCCTTCTTGGCAATTTCTCTTGCTTAGAGCGAGCACATACTCAGGCAGAGACATGTCTGTGTCCACCTTGAGGTTCATACGCTCAAGACGTTGGGCGATAATGTTTGCGTCAACATCTTCGCCCTTCTCAATGGCTTGGCGAATCAAAGATAAAACCATTGAATCCTTGTAGTCGCCATCAACAACATCATTCTCCGAGAAGAATGACTTGATAGATAGCCACTCTTGAGGGTATTTTAGGAGGGCCGTTAGGAGTTTTTGCTGGAGGGTGGGGTCGTAAATCACTTGGTTAAAAGATAAGGGGGTTTTGCCTCTTAGTCAACAACTATTCGTCATCGCCATCATCCATGTTCGACCCAATACCGTCATGAGCATTCAACTCCTCTAGGTAAATCTCCGCGCACTTACGAAGGGCCATATTAGTTGAAACGTCCATACGGCTATTAATTGGGCGCGGGTTTCCTAGATTGTCGATCATAAATAACAAGAACCCCTTATTATGAGTCGCTGACCCAGTGAGTTCGTAAAGTTTATGAAGGAAGGGTTCGGGGACTTGGAATGATTGATTGGACATCTCTAAAGAGATACGCCTAAATCGGCGAAAAATTGCTCGCTAAGTTGATCTTTAGGAAGAATTTCTACTAGGGTAATGTTATTGAGGCGACAAAATTCGTGCTTATCTAAGTCTCTTTTAATCTGAGAAAGGAAATTCATCTTGCTCCCACGGTGAAAAAACTTGTTGTAGGAACCATGTTGGCCCCCCTGAACTTCACAGGCAATTCTTTGAGAAGCATTGTATAAATCAAATGTACAAAGAGTCCCTACGATTCTTAACTCCTCGAAAACTTGGTCGCGCTTCCAATAAGGGCGTAAAAATTGCTTAACAGAATCCTGAAACTTAGAACGTGTTTTGGCGTCCCAGTCGATTAGGTATTTTGTGGCTTTTTTTAAAGTTTTTTTGCGGCCCTTTAAATCAATGAAGGTCATTTGAGATAAGGGAAAGGATTTTGGCCCTCAAGAACTGCATGATTGGCTCATTTTCTTCTAGGTAATCGTAGAGTTTGTTGATGCCATTAACTTTTTCCTGCAATTCCAAGCCCAGCGCTTTTGCCTCTTCAATAATATCTTGCTCAAAAGAAATCCAAGCACCTCCAGCAGTCGCAATTCCACAGGAGACAATCGACATATCAGCAACTTCATAGGCGAGCCAAATTTGTTTTGATCCCTTATACTGATCGCCCTTTCTAATTGGAACTTCATACATATTCCCAGTTACATCGTCTGCTGATTTGAGAATCTTGACTCTTGCGAACTTGCCAAGGATTTTATTCTTCAACCGATCTGGTTTCCCATCTTTCTCCGTGATATACTTTCCTTCTGGAATTTGTTGATACTCAAAGACATAATCCGCCTGATGTTGTTGACTCATGCCTCCGCTGGAACTGCCCTGATTCGGAGCAGATGGAGCATGAGTTTCGATTTTAATTTGGGCCGCATATTGTCCAGTAATAATTCCAAGCGAATCATAATGAGAGTTAGGTAGGGCCAAATGTCTAAACAGTAGCTTAGTGAGCTTAGGAACGCCCGCCACCATTCCATTGTTTGAAATTCCTTTCTCAAGATCGTCCTCTAAAATAAGACCGTCCATAGAATCAATCATCCACGCAATATGCTCTCCAGCTTCGTGAGCGTCATGGAGGGTTTTGATGAGCATCTTGAAGATTGGTTCCGCAATATTTGAGCATACAACAAACACCGTTCCATCAATCCATTCATCCACGGTATAGACGAAAGTGAGGCCAGTTTTATCAAGCTTCTTCTTGGAAAGGCCACGACCTTCTGCCTTAACGTAAAGCGCCCTTGAATTAGGCATCGTCTTCATGTAATTTTCTAAAAAAACGAAGCCTTGGGAACTTTTCCCAACTTCGCTCCCTTTGCCGACAAGACGGACAATCATTCCTGACCTTACTTGGATTTCAGAATCGAGTTGTAGTGACCCCGACGAAATAATTGTCTCTTTTGGAATCACATTATTATAATGAGTGGCAGTCTTCAAGAAATTTTGAAGAGCGGAATTAGAGGAGGTTTTTTTCTCTTCTTTTGGTGGTAGGATTTTTTTAGTTACGGCCATATTGTTGTTTTATTATTCGTCAGCTTTAAAATAAGGGGAACACCACTGGTATCCTCCTCCCAAGGTTTCTAAAAGTTCTTGGTCGGAAATTATTTTGGCGGCGTGGAGTTTTTCTGTGATTAGTTTGAGAAGGGGGAGGAAGTTACCCTGCTCTAAGTGAGTGCAGTCAGAATCATAATCTGATTGCTGGGTTACTCCCTCAAGTTGCTCGTCAAGGAAATCGGTAATTGAGCAGGGACATTTAGTGTTATTGGCTTTTGAGTTATGGACCTTGATCATATTTTATTCCTGTTCTATTTCGCTCCAAGCACAGAATGTTTCCATCCACTCTTCTGCGTATTGATCTTCTAGTTTCATGTGCAACATGTTATTAACAAAGGCATCTCTTGAATCTAAGACCCTTCCTGCAAACTCTTCTACTGACATCTTTTCGGGGTAAAAGTCAAGTGTTGTATCTTCTCTAATGGGTTTTTCAAAAAAGGTTCTCATAGAAAATCTCTCAATGTTTGCTTTTTTAAAACTTCTCTATCTTCGCCAAATTTTTCGGGCGACAAAATTATGTTTTCAGTCTTCGGGGGTTGGTAGTTAAAGGCGTGAAACTTTCGCGCTAATTCTCCTTGTCCCCATTCACTTGAAAGAACGGCCAAACTCGGCAACTTCTTTCCAAAATCAATGATGTTTAGGAACTCTAGTGAGTAAGTCTCCTCTAGTCTCTTCATTAAAGTAAACTCGCGCATGGACCATTCTCGTATTCCCTGAGACGGTTTCTCGACAAGCCTTGTGAGGAGTTGTTGTTTGTTGATTTTTGGCGGCTTAATTTTTTTAGGGCGCGGCATATTATTTTGTTTGATCAAGCGCCGCTTGGATTTTATCATCTAATCCCTCGTCTTTAGCGCACTCTCTTTCCCAAGAGTCGCCGTAACCACAATATGATAAATGCGAATGCGCCGCTTCAAGGGCTTCTCTGAGAATTCGGATTTGTTCTTTTTCGCTCATAATGGTTAGCATTTTAACCGTTAAAGCGAGTCTGTCAAGGGTTATTTATATCGTGCAACACCATTTTCTCCACAAGCTGTTCAAACGAAACTTTGGGTTTCCAGTTTAATTCTTCTCTGGTTTTTGTAGAGTCTCCCCATAGTGTTTCCACCTCGCAAGGACGGAAAAATTGAGGGTCAACCTCCACAAGTACACATGACTTTATTCCAGAAACGTCTAAAACCCAATTCGGGACAATAAATTTTTCGCCCAACCCTTCTCCAATCCACGTTCCCTCGATACCAGCAGCCAAAAATGCCTTTTCCACAAACTCTCTGATTGTATGAGTTTCATTGGAAGAGAGAAGATAGTCTTTAGGCTGATCTTTATTTAACATCAACCATACGGCCTCCACAAAATCTTCAGAATCGCTCCAATCTCTAGTAGCAGAAAGATTCCCAAGTTTAATCGGTTCGAAGGGTTTTTGATTTTGAATGTCTGAATTAATCCTCGCGACACCTTTTGTGATTTTTCGAGTCACGAAAATTTGATTCCTGCGAACCCCTTCATGATTGAAAAGCGTCCCAGATACAGCAAAAATCCCATAACTCTCCCTGTACACCTTACAAAGGTAGTGAGCGGCAACCTTGCTGACGCCATACACGGAGCGAGGACTGAATGGGTGGTTTTCATCTTGCGGAGAGTATTTAACATCTCCGAACATTTCGGACGAGTTGGCTTGATAAAATCTTGTGTGCGGCGAATGCTTTTTAATGGCCTCAAGAATATAGAGAACGGCCAAAGTATTCGTGTTTAAATGAACGACTGGTTGCGACCATGAGTTCCCAACAAAACTCGCGCCCGCAAAATTAATAAAGTAGTCTGGTTTATACTTACTAATCAAGGCGTCCATATTTAGGGCGTCTGTAATATCAGCTTCTTCTGTTTTAAAACGCGGGTTTCCGATGTTATGGCGGAAATTATCCCAGTTTTCATTGCTAAGATGACGAACAATCCCAACTACATGACAATCTGTGTTTTGGAGCAGGTAATCAACCATGTTAGCCCCGTCCATTCCGCTTACTCCTGAAACAATAACTGTTTTTGACATATATTATACTAGCGTCTCGTAGCCGATTTTCCTCTCAGACATTTCACCGTTGAAGAACTTTTCTTGGATTTTCTTCTTACAAAGAAACCTTTGGTAGTTTAAAGAATCAAGGGCCGAAGCGGGTATGCCGTCCTTTTTTGCTAAATCCACTCCGTCGAAAACCTTGTCGTTAGCATCAACCAGCGCATCAAACTCTGGAGAGTCGATAATTTCAGAAAACTTATCGAGCGAAATCTGACTTTTAATTTCAATAGCGAAATCAAAGTAGTTCTTGTAAGCCGCTATTGATGGAGCCTTTCTTGATTTTACAAGGGAGATTGCCAGAACATCCAAAGCGTAGGCTTCGTCAACGGAGATTTTGATCATCGTTTTACAACTTCTAGTGTTGGAAGTGGGAAAATAAACGCCCCGCCGCCATCTAAGAAACTCTTTTCGCGGCGAAGAATTTCATCCCTGAATCCAACTAAGGAACAAAGGTAGTGGGTTGCCGTTTTACGGGACTCTTCTTCTGAGATAATGGAGATTCCAGAAAGTGTTTTTGCTCCAAATTTCTCAGGACTTCTTTCGGCGGCATATGGGACTAAATTAGGGCCAATACCAGCGTATTCCAAGATAGTGTTCATCTTCGTTGACGCCCCATACAGATGAACCACTCCGCCATCCTTTACAATATTCTGAATAGCCTCATTTAAATCTTGCGCCGATTGATTTACAGCGGCAGCAAATTTATCATATGTGCTCTGTTCGTCAAGTTCAGCCTCGAATTCTTCAAAACGAAGCCTCTTAAGGTCATTGGCCCATTCTTCGTTGTCGTATCTATCGCAGTTATTATGGCAGACATAGACAAGAATCGACCCGCCATTTGTTGAGGTTTTTTCGGCGCGGAATAATTTCAAACCATTATCTTCCAAAAGCCTTTCAAAGGGAGCAAGGTGATAATGAGAACAATGTTCAAGAAGGATTTGGTCGTAGGCTAAATTTTGAAGCATTGAGGGCCAATACGCAAATTCGGCCAACCATAGGCCGTCTTTGTTTAGGCGTTTTTTAATTTCAGCGACAAATTCATGTGGTTCGTTTACATCGTAGAAACAAGCGATGGACGTAATGATGGAAATGTTATCGCATTTCAGTTTCTTCGTAGGGAAGACTTCATTGATAATTTCCAAGTCTGTCTGCTTGGCGGCGATGTTTGATGGGTCAACTCCGATTCTTTTAAAGGAGTCTGAATACCCGCGAAGTAGCGTCCCGTCATTTGCGGCAATATCCAATACAACGCCGTCAGTGAATCCACTAATTCGAACAGCTTCTTTGGCGATTGACTGCAAGTGGTTGGTCATGGTTTGACTAATCCCCGACTGATACCAATAATTACGATAAAGAATCTCTGGAGACACCGAAACATCTGCCTGAATCAGCCCGCAGGCATCTTCATTTTTACTTGTATCGCAACGAACAATTCTATTGGACACTTTCCTGCGTGGGGGAGGAAGGCTATCTGGATGTTCAAACGCTCCTTGGACATGCTGCTTACCAAGATCAAGAACCTCAGTTAAGTGTTCGTTCCCGCAGATTCGACAGAATTGGTGTTTTTTGACGTGCATGTTCCTTATATTAGCTAATTGCCCCAGTTTTCTCCATAGTGTCTTGCCGCAAAATCATAATGATAGGCCGACAACCCATGTTTGGGCCACTCAAAATCAATGCGGGGCATGGGGTAGAAGTATTTGGGCATCAGTTCTTCGCTCAATTTTAGCGCGTCTTCCCATTTCGGGGAGAAGTCCCATAGATAGTAATGAGGGTTTTCGACCATCTGTTTAACTCTGTCGTCCTTGCGCGCAAGATAGTGAGAAGCGATATAACACTCGGCGCGGGTTTGGTAGCCGTAGAACCCCATATGCGGCCAAGCATCGGGCGGATTAGAGACGTGATGCCAACTTGGATCGTGCGGCGCGGTAAAAAGTTCCTTCAATTCTTCCGTGCGACCCCAAAAACTATGGTCGCGAGGATGAAATGGAAACGACTTATAGAACCCCAACGTGCCAATTTTATCTGGGGTTTGAATCATGCGCTCAAACATGATGTTCATACTATCCAAGGAAATCTTTTGGTCGGAACGAAGTTTAACGGCAAATTCCGTCGTCACTTCCGACATTCCTCTATGTGACGTAGTAAGTTGAGCGTTACGATTGCCAATGCTTCCATTGGTTAATGGCAACGATGACACAACTTTTATTTTATTACCGTCAAACAAAGAATTTTCCAATGTTATTTCTCCGTCCCAGCACGAAATAATGATTTTGCCAACCCATGGCAATTCAGAATAAAGATTAACTATTTCTGCCGAGTAGGCATTAAATGGTCCTTGTAAAACTAGGTCTATCATAAGAATTTCTTTTTGCAATCTAAAATATAATCAGAACAAACGCCCCCAAATTCAGAATAATTGCAGCTAACTACTTCTTCTTTGGAAAGAAGAGGAACGATGCACTCGGATTGGAGGTTCTTCGTTTGGCCGTGGCACCAAATATAGTTCATTCCAACAAGGGAAAAGTTGTCTTTTTCGTGCCAAAACACCCTGTAAGTATTTCTATAGCGGGCCAATAATTTCAGCGTTTCAAAGTCTTTCGCGTGAAGCCAGAGATGCGAGCTTCTTTTTAAGAGCCAGCTTTCACAAACACTATATTGGCACTCGTCATGTCCAAGCCAGAACCCACAGTCATATCTAACGTCGCATTCTACATCGACGCCAAGATTTAGCGCCTCATCAATGTAATCTGGAGAGTTTTCCCGCTCTGGAATCGGGCCGTCTATGTTCCCCCTATGTGAGATAAAAATCATAGTTCTTCTATTCTCTTGGTTTTGTCGTCAATAAAAAGGTCGTAGTAAGGTTTGTCGCACTTGAGTTCGTGGAATTTTGCGCCCCAAGAAATTAATTGAGAATGGGTAAGGTCGTACCAATTTTCCCCACTTCTACTGCCTCTTGCAGTCCAATATACAATTTCATTACCAGCATCGAAGAGAGCATTAATCTTGGAAATGTTTTGGGGTATTGGTTTCGATAAGGAATAATCTCTTGGATTGTCAGGTGTTTCGCAAATCGTTTCGTCAATGTCAACTCTTATTCTCATGGTAGGCTTTCCAGTAATAGTAGCAGCATTTCAAATCTTTTTCGTTTTTTACTTGACCACCATTTAAAATAGTCTTCCACGCTTCAAAATTTTTTACCTCTTCTGGAGTTCCAAAAACAGTTGCGAATGGCGTATCGTAAAAGCCTACCTTTAAGCCATCTTGAATAAGAAGATTGTACACCAATGTAGTGTAGAATTCGCCCTTGTAAGATAAATCTTGTTCTACGGCCAGATCAAAATACTTTTTTACCATTGACCCTTTTCTAAAGTAATACGCTCCAGTAGAAGCGTGTTCATCTAAAGGATTATCAGTGTAACACTCCTTTTCCTTGATTTCTGAAAAAAGACACGTTCCAGGGATGTCTTTGACGAAAGCCATTTTGGTATTAGCCAGCGTATGAGGGTGGAAACCAGAGTGCGTTAAAACACAACCATCCATTTCTGCGCGCCGAACAAAATTCTTGAAATGCTCATAGCTCCAAACAAGCGGGTTATCACAATAGCAAACGATAACTTCTTCGTCATCATCAATAAAATCATAAGCCTGTTGAACAGTGAAGACTGGCCCCTTTTTATGAGGAGGCATAGAAACAATCGCCGCTTCTGGTCTTAAGGACAAAAGAACGTCTCTCATATCCGTGTTCTCTAAGTGAGCGTCATTACAGACAAAGACGAATTGATCGTCCTCATTAAACATTTCTGAGATATACTCAATAATTCTCTTGCCTCCGACCTTGATTAGAGGTTTTGGGTCTTTATATCCAACGTCAATAAATCGTTGACCTTGGCCAGCCATGGGCGCTATAATTTTCATAAAGATTGACGGTATTGTTCTTCGGGCATATTGTACAGCATATCAACCTCTTCGGGCGAAAGAAACTTTGGAGTAAGTTGGGCGGTTCTTAAGAGATGAAGGATGTGGCGATTTAATGGTCCCATCTCACTCGGAAATACTCCAGCATCAGGGAAAAGCGGTCCATATTCTTGATCTGAAGTTTCGGTATCAATGAGCGTTTCAATGTTTTTTGATAGCCAGTTTTTGCACTTTTGGTCTATATATTCTGTTAGAGATGCTGACTCATCCTTATTTGAGGACGACGTTATTAATCCATGATTTTCAAGAAAAATTATTTGGTCGCCGTTAATATTTTCAGAGAGTTTTTTTCCTGGTTCTACATAAGCGACGAATTCAAACTGCTCTCCCTTAAAAATTTGCCATCTTAAAATATCTTCAGCCTCTTTGCTGCATAAAATAGCGCTCAAATGAACTGGATGGGTGTGGACAACGTATTTTTCGGGCAACTTCAAGTGAAAACCAATCTCCATTGACGGTTTTTCATCGCCAGACTTTCTCACTCCGTTTTCGTCACATACGCAAAATCCATGATTGAGATTAACATCTTCGAGTTTCGAACCAGAAGATTTAATGATTAGGCCGCTTTCTGATTTTACTGAGATATTCCCGCCGCGCCCCTGAACTAATGAGGGGTCAAGCGAAACGTTTTTACACAAGGATACAAAATCACAGAGACAATTATAAAACTCCTGAACTTTAGAAATAAACTCCGAATGCTCCTCGCTACATCCGTGACCAAGGTAAATTGACTCGTCTTGCTTTCTCTCGAAATAAAAGAGAATATTAGAGTTGTTTATTTGCGGGGTGATATATTTTTTTTCGTCGCTTTCTCTTCTTTTCAAGATTTCGGATACTTGAGTCCCTGTATATCCTCTTTGATGGGTGTCCCGTTTAAGTTTCCATTCATTTTTTAGACTATCGTTCGTATCAACAAAAATCTTAATGTCCGAAATTTCTAAAACCCTTGGATCATAGAGCGCGTGAAGACCTTCGTAGATGATTATTTTTTCGGGAGACCCTTTTATTGATCTGTTATGAAATTCTCCAGTTTCGTGAGAATAGGTTTTTCTTGAAATTGTTTCGCCGTTCTTTAATTGGAGCAAATCTTGAAATCCCCTGTCTAAATCGTTGCACTCAGGATCAAGATGAGTTTTTGTTTCCCAAATAGAATTTTTTCTCTCCCATTTATGAAGGTCATCGCCGCTAATACAAATGACGTTTTCTTCGCCAAGAACGTGTTGGATGATTTTTGAGATTGTTGATTTTCCAACCCCAGAAGAGCCTGCGATGGAAATTAGTTTAGGCATTTATCTATGGTGCTATCGACCACTTCTATCAACTTTTCTTCCGAAAAAGCATCTAAAAAAGGCTTCAAATGCCCGACCCCGAAAGAAATAATTTCGCGCAGACTGTGTTTCGACAGTAAGAACTTATCTTCCATGTTGATGTGTCGATACATAACAGAGTCAGAGATGGCGATTGGTTTTCTTGCCGACAGGGCTTTGTCAATAACGCTGCTTAATCCGCGCTTTTCGTTTTCAAAAGGGGGGTACAAAAAGACATTGGCCGTATTCGCCGAAAGCAGAGAAATTAATTCGCCGTCGTTCAGGAAATTAGTGGAGACTTCTATGGTGATCTTTGGTTTGTTTAGATTCCAAAGTTGCTGTTGGATTGTTGCGAGGATGTTATTTAGACCTTCGCCGCTTGGATGCTGGGGGATATGGAGGCGAATTTTGGCTTCGTCATAAGATTGAGATACGACAGTTGCAATGTGCTGATAGTTTTTACTGCTAAAATCGAATCCACACGAACCAATCGTCACGATTTTAGGATCAGGGAGCGGCGAAAAGTTTTTTACAGGGCGCGGAAGTGGAATGTTTTTCCCCGTGTTTTCGGAAGTAGAGTCGCAATTTAGAACGTATTTTAGGGCGTCAAATTCTGGATAGCAATCGTGACCTCCAATCGCCATGCAAGGAAGCCCTGTTCTTTTGATATGATCGTTAGAAAGCCACGGGAATAGTTTCTCGTGGTAGTTAAAAATGACCACATCATAAAGATGATACTGTTCGCGGCCCGAAAAATAAGAAAGGTCGTATTCGTGAGTTTCTGACTTTTCGAGGATACTATGAAGGGAAATTAAAAATTGATGCACGCCACATCGTTTATCTGGAGGATTTATTAAAAGTACCTTACTCATACGAAGATTGTTGATTTTGTATTGGTTTTTTCCTTAAACATATTCCACTCTTCAAGCGTCATATCGTTCTTCATTTTATTTTCAAAAAGGGTCATAATGGCTAAATTATTTTTTGTCGCCCTTCCTCCCCTTGAATATGGTGTGACATGATCAATAGATGGGGTTAACCATCTGTTTTTAGATGACTTAATCCAGTTTTCATAAAGTCTTTTATAATCATGGCTAAGGTAGAGCGACATAAATATATCTTCGTAGGATTCGGGCGAAGGTTTGTTTCTTTCTTTGCTTAAGATATTGGCGAGATATAAGGCCATCTCAGGATTAGATATTTGACTTTGACTTTCTTCGCTCAACATGGTTCTTTTAAACCATCTATGTAGTTTTTCTTGGGGATTAAGGTGTCTAATTTTCCCCATACGTCTCTTAATTTCAATTCCAGCCTCATTAAGAGCTATTTTAACAGTCCCCAAACAAACGTCGTATTCATCTGCTAAGGCGGAGATTGTTTTATTTGTGTTTTTATACGCCTCTACTATTAAAGAGTTTCTTAATTTTCGATTTTTCATTTTAAAATTAAATCCGATGTTAGTTCAATTTCTTTTTTAAAACTTTCCCATTCTAAATAATTCATCCTATCTTTTGCTCTATTTTCGAACCAAGTAAGAAATTGCAAATTAGTTAGCTCCCACGATCCCCCTTGACACAACGGAGTGATGTGATCTAAAGATGGCTGATACCAATACCCTTGATTATGATCCAACCATGTGGAATAAATTTTATTAAATTGAGGACAATGATAATATTTTTTCAGGAAAGAAAGAAAAAGTTCTCTTGTGTTGAAAAACGACCTACATCTTCCAGATGCCTCTACTAGATATTTAAGTTTTAAAAAATCTTCAAATTCTTTCAAATCTTCTAAAGAAATATCTGGCACCTGTAAATGCCAGATTAGGTTTTTTCTTTTGCCCTCTTCAGGATGGGGAACGCCCTTATTATGCGCTGGTTTTCCCTTTCTTAAGTCTGATAACTTTTTCTTATTTTCGACAGAGCGGGTAAATGCTCCCTTACAATTTAAAATGCGTTTTGATAACGATGGTTTCTTCACATATCTCTTTACACTTTAAATTACCCCACAGACAAGGATTAACGATTAAGACTTTAGCCATGTGAAGTATTTTATAGAAGGAGACTCGTATCGCCATTCGCCGCTAGTGAATAGCGGCCCATCTTCTGGTTCATAAACATTGACCAAACATCCAACCGCTACGGCCAAATGCATGACGCCCGTATTTGCACCATCGAACCGACCAACTTTTCTCAGTAGGCAAATCAACTTTCTTAACTCAAGATTATCGAGCGTATCGCACGGCCATTGAACATTAGAGTCGCTCTGAACTACGATAGGTGTTTGGCCTTTTAATTTTGCGCCATAAATAATTTCTTGGGCAATGTCCATGGGTAAATCTCGGACATTGGACCATTTTTTTGACACGAATGGACAGATAATTACAGGATTAGGTTTATCCTTGAGGTATTCAGCAACCCACGACTCAGAATCGGGGTCAGAGTACAGAACAATTGGCCGAATGTCCATATTTTCTGCGTCGGAGCCAAAGAACGTCCTTAATTTTCTTCTTGCGTACGGCCCATCTCCAGTATCTTGAACAGGAACGAGTTCGCTAGGTTGGCAAAGCTCAACATTAGCCAGTCCATGAAAAAGAATAGAAAACCGTGATTGCTCCATGGGGAGTTGGACGGTCAACCTATTGGGGATCGCACGAAGAATAGGGGTCAAAAGGAGGTTGTCTCCGAGGCCCATTGCGTGCGCTGGTGAGGAAATCTTCATGACCACAATAAATCAATCGCAGCGTCAGCCGCATCAAGCCAGCCTTTTGATTGTTTTTCTTTAGTTGGGTCATCGTGAAAATCCTTCCAACAAGGGAGAGGGTCGCCGTTATAATTTTTGCCGCCAACTGATTGACAATAGACAGTATATAAGCGTTTTGCTACAGTGTAGGTGTCGATCATGCTAGTCTGAGGTTGTGGGGTTTGTAGTCGTAGTGGTCGAAAGACTCAAGAGAGTCATGCATAACGTGGGCGGGCTTTGTGCCCCCAGCGCAGTCAATCCAGTGCTGATTCCAAAAATTCTTATTTCTTTGAAGGCGAGATTCTTTTGATAGGTATCCCATGTGGATAATTACGACGGACTCATCATTTTCTATCGCAGAAAGATCGTTTGGTAAAAACTTTACGGGCGCATAATTTCCGTCTTCAGTAATTAAACAGCATGAGTCGTCCCGAGTTGTATCCACGAACCCTCCTGGCTTTTTGATTTGATTGGAGATACCGCGAAAAGTTTTACCTTTCGAGAGGTAAACTTTTGAATTTAGAGCTTTATAATGTTCCCAATCAAGGAAAAGATCAAGACTTGGAAGAGCATACCCCAAGCAGTTGTCGAATTTCAACTGAAAACATAGATTCTCCCATAATGGTCTGTGGTGCGGCAAAATAAATTCATCTGCGTCAACACAAAGCTTAAACTCACCTTGGGAGGCTTGCATAGCGGCATTCTTAATTAGACCGTCGAATCCAGGCTGGTCCTTCGTAAAAGACGTATGAATAATTCTCCAATTTGTGTAGTCACATAATTCATTGTGAATCAGTTGTTCTGAGTTATCGGTTGACGTATTAAGGGCGATAACAAGCTCATCGGCAGTCTCACAACTATTCCGAAAAGACTTTTGCCAACCAAAAATATTATTTGCCTCTAACTGAAAGGCGCTTGAGTATATGCTTAGCATGATTGTCTATAGTAACCTCTTGGGTTATCATTTTCTTTCAAAGAAAAGAATGTTTCAAACTTTTCCTTTTTTCGGGTCAAAAAAACCGTGGCATCCTTATATAAAAATTCGTAAAAAATCTTTATAGAATCTAGATGACAAAATGACAATCTGTATGTTTCCATTGCATGTTTGAACCTATAAATACTTATGGATGTTGAAATTATATCTTTCAGATAGGAGTTGAGGGAGTTGATGAAGTAAAGACTCCCAATCATATTTACATTTCCTTTGTGAGATTTTCCATTTTTCTTACTTCGAGCATAAGTAATGCAGCCATCTCCATCAAAATAACCACGAATAAAGTGTGGCATAAGCTCGTTAGGTATCATTCCCGACTCAGGGAATTTAAGAGTTAGACTCTTTTTTTGGAAAAGACCAACTTTTTTAAGGTCTGAAACCATTTTTTTACTTCTAAAAACTAGAGATGTGGCATTAACTGTTCTTTTTGAGCAAACGCAGTTTTCGCCTCCAGCCAAGGTTTCAAACTTATGAAGGATATAGCCATCTTTTGGATGAAGGTTTAGCTGAACAAAACCTCTATCTTCGGATAAATATCCATCGGCATAAAGGAACCCTAAAAAATAAGCTTTTTCTTCAGTGTCTATTTTTTCGAAGTAATCAATATTGAGTTTTTTACAATACGACCTGTCGCGCTGCTCTTTTTTTGGGATGCCGTGTTTTTTTAAACACGCATCTGAAAGAGCCTGACTAACACCAAGTTTCTCTTTGATTTTAGCGAAAGAAAGCCCATCTTTATACAAAGAGATTACTTGTAATTCTAAATCATTAGTTCTAACCCTTCTTCTGTCTGGTTGTTTGGGGCGTTTTAGGATGTTAAATTTTTGGAGTTTTTCTTTAACCGTGCAATAGACGACGCCGTATTTTGCTTGAATGTCTAGATAAGTCAATCCATTATCAATATCTTCGATTAGCTGTTCTTTGGTAATTTTTATCATACAAAGATATTTACACCTGAACATCCTTTAATCTATTAAAGGGAGGAACTAATCATTAGTCTTTTCTGTTGACACGCATTCTGCGCACAGAAGGGCTTCTGGTTCTTTGTAAATCCAAGTAAATTCTTTTGGTCCTTCAATGATAACGGCGGTGCCGTCTTTTGTTCCAAATTGAGTTCCGTTTACAAAAAATGCAGCAACTCCTTCAAGTGGAGAAATAAATTCCTCGCTTACCATCCAATTATTTGTGATGGAAATATTCAAAGGGATACTTTTATTAACTGGAAAAGAGAAAACCAATCTAATCTTACCATCTTCTAATTTTTCACACAAAGCAATTAATCCCATGCCCTTGATTGACATAGGGTGCCACAAGGGTAGTAAATATGGCCTGCATTCCTTTCTTTCGTCGCCTTCTACATCTTTGGGCGAAAGGAATTCTAAAAATGATTCAATGGAGGAAAAAATCTCCGAATGTTTGATTTGCGTAGTATTTGGGGTCATACACCTATACTAACGTTAACGACCTAAAAAACTTTCGCCGCTTCATAGTTTTTAATTGCCGCTTGGATTGTTTCAATTATTTTTCTCAGATTTTGGTGTTTTTGTTTCCATATTATTTAAACCACTTTTCAAAAATGATGCCCGCAATGTTGTCAGACGTGTCATGATAACCAGCTATTGCTGCTATTATGGACGCAAGCGAAACAGGGGTAAACAAAATCAATTTAATCGGCACGGACAATAAGTTCAGGATTATTTTCATATTTCTTCGATGGGAGAATCTGTCGTTTCTTTTTTGGGCTTTGAGCGATTTTTCATAAAAATTACTCGCTTGTTATGCCAGTCAAGTTTTCGTTTAGCCTCTTTAATTTCTGACAAAGAATATCCAACGTGCCAAGAATACGTCTTGTGGTTATGGGATTTGCGCCATTCGATGTTTCGGCGCTCTTGTTCTTCGTGGTCTTTTATATTTCCTAGGGTCTTGGCTTCGGCCTCTTCTTTTGCGTCATAGGCTTCGTGAAAACGAGCGTCGTAACTTTCAAAATCGTATTCGGTTTTGCCGTTAGTTTCTTTCTTGGTTTTGCCCATGATAGTGACTTGTCGAGTTTCGGCCACCCATTCATATTCCAGAACGTAGCCTTTTGGACCTTCGTAACCTTTACCGCAATAATCGCAAGGCGTTCTAATTTCGTCTCCGTTACCAAGAATCAGCGTTACGAAAAGCTGCCCGTAGCAAACGGGGCAGTCGTGGCGAACTTGTTTTTGGCCGCATTGAGCGATCCATACTTTGTCTCCGATGTTGTATTCTTTCATGTGAGAGAAGAATACACGATGGATTAAACCCTGTCAAGGAGAATAACCGTACATCGACATAAGATTCATCATTCCTTTGTTTGAATATCTGTCGTTGCAACTGCATTCTTGGTCGTCTTCGTCCCGTTTACTTTGATTCGCATCCCTATTAATGCCATGAATTACAGGGCGACAGAGCCAAGCTAGACGTTTTTTGCGGGCTTTTTCTGTGTCGAAAGTTAAGGTATTTTTCATTATAGTTCAAATCCAGCAAACTCGCCTTCTTTAATTTCTGTATTTCGAGCGCCAATCTTATAAGAGATAATCTCAGATTCTTGCGGAGCAACCTGTCTTTTTGAACTGTCCATGAATCCATCAAGCCATCCAGCGATTGGGCTAGTCTTTTGATCGTAGATTTTCCTATAACCGAGAGACTGGAGACGATTATTCGCCAGCCACTCAACATGCCCCCCGCCAGCCTCCGCGTTTAACCCAAGCAATGAACCTTTTGAGAAGAGATATTTAAGCCACTTTTTCTCATGCTCAACCGCGAGTCCGTAAGTGTCATATACTTTTTGCTCATTTTGCTTTAAAATATCCTGGAATCCTTCTTCTGGATTTTCTTTCCAGTTCTTAAAGATGTTTTGAGTAATTGAAACGTGAAGGTTTTCGTCTCTCTGAATCAGGGAGATGATGTCAGCGTTACCCTTCATCTTGCCCTTATGCCCAAAGAATAATGAACATGCGAATGAAATATAAAAAGCCAGTCCCTCTGTGATTTGAGTAGAAAGAACGGCGTCAAAAATCTTTTGCTTAATATCTTCTGGCTCACCCAAGATTGCATCGTAGCTTTTCTTAATTTCATTTGCCCGCGAAACAATTTCTTCATCTTCCAAGATGGAGTCAAAGAATTTTCCTGGGTCTTTCGTGATGTTTTGAAGAATCCATGTATAAGAGTAACTGTGAACGTTTTCAAACCTTGCCCATGTGCCCATGCAGATTTCAAGTTCTGGATTTGTGACATACTTACTCACCTGATGGATAGATCGAGACAACATACTATCCGTCATCGTCTGCCAGCGGAGGTTGCTGTTAAAGATAAACTTTTCTGTATCTGTTAGATTCTCATAGTCAGAACGATCTTTCGCCAAGGAAATCTCTTCTGGCATCCAATGAAATTCTTCCTGTTTGCGCCATAATTCAAAGAATTTAGGATACTTGATTTTATCATATCTCTGGAGGGCAAGACCCTCCCCAAGGAACATGATATTATTAGAGCCGTGAATGTTGTTGGTGTTTAGGACTGTTTTCATAAAAATTATAGAGAGCACGCCCCGCTAACACATGAATCTTCTTGGTTTGCGGCGCTTTGTTTATCGCCATCATTAGTATTTAGGTAATAGCCAGTTCTCCAGCCCATCCTGTAAGCATAAAGGAACTCTTTGATGACTTTCGAATCTGGGAGAGCGCCTCCTTCATAATGAGCGTAATTGTAGTAACGATTCGCGGAGATTCCCATATCAACCCACTTTTGAAGGGCCGCAACAACGTTGATCATTCCGATATTATCCTTCATGTCAAAAGCCAGCGTGTATTTATTCTTCCACTGATGGATGTTTGGAACAATTACTGGTAGCTGGCGAGACTTAGATTCCTTATATGTAATTAAGGAGCGGACTGGTTCTATTCCGTTAGTAGAACTCTGAATAACGGAACTACTTTCACAAGGCATTAGCGCTGAAACAGTGGAGTTTCTAAGACCATATTGTTTAATTTCGGCGCGAAGAGATTCCCAATCCATTGCTGGTTTTCTGGTTACAACAGCATCAACTTCTTTCTTGTAAGTATCAAGAGGAAGAATCCCAAGAGAGTATTTTGTTCTGTCGAATTTTTCACATGCGCCTTTCTCTTTGGCAAGTTGACATGAAGCCTTCAACAGGAAATACTGAATCTTTTCCATAAGTTCGTCTGCGATGTTTGGCGCTTCTGGGTCTTCATATTTTACTCCGTGTTTCGCAAGGTAAGCGGCAAAATTAGTAATCCCAACCGCAAGAGAGCGGCGCTTTTTGGCGAAGTTTTCAGCGGCGGGCGCAAAATAATCTTGATAATCAATTAACTCGTCTAACATTCTAACTGTAATATCACAGATTTTCTCCATCTCATGGTCGGAATGAATCTCCAAAACATTAACGGCTGACAAAACGCAAACGCCGATTTCGCCGTCTGGGTCATTGATATTCTTTAATGGTTTGACTGGTTGCAGCACTTCGAGGCAGAGGTTGTTCATTCGAACGGTATCTAGCCAAGCGCCTCTTTCATTTGCATGGTCGATATTTGCAAAATAAATTCTACCAGTTTCAACACTCTCTTTTGTGAAGAGACTCATTAATTGAGCCGCCGAAATAACTTTTTTTCGTTTTAGTTTTGTCGATTTTTCATATTTTTCATACAAAAGGTCGAATTCTGGAGTTCCGAAGTGTTCGTACAAGTCTTTGACCTCGTGAGGAGAAAAGAGAGTGATGTTTTCTCCCTTTAAAAAACGCTCATAGAAGATTTTAGAAAACTGAATAACGTAATCCAGTTTGCGGACTCGATTATCGTCTGTTCCAGCGTTGTTCTTTAATTGGAGAATGTCTTCAATTTCATAGTGCCAGAATGGAAAATTAACTGTGGCACCTCCTCCGCGAATGCCATTTTGGTGACAGGATTTTACTGTTGACTCGAACACTTTGAGGAAAGGAATGACTCCAGTGTGGATAACGTCGCCCTTGCGAATTTCAGAACCAATTGCCCTCAATTCTCCAGCATTAAGTCCAATACCGAATCTCTGAGACGTTGCGAATCCAACCGCTGTATTAGCCGCAAAAATAGATTCAATACTATCGCCAATATCAATCAAGCAACAAGACGAATACTGGCGTAACTTTGTTCTCACTCCAGCCATTAACGGCGTAGGAAGATTGCTTTTGTGTTTAGAATAGGCGTCGTAAGCCTCTTTTACATACAACAATCTTTTCTTTTGTTCGTAGGCGCTAAAGAGCGTCATCGCCACAAGCATGTAAGCAAACTGCGGCGTTTCAAAAATTTCGCTTGTTTTTCTATTCTGAACAAGATATTTATCGCAAAGTTGCTGAATGCCTGCATAAGTAAACAAATCGTCCCGTGAATGCTTGATATAGTCATCAAGTTTATTGATTTCAGACTCACTATAAAGTTCCAAAACAGCATTCTCGTAAACACCAGCGGCGACATTTTTCTTGATAAAATCAAGCAGCTTCGGAGGATTTTTTCCACCCCAAACTTCTTTTCGGAGTTGATAATTTACTAGGCGACCAGCTACATATTGGTAATTGGGAGTTTTTTCACAGATCATCCCAACAGCAGAGTCGATAACTGCTTGATGAATCTCCTTTGTTGAGATTCCGTCGAAAAGCTGAATTTTTGCATTGGCACAAACAGTGTTTGCGGACACGCTAGAAATACCTTCTGTGGCCCAATTTACTACCTGTTCGACCTTCTCCGCGCTAAAAGTTTCTGTTTCGCCATTCCGTTTCTTAACCGTAAAATTCTTGTGTTCCATAGGGTGCTATATACTTACAGTTTCCAATCCCAAAGTCTAGCGGTTTTTTGGTTTTTCTTCAAGAATCTGCTGTTGAGAACCTGTGTCAACAGTCAGGGTTTTGGTATATCTATTGTTAGGATGTTTTTGTATTTTCTGAAAGTTCAGTAAGTTGTGAATCTTACAAAAATCTTACAAGTTTTTTCGCCGCACTAGTTTGTTCATTTTCAACAGTTTGGGACTTTGCGATACAAAGTGAAAAAGAAAGTTGCTAGACTTGGGGTGTAAAATCTGTATCGTTGGGGAACCATTTAAGGAGGGGCGCAGGGTGAGAGCGATGCGAAGGTGAGAAATGAGAGACGTTGCGAGAAGAGAAGCAGAGACACAAAAGAGAAAGACGCATCGGAGACTCGCAAGATTCGTAGAATCTGAGAATCGGAGATGCAAGGGGGTTTGGGGGAACTCCCCCAACATCATAGATCGTAACGAAGTGGAGATCGGAAACTGAGCGAAGCCTAAGATAAGAGAGCGGTGCAAACGTTAAACGTACAGCGTGCGCGAAGAAGCGGCTAGCGCCGCGACAACAAGATAATTTTTCAAACCACTAATTGGCCGCGAATAATTTTTTCGCGCCGCTAAAATAGTTTCAGTTGACGCAAGAACTTCTGTGAGCGAAACGTATTATCATCGTATGTCCAATGTAGAATCACAACACGCCGCTCTCGTTTCTCTCCTCGCCAAGGATGGACGTGAAATTATCAACTCGCTTACTCCTTTCAAGGCTCATCTTCTCCATATGGCGGTTGGTATTTCAGGTGAAGCGGGCGAACTTCTTGACGCTATCAAGAAGAATGTTGTATATGTTAAAGATTTGGACCGCGAAAATGTTATTGAAGAACTTGGCGACCTTGAATTTTACATGGAAGGTTTGCGTTCTGCTCTGAGAATTTCCCGCGAAGAAACTCTTGTCCATAATCACGCGAAACTCTCCAAGCGTTACAAAGAAGGATATTCTGACGCCGCCGCTCAAATCCGCGCCGATAAACAATAATATGAACTTCGCAGACCTCCTCAACAAATCCCAGCGATACGCCGAATCACTTTTGGCGGAGAATGGTTTTGTCTCTTATGTGTTGCCTCTGGAAGTAGAGGGTAAGAACAACAAGCGTGTTGGTCTTCTTATTAGAGGCGGACGAGTTGCGGATTACAAGGTTGGCTAATCATATATGGATATTCCACCTTCTCCCGAACACTCCCAACTAGATTATCTTTTGGGCCGCGCAAATTCTTGTTTAAAGAGCGTTGATATTATCCTGAAAACCCTGAATAAAGACTTCCCGTGTGAAGGTTGTCAGTGGGTAGTTTGGGAGGATCATGTTGATTGCGTGAGTCTTGGGGATTTGGAGTGGGGCGATTTTGAGGAACCTAATGATCGAGTATGAGAAACAATACTTTTTACGAATATCAGGAACCATTAAAGAGAGTGTCTTTCGTTTATAAGAGGATGATGGAAGAATTTACCCTCTATCTCGATAGATTTTTAGGGCGGCACAATAAATTGTCTTTTTTGGCGGCGATTAAAAATTATGTTAATGTTTGCAGATTAATTTTAAAGCACAAATGATAATTCTTGGAATAGCAGGGAAGAAGCGAGTAGGAAAATCCACGCTTACGCAGGGCTTCATTAATCAATACGAAAAAATGGGCCTACGGGCAAAAAACTATGCTTTCGCCGACGAACTGAAAAAAGAACTTGACCCCCTTTTCCTGCTTAATGCTGGAGTGTCAGCATTTACAGAAGACCCAGTAGAGAAAGAATTATTGCGCTGTTGCTTAATCGCGTACGGTACAGGTTACTGGAGAAAAAAAGACCCCGACCATTGGATTAAAAAACTCGCCGCGCAATTTAAAAAAGACGAGGGACAAGTTGATGTAGCAATTATTTCTGACGCTAGATTTGCGTCAAACGAAATTCCATGGATTAAAAGTCTCGGCGGCAAAATCATTTATTTGATTCGCAAAGACGACGACGGAAACGAATTCCCGCCCGCTGGGATAGACGAAGAAATTAATGACCCGCTCTTAAGAAAAGAGGCCGATTTTGTTTTTTCTTGGGGAAATCATAATAATAATTTGGAAAAGTGCTATTATACAGCAGCCAATTGGCTTGACGATATTTTAGCTACCAAATGATGGACGATCTTTCCCTTGTAAACAGAGTAAAAGCTACTGGTGACAGTGAGGCCATGTCTCAGCTTATAAATTCCCACACAGGGATTTTTGTCCAGACTCTTGAAAGATCGCTCCCAACAGATCAATTCGCCACCCAGAAGGAAGACTTTAAAAATGAGCGCGCATTTCATATGTACGATGCTGTCATGAAATACAAACCCGACAGTGCCATGAAATTCTCCACCTTCCTCGGCCAAACTATCAAGTGGAAATGTCTGACCCTAAAGAATCGCGGCCCAGACAAGGATACGGTGTTTATTGATTCTTTAGACACACCGCCCGCCGAAAAAGAGCCAGAAGATCACGAAAACAAATTCAAAATTGAAGAAATCTTCCAATACGCCGAAACTTATCACAACGACCTTGCAAGAAAGATTGTAAAGTTGCGTTATGATAGTGCAAACAAGATTAGTTGGAAACAAGTAGCAAAACAACTTGACATCTCAGTGTCATGGGCTACTTTAATCCACAGTCAGTTTATTAAAGACGCGAAAACGCATTTCAACATCCCAAACACACATGAATAAAGTAATCATCAACGGCAATCTTTGTGCCGATCCCGAGTCCCGCTTTTCAAGCGCAGGCAAAGCCATTGTCAACCTACGTCTCGCTGTCGCTGGCCGAGGAGATAAAACCGTCTTCGTTGACGTGACATGTTTCGATAAAACAGCGGAACTCGTGACCAAGTACAAAGTCAAGGGCGACCCTGTTCTTATTGATGGGCGTCTTGAGTTAGACTCGTGGGAAGATAAATCGAGTGGTCAAAAGCGTTCGAAACTTTACGTTATTGCTGACAACGTGGAATTCCTGTCTGGCGGTAATAAACCAAAGGATCAAGGTGAAGACTCTGCTCCTGCTAAAACCAAGTCAAAAACTGGTCCTATCCAACAGGAAGAATCAGATATTCCTTTCTGATAAATCATTTGGGATTGCGGCGCTCTGTTTGTGGAGTGGTTATCTTTCGATTAACCTTGCTCCCTTTGAGCAATTCTCACTCAACCACAGTGGTCTAAGGTTTGTATAATGATTCAATCTAATACAGAGTTCTCTGTCAATATAGCCATCTGCACCTTTGCAGGTGGCTAGCGGCACAATATGATCCAGCGTCCATTTATTAAAACCGTACCCGTAATTATCCCAAGACATTCCTTCTGTAAATAGTGATTGTAAATGTTCTCTAAATTCATTCTTAGAACAGCCTAAGATTTCTACGGTTTTTAAACCCGATCCTTTTAGATATGACCTAATTCTTTGTCTAAAATTAAGGGCAAATCTTTCAAATTCGCTAAGTTTTCCAGGGTTTCTCTTCTTGTATGCCGAAGACGATCTTCTTCCCCTTAATCTATCGTTTTGCTTTTGAAGATCGCTTCTCTTTTTATATAGTTTTCTACTATAACCTCTTTCTTTTTCGAGAAACCTTTCATCGGATATTCTTTTAAACCATCTGTAATGTTTATTATAACCTCTACTACCTTTTCTATTTTCTACAAAAATAGTATCTAATTCAGTTTGAGGTAAAGAGGATTTATATTCGTCCCAAGTCATTATTAAATTTACACACAATGCAACTAATCGTCCACACCCCAGTAAATCCACTTAGCCTAGGAAATGTAGGTTTTAATCTTCTCCGAGAATGCTACAAGCGAGGATACGAAATTGGCTGGTTCCCTGTTGGGAATACCGATCTTTCTGCGTTTAGGGTAGATCAACCTTTTGTGGATTGGCTACAGAAGTCGGCGAATCAGAGATATGATTTCCTTGGTAAGGACTTGCCTGCCGTTGTTAATTGGCACATAAATCAATCAGAAAGACTCTATTCGCGGCGACAAATTTTATGCAGTTACCACGAGACATCTGAGTGTACGGCGGTAGAGAAATCTATTGTCTCTAACCAATACAAGACTTTATTTTGTGGCGGTTTTTCTGAAAAAGTATTTCGTGCCGCTGGATTAAATAATGTAGGATCGTTCGATCTTGGCTTCGATGAGGAGTTTTATCCTACTGGTAAAAAATACCTAGAGGGCAGAACAGTATTTCAAATCGTGGGAAAATTTGAGGCCAGAAAATTCACAGACAAGATCATTAAACTGTGGATTAAAAAATACGGCGGTAATTCAAAATACTCTCTGAACCTACTTGTCGAGAATCCATTTTTTTCGCCCGAAGATAATCAGAAAGTTTTAAGCGCCGCTTTTGGAGGAAGAAAGCCCTTTAACGTCAACGTACTTTCGAGGCTCAAGACGAATTTTGAGATGAACGAGCTTTACAACTGCTGCGATATTGATTTGAGCGGGGTAGGGGGAGAATCATGGGGATTGCCCAGCTTTAATGCCACCTGCCTTGGAAAGTGGTCTGTGGTCTTAAATGGAGCGGGTCAACAAGCGTGGGCTAATGCCGACAATTCTGTTCTTGTGGAATCAAGTGGAATAAGAGAATGTTACGATGGAGTATTCTTTAACAAGGGCGCTGAATTCAATCAAGGGTCGTTCCCAAATGTAGAAGATGATGCTCTAGTTGCCGCTTTCGAACTCGCAGAAAAAAAAGTCGGCACAATTAACCAATCTGGCCTTGACACTGGCAAAAAGTTTACATACAGTAGAACACTTGATCAAATCTTAAACGCCTTATGAAAATCGACAACCTACATTCCGACAATCCCTCAATTCAGAACTGTCTGGTTCTCCCATGGTATCCCAACTTTGGACATTGGCCTCAAGACTATATTGGCGATTACGTTTCTCCGACAGATATTGACCCTTATTTTGGCCGAAGCATTACAACTTCTCCAAATACTGGAGTAAACAAAGAGTCAATTCAATTTGTCCAATCAAAATTCGACAAACAAGTCTGGTTTAAAGAATCAGACGGCGCGTATAAGTTTATCCTTGAAGTGCCAGGGTATGGCCGCGAACATCTCTCTGTAGAGATTGAGGGCGATACCCTCATTATTAAAGCAGAGAAACCAGTGGGAGAAAATGTCGGCCACTGTTTTGCTGAGAGATATATTATTCCAGATGATCAAATTCTGGATTTGGGGATGGGCTCTGTTAAAGTAGAGCATGGTATTTTGACAATTTTTTTTCCCGCTCTGCCCGCGCCAAAATCTCAGACTATTAAACTACTGTGATTGCCACTCTCACATTTAACCTTCCAGAGGAAGCAGAAGAGCATCAAGCGGCAATTGACGGCCAAAAGTGGAAAAACTCTATGAATAATCTGGACCAGCACTTTAGGGACAAACTAAAATACGGCCACCCTCTTCTTACAGCGGATGAAACCCTTGAATTTGCTAGACAAAGCATCTACGAAATTCTCGCAGTAGAAGGTCTTTCTTTATACTAATATGTTAAACTGGGAAAAACAATACGACGACGATTCCAACACTGAATGGTATGTCGCGAGTCCATTTGGGGAAGACGATGGGTTTTCTTATTATTGGCGGCTGTCCCAGAAACTAGAGAATGATAAGATTTTGTGGTATGAAAATCACGATTTGGATATTGCCGACGATTGCCCCTGCGACTTTGAGACGTTGGAAGAGGCGAAGCAGTATATTGAGGAGAGGCATTCGGAATTGATTAATAGCGCGGCGGGAAAATGTCATGACTAAAGATTATCCTTGTTTGTTGCTCCGCATGTGGATTTGTCTTGTCCTGAAACGTAAAGACGCACGAGTAGCTAGAGCAGCATCTACTCTAGCGATACATGCTCGCGAAACTGGCAACGACGAGCTTTTTGACTTGATGTTTCCTTTACAGGAAAAGTTGTGGGACGCAGTTTACCCCAAGAACAACCAATGAGCATCCTTGAAGGCTATTACCAGAAAGTCACGGCCAAAAACAACACCGACAGGGAAATCCTGAAGACCGTTTATAATTACTGGGTTAGTCACGATTATCCAGCGGCGGAATCTTTGTATCAGAGTGACAATCTTCAAGTGGATGGTTTGGAGTTGGTAGGAAAGTTACTAGAACTTTTAGAGAAAAGTCGTTAGTATAGTTTGTGCCCCTATACTGTTTCACTAATAGCGACGAGTCTGAATATGTTGATGTGTTTTTTCACATGAACGACAATAAAGTTTATATGGGGCCAGATGGGAAAGAATGGCGGCGCGTTTACACTTCTCCTAACGCCTCGATAGATAGCAAGATCGACCCATTTTCTAGTAGAGATTTTGTAGAAAAGACGGGGAAAAAGAAGGGAAATTTTGGCAACCTTTTAGATGCTGCAAAAGAGGCGAGCATCCAAAGAGCCGAAAAAGAGGGCCGCGATGTTGTTAAGGAAAAGTGGCTAAAAAATTACGAAACCACTAACGGCGTCAAACATTTTGACTCTAGCAAAGATAAAGTAGTGAAAAAGAACGGCGTAACCATCGACTTCGGCGCGAAATGAAGTTGTCCGTTTGTATTGCCACTTGTGACGACTTCCATCGCTTGCAATTCACTATTCAGGCGCTAAAACTGTATCACCCGATTTGCGCCTCAAAAGAGTGTGAATTTATTGTGTTTGATAACTCCCCAGATGGGATTCACTCTGTCGAGACAAAGAAATTTATCGAGGGGCCAATTCGCGGCAAGTATTTCGCTTTTCAATCCCCGCAAAGTTCATGGAACAAGTATCGCATGATCCCATTTGCAGATGGGGAGATTATTCTGGGATTAGACTCTCATGTGCTGATTCAGCAAGGCGGCGTCCAAAAGTTGGTTGATTACTTTGATAAAAATCCAGAATCAAGGAACTTAATCCAAGGCCAACTTCTTTACGACCCACTAACAAGCGGCCCTACAAAATTAGATCACCGATGGGGCTCTGGAATGTTTGGCGTGTGGGCGGACTCTAAACCTCTATTAACGGAGGGCGAATTTCCCATTGAAAGTATGGGGATGGGTCTTTGGGCCGTTAGAAAGAAAGCGTGGAAGGGAATTTCTCCATATTTTCGTGGTTTTGGCAGCGAGGAGTACACGATTCACCGTTACATTAAGCACTGGGGCGGCGAAACAATTCTATTAGGTGGACTTGGATGGTTTCATTCTTTTCAAAGACTCTCGCCGCCATCTTTTAAAATTTCCAATGAGGATAGAATGTTTAACTACTTTCTTGGGGCGTTTGACGTTTATAAAACAGAAGATCATCCGTTCTTCCAAGAGGTAAGAGAGTATTTCTTGGGAGAGAAAGTTCCTGAGTCCGTTATTGAGACTATCTATCAGGAAGCAAAGAGCTTGGTTTTTTAAAGACTAAACCATTTTCGCGGGCGAAATTTCTTATCATTGCGGATTTGGAGCGGGTGGTTTGAGTCATTTCCTCCATGAAAATAAAACCCCAATCTTCGAATACGTCAATCCAATAACTTGCAGGTTGACAATTAACATGATGATATCCAGCCTTTTTAGGCGGCGCGTGAGTTAGGAACACGGAAGAACAAGAATTAAATGTCTCCATAAAATTAGGTAGATACTTTTCTTCAACGTGCTCCACAAATTCTACCGACCAACCTAGATCAAAAACAGGGATTTTTAGCGGCCCGCTAGAAAAATCGTGAGAAACTACTGATTCACGAGCCATTTTAGGATCGCCGTCTATTCCCTGCCAAGAAATATTTTTTGCGGCGGCAAGTTTTTCCATTCCTCCTGGCCCGCATCCAATATCAACCATAGATTTTACGCCAAAAGATTCTATCATGTAATCTAAGACCCCCGAATCAACGTGAGTAACATTCAAGTGTCCGCCGAGATGTTTGGGAGTAGTCATGGTCTGTCAAAGCAGTTAATTTTACTTGGAAGATTCGACAAGTTTACAATTCGCACTCCTAAGTTCCTTGAGAGGTTGTATGCTTGATTGAATTTATTGATCAATTCCTCTTCCCCTAATCTAAGAGGGTCTGGTGTTCCATGCCCATAAAAAAAGTCGCTTTTAAATTCAGAAAAAGTTTCCTCGGACCAATCTTTAATTGTTTGATTTGGGGCGCGAAGAAAATTATTTTGCGGCGTTGGTTTTCCAAGAGATAGCCACTTGTCTGTCTTATCCTTATTGTAATCATGATCGAAACCAAGAAGATGAATTGCCTCGCCAGCGAACTCGTTCATTATCCAATATAACCCCTGAAAAAACATGGTGTATCCAACCCAATGTTCGGGAGACTGACACGCAATACCGTGATTCTTACAGAAATTTTTAATCGCCGTCGAGTATTCTTTGTGGCTTATTTCTTGCGAGTAGTTTTTATTCTTGGGGTAGTTTTCCCTTGGGAAGTCTCCAGAGTGAATCCAAATATCAAATTGAGAATCGTCAAAAAGCCTCCATGCGTTGTTTAAACATACAATCTTGTAGTAAGAAAGGTCTATGTTTTTGACTTGAAGCGAGGAATTTCCGCTCCCGATATAAAGAATAGGCATCCCCTATACTATCAATCCACGCGCTTTTTAGCATAAGCCGCGCCGCTAGTCAACTGAATAACCTCAAAAGGAAAACTTAGTTCAAACGGATGATTGAAGCTTTTACCCGTGAGATAAGCTGAATTATCACATAGAGCAGAGGTAATGCCAGTCACCCCAAAAGTCACCCCAACAGTCTGAATCCCAACAAACTTGCCCGTATAAATGGTTCCACCAGTGATAAATGAGCCGCCCAGCAGGCCCGCGTTAGTTGCTTGGATAGTAGTAGGTGACATATTATTGTTTTACACGAAAAGCCAAGGACCGCTCACTAAAGCATAGTCAATAATAGGAATGACTGGAGGCTTTGAAACGCAAGAAGTTAAGAAAAACAGACATGCGGCCAATACTAGCAACTGTTTCTTACATGCGGACGCGGTAAATGGATTGGATTTCATTGTCGGTTAATAGTAGCGGTTCTCCTGTTTGTGGTTCTAAAAATATCGGCCCTTTGTCTGTAAAAGCGCAAGTGATAGCGTGTTGTTCTCCTGATTCTTTAATGTATCCAATTTCTGATACCGCAATTCCTTCAGCCTCGCCCTTGCTTGCTTTGTGGCAAATTTGAGCAAAAAGTCTGAACATAGAAGAAAAATCATCACAATCAAACTTCTTATCCCAGACGCTTATGTTTAATCTACCGAGTTCTTTAATGAAAAAATCGTAAAACGGCCCTAAAACCCACGCCTTTTTCGGGAGATTATAGTCGTTGTCAGTGAAGAGGCATTTCTCCATCCAGGAAAATTGCAAAAAGTCTTTTCGTTTTAAAATCTTCACGTTATTGTTTACACGTTTTCTGGAATATTGCTAGTATAGGGGACGACAATTACTACACATATGCAATTCCCACTGTACAAAGCGACCCCTTACAAAATCAAGAACTCAGAACTTTTTGCTGGAGCAGTATTTAGTTGGAATCTCTGGCGTTTCCAAGATGGTCCAGTGGTTATGATGGAGGCAGTGCGCCAAAAGTCATACAACCCAGAGAAAAAGACTGGCACTTTTTATAACTGCAAAGACAATCCAGATCAGGGATTCCGCGTTAAGCTAGGAGTAACGGAAATTGGAGGGTTGTTGCACGCTATTAGGACTTACGATTCTTATAGGATGTTTCATAATTTTGATGACAATAAGACGAAAATTGATTTCGTGACCTACGCTAAAAAGCCAAAAAATGAGGGCGATGCGCCGACCAAGGCTTTTTCTCTTACTGTTAATAGGAACGGAGTGGCAATTGGTATGGGCGTTGAGTTGGCGGAAGCAGAAGCTTTGCGAGTTTTCCTTGAAACGGCACTCGCTGAAATTTTCTATGCTAGTGGGCAGCAACAGCAAAAGGGAGAATAATGGTCAAAAAACGAGTAGCCGTTCATACTGACCATAGCACTTTATTTACTGGTTTCGGTAAATTTAAACGCGCCCTTCTTCGTTATCTTTATAAAACTGACAAGTTTGAACTTTTTGAGTTTTCGAATGGCATTCAGCATGGAGCACCAGAACTATCTAGGTTGCCTTGGCCGTGTTTTTCTACCCTGCCTACTCCAGAGCAGCAGCAACAGATAAATTCTATACAGGATAACGGTCAAAGAGATAATGCTCAAAGGCAAGCGAACTATGGTCGATATGGAGTTCAAAAACTTTTGCGCGAAAATAAAATTGATGTACTCGTATCGTCACAAGATTCGTGGGGGGTAGATTTTTTGCCTAATCTGCCAGAGGTTCAGAATACTACATTTATTCCCCATGTAACGATTGATTCCGAGTTTTTGATTCCGTCTCAGATTGATTTAGCGGGCTCAGTTGATAAGCTCTATACTTGGGCGTCTTTTGCTCTTAGGGAGTATAAGAAGCACGGGTATAATAATGTTGAATTTCTTCCTGGATGTGTGGACTCGTCCAACTTCTTTCCGCTGGAAGACGGCAAGAGAAGAGGATTAAGGCAAAAATTCGGCCTAAACGACTCATTCTCAATCATTTACGTTTTTAGGTCACAACTCCGTAAGCTGGTTCCAAATCTACTTGACGGATTCAAACTCTTCAAGGAGAAATATCCAGAATCAAAAGCTAAACTCATTCTTGTTACAAGTGCTCAGGAAGGGTGGAATATCCCAGAATTAATCTCTCAGAGAAGTTTGGACCCGAAGGATATTTTCTTTTGTTATTTTTGTAAAAACTGCAAACATTACGAACTGCGTCCGTTTTCAGGACACGATCAAGACTGTCCTCACTGCGGCACACAAAAAACATTCAACACGATCAATATCGTCCACGGAATTTCCGAGGAGCAGTTGAATGAGTGTTATAATTGCGCAGACATGTTTTGCTCTGTTATGACATCGGGGGGTATGGAAATCAGCCCTTCTATCGAGGCTAAGTGCGCTGGTTTGCCCGTCGCTTGCACGGGATATTCTTGCGGCGAAGACATTGTTGGCGATGATAGGGGAGGAATCAATATTGAGTATGAAAAGTATTACGAGTTCGGGTCATCCTTCGCCAAGGCTTCATCTCAAGGACTACAGGTATTGGACGCTATTGAAAAAATCTGGCTCATGGGAGAAAATGGCAGAAAAGAATTTGGATTAATTGGCCGAAAATTTGTCCAAGAAAATCTCGCGCCCGAAATAATTGGCAAAAAATTCGAGGAATTAATTGACGCCGCGCCATATTCTAATTGGGACGGTTGGACCCCTCCACCTAAAAACCCCGCACACATTCCCCCGAACAATCTCTCTCCACAAGATTTTGTATTAGATTTATTCGCCAACATTCTCCGCGAAAGAGTCGATAAAAACAACAGCCAAGTAAAGCATTGGACTGATCACTTAATACGTTCTAATGATCATCAAGGCATTTACAATCATTTTGTCAACCTTGCGGCTCAACACAACGCTCAATTAAATCATAAAACAGTTGACTTTGGTGAGTTGCTTGACCCTTCAGATGAGAAGAGATTATTAATTGTGATGCCTGAAAGCGCTGGAGATGTTATCATGGTAAATTCTTTAATCCCGCGAGTGAAAAAACTTTATCCCGAATTCAGAATTTATTTTGCAACAAAACCTCAGTTTAAAGAATTAGTTGAGCATCTACCAGAGATTCATCGGGTGTTGGATTACCTACCAGCGATGGATGATATTTTCGCCATGACAGGAAGAGGTTCCCACAGGGGGTTTTTTGATTACTGCTTCTTGCCGCATGGTCAAACGCAAAGATTTTTTCAATACCAGATGAGGGACAATGAACTACGGAGGGAATGGATGTGATTAAAAATATTGAAGAATTGAAAGTGGCAAACAATGAGTTTAATAAACACCTACTCTCTTTAGCAACGAGATGGATTAAGGCAAGACCGTCAAATGATGGATACGGGATGCCTCAGTCTGTCAAAATAGAAAATAATAGAATTAGTTTCTTCTGCCGACCAGCATCCCCTGGTCTTTCCAAGTACTATTTTATTAGCGACAAGTATTTGGATGACGACCTTGCGTTAGAAGAGGACAGTTTAAAAGATTATAATGAAGAAAAACTACTAATTGAAAAAATTTCCTTTTTAAAAAAATCAAAAGATGTTTTGGAGCTTCAAAAACTTGAAGTGGAACTTTCAAATAAGCTTAATATTTATGGTAATACCAGCTTATTCTCTTAAGAATGTCTTTACTCGCCACATATTCTTCTTATTTAGGAGTCCTGCCTTTGGACAAACCGAACCTTAACGTTCAATATTTCCCCGTCCTATACGAGAAATATATAACACTACACGCGGGCGATGGTCGCATACAAAGCAAACACTTTGACTACTGGCAAGAGGTGGTCGGACTAATTAAACCCGCCCTTCATTATTTCGGCATTCGAATCGTTCAAGTAGGAGGGCCGCAAGATCAAGTTGTTCAAGGAGTAGATGCGTCATATTTAACCCTGTCTTATGCTCAATCGGCATATGTCCAGAAGGGCGCAATTCTCCATTGCGGAGTGGATTCGTTGGCGATTCACGCCGCTTCCGCTTTTGGAAAGAAAATTGTGGCCTTGTACTCTCATATTTACAAGAATCAAAGTCCTTGTAACTGGTCCTCTCCCGAGGATGTTATTTACTTGGAGCCAGATCGTGGAGATAGCCATCCCCCTTTCGGCCCCGTCGAATACCCCAAGATGGTCAACACCATCAAGATAGAAGAAATTGCCCGCAGCATTTTCTCTTTATTAAATCTCCCCGTCGATATTAAATTTCAGACTCAGTTTATCGGTGAACATTATAATCTTCCAATCGTGGAAGTGATTCCTGATTTTTTCGGGGAAAGCGCCGAATTAAATGGCGCGAACATTAATTTGCGGCTCGATTTAAATTTTGACGAGAACTGCTCTCATGCGTGGGCACAAAGGTACGTGGTTAAGTTAATCACTAAGCAACCAATCAACCTACAACTCCTTGCGGCGAACAAAAAAAACATCGCCCAACTCACCCTATTGTTTGACGACAAAGACAGCTTCTCCTTAGAATATGTCAAAGAGGCGAAAAAACTAATCCCCAATCTTGTGTTGGTTGGAATGAAAGAGGAAAATCTTTCTGACACGCGGGAAAAGTTTTTCGACTGGACTGTTGAAAGAATGCCAGTTCCAGATCGTAGTAGAGTCGAACGCCTTCCTAAAGATTGCAAGTTCTGGACGAAAAAGACGGTTTTCTCAAAAGCCCAGCGTTATGCGTCAATCGCACACTGGAAAATGCAAAAACCATTTGACGGTCAGGATTTTGTGGTTGATAGTGAGTCTTTTTGCGAGGACATACAGCACTTTTTTATCTACAACTAACATGACACGCAACGAACTCGGCCTCATTGAAGGTCTTGAATACCCAAAAGACAAACTTGGCTACATTTTGTGGCGTGAAATGATTTCGCCCGAATTTCTTTATCCCAATAAAGAATATTTTGAGCGTAAAAAGATTCCCGTCCCAGATTCTACAGAAGGGCTTCCTGATAGTCAATGCCTTGTTAAAATTGGCGGGTTGATTGAGTTGATGCGTATTAGGGGATATACCTCCTTAAATCAAGAAGTTGTCAACGTGGATAACGGATATGTCACGGCAAAATGCACAATCTACTGGCTCCCCAACTTCGAAACGGATAACAAGGGAGTCTCATTCTCTTGGGTGGCAAACTCCAACCGCGATAATTGCGGCGATTTCATGGCTCACTACCAAGAAACCCAAGCCCAAAACCGCGCTCTTAGTCTTTGTATTCGCAAGTTTTTAAATATAAACATTGTTTCCGACGAAGAGGTTTCTAAGGGCGAAACAACCTTGATTCCCGAACCAGAAAAACCCAAGGCCACTCTTCCTGACATCAACAACAAACTCAAAAAAATGCTTGTTAATCACGGTTTCAAGACGCAGGATGACCTAATCTCCTTATTCGAAGAAATGAAAGCGGCGGATAAAATTTCCATTGAACTAGACGACGTTCGGGACGAAGAGGGTGTTGTAAGAGTATCTCTCTTCCAACCTAAAGAGTGTCGGATATTTTTAGGTTACATAGACCAAAAAGAAAAGGAAAGAAAAAAGAGACAGCAGGAAGAGGAGCAAAAATTAAATAAGAAGGCGACTGACCAACAATGAAGCGCGAAATTAAGTTCCGAGTTTTTGATTCCTTTAAAAGGAAATTTGTAAATTTTGGAGTTGGAGGATTACGCTCCGACTATACGTTAGACGATATTTTTGAGGACAACAATGATAGTTTGAGTAGATATTATTTTCAACAATTTACTGGAGTCCTTGACAAAAACTTAAAAGAAATTTATGAAGGAGACTTTATTAGATGGCAAAATGGATTGCTCTATGAAGTTAAACATGGAAGATGGCGTCATAATGATCTTGATACCGATCTTTACGGATGGCATCTCTCACGAGAAAACCGTGAGACGTGGGAGCTTGACAATATTGGATATATTGTAGATAATATTTTTGAATAAGTAATATGGTTTTTGAAATATCTTGCCCTAGCTTCAGGCATTCTAGGCTGTTAGCTAAAAGAATGGAAAAACTCTTAAGCCTTTCAGGCGCGGAGTACAAAAGTCAGTGGTTCTCTGATAAGATTTCCATAAAAGAGGGTGTTGACGAATATATTTTTACTCCGAAAAAAATTATAACATGGAATTTTTCTTGATTTTAATTGCGGGGCTTCTTATCTTGGGAGTAATTAAAACTTTCTTCTTTTGATTAAGAAAATCACAGACCCGATAGAGCTACAATGCTGTTTTGCCGATCTAGAGAAGGCATTTGGCGAGGATAATAACCTATATGGTCATGTCGGAGCAAAAATCAACGTCCAATCTATCGTCAAGGCATGGGGGGATTCGCGGCTTCTGAATTTCAACATGCACGTTTGGGCGAACAGAGAAACACGATACGACTCAATCATCATGTTCCAAGCAGTGGATAATCATGTATTGGGCGAAAAACTCTGGCAAGAATACTTGTGGTTGGCAAAAAATTCCCGCGCCGCAATCAAATTATTGAAAGTTTCTCTTGGTTTTGCCCGTAAATTAGGGTATAAGAGATTCGTTATGGGCTCAGTAGAAAATCATCCGTCTTCCAAAAAAGTCAGACGATACTACGAATCCCTTGGAATGAAAAAAGATTCAGAACTGTACATAGGAAATTTATGAGAAAACCATTCGCGATTAAAACATGGATAGATTACGATACCTGCAAAATTTTTCCAACGGTGGAATCATATATCGCTTACTGTAAAAACGAAGGGTTCTCTCCGACTCGTTGCGTTGACGGGGTTTATTTTGTATTTGAAGACCTAGAAGAGGAATTGATTGAAGTGGATTATTTTTTAAAAAACAATATAATTCAGGAGACGATTTTTGATGAGAGTCTTTTAGAGGCGTCTGGGGAAGCTCAGGAAAATAAGAGCAAGGAAATCTTGGCAAATCTTACTATTCCCAGTGGCGGTTTTGTTACTGGGAGTTATTTTAGCTCCACTAGCAAAGAAAAATGGATAGAAAATCACAAAAAAGCAAATAAATATTCTTGGTCCAATTAATTATGAGAAAACAAACAGTCAAATCCCTCCGCAAAATCATCAACCCTTCGTCCTCGATTAGTCGCAGAGTATTTCGCCGCTTGAAGAAAAAGTATAACACCTTATCTAGCGACGAAAAGTGCCGCTTCAAGACAATGGGGCCAATGCTAATGGCTAAACAAGAGTTGCCACTTTCCACTGACCCGACTTAACCACATAAAGGTTTTGTCCGACGCCAGTTTGGTAGAATGATATTCCGTCATAGGACGTTAATGCTGGGGTCGCATAACCAGTAAATATGCCCGTCCTATCCCCCGACGATCCCCTAACGGGGATAGCCTCAAGAAAAGTTCTAGCCTCTCTTGGATAATCAAGCAAACCACTTGCATTGCCTGTCCAAAAATACCCAGATGCAAAATCGTCATATGGAAGAACCTTATAGTAACAAGGGACTCCTTTAGTTTGTTCGCTTTGATTTATTTTTAAATCGTAAGAGGCCAGCGTTCGGAAAATCGGGAAATTCTTTAACAGGTTCCCCGTTGATGGGTAAAATCCGCTAGACGCGCCCGTATAAACATTAAATTGCCGCACTAAAAAATTTGTGCCGTTTGCTGGCGTATCAATAGATAAAGTTACTGCCCCAGTCTGGCCTTCATTATATCCCGACACGCGAACATTCGTTATTTCGGCAGGAAGATGGTAAATTGTGAAGACGTTGTAATTCGTTTGCGCGTCCTCTTGGAGTTTGAATTTTAACTTGTAATATCTCTGTGGCGATCCAAAAGCGCCAGAGTTTTGTTCGTAAGTATAGAGGTAGTTCGTAGAGACAACTCCAGAGCGGAAATTCTCCCCGCTTGGAGCGAAAGCATCTCCCGTTGTCATCACGTCAAAACCAATCGACACATCGACAAACGAGTTAACAAGGTCAAAATCGTTTGTAATTGGGTTCCCGTAACGATCCTCAAATTGAAAATCAAACGGTACATCCCTTTTTAGAGCTACCGAATAACCAACGCCAGTTCCGTTAGCAAAGTCTGAAGGAGTAAATTCGCTTGGCCTGCTAATCTGAGGAGGAACAACATAAACATACGGCGCTGGAGTAGTCGTGGTTGTAGTTGTTGTGGTGGTTGTAGTAGTCGTTGGGGCTACTGTAGTAGTAGGTGCAACGGTAGTGGTAGTTGGAGCTACCGTAGTTGTCGTGGTTGGAGCGACTGTTGTCGTAGTTGTGGGAGCTACTGTAGTTGTCGTTGGCGCAACAGTGGTCGTAGGAGGTGGCGTTGTTGGCGGAGGAGTAGTAGGCGGATATGTAGTCGTTGGCGGAACCGTTGTTGTTGGTGCCGCTGTAGTTGTCGGAGGAAGAGTTGTTGTCATTGTTTGATGCTAATTCCAGCGAAGATGCTGTTAGTTCTGACGGGAGCAGAGTAGCTCAACACAGTAATTCCAGAAGAATATGTTGGCCCGATAGGATTAGGAACACTAGAAATATTTCGCGCCGAAACTTTTAATGTGAATCTCCCTGCTTGAGTTTGGTCGGTGAAGGTTGCGAATAAATTAGTTGTTCTTCCCGTAATTGCATTGTATCGCGGCGTAATTAATTCATAATCATAATGAGTCGCCCCATTAACTCCAGACCATGCGCCCGAAATGTCAATGCTGTCGGCCTGTTGGTCGTAATTGCCAGTATTTAAGGCATAAATTACGGGGAAACTTAGCTGATAGATATTATCTTGGGTAATTGTTGCTTCTCCTTGGGTCGGAGACGCTACATTCGGGTAGTTATTATAAAAATCCACTAATCCGCGCCCGCTTTCAATTTGCCCAAATTTTCCAGTATCAAATTTAATCGCCGACACTTCATATTCCAAAGGAGAGCTTTCTCTTATGCTTGTGAGTTTGTAGATTTCTTGTTTTAACCCAGATAGGGTGATAGAGTAAATGCCGCCGATCTTGGCCTTGTCCAAGAGTAAAGTATTTTCGCCCGTCTGATTAATGAATAACTGGCACCCGTAGTCAAGATTCTGATAGCCCGATGTTTTAAAAGTGGCGATTTGAGGAACGTCGTTAGAGTAGAGTTCGTTCATTGCCAGCTTCGATGGACTCACGGCAAGATCGTAATAGTCGCTGTAAGTTTTTTGCCCTGTAGGAATAAACAAACTAACCTCATTTAAGAACGTCCCAGTATCAAATTGCTCATCAAGACGCAAGATTTTATTTGTATAATCAATATCCAATACGCGGCCAATGTTTTTCTGTAGGGACTTTAGATCATCCTCTACTGAAATTAAGTCTCCTGGTCGGCAAGAAAGAACTTCTGGCCCGCAGATAAATGAGACTGCTTGGTTTTCATTGATTGTAGAGTAAATGATGTGCTTACCAATACGGTTAGCATGAGCGCGAGATGTAACGCCAAAAGTATCAATGTCTGTTCTTAGAACGCCGCGCTTTTTGATGTCTTCAGGGTCTTCAATATACTCTGTTTTTACCTTGAAACCATCGTCGCGGTCAAAATAGCTAACTTCCAAAGTGTTATACTGTTGGTCGCGCCGCGAGTTTGTATAGTTAAAAAGACCGTCTTTGGCGTTTTGATTATTAAAGAAGTAAGTAGGAAGTTTTACTCTGTCATCTGTGAAGTCAATAAAAGAGTTGGAGTAAAAAATATTACCCCTGAAAGTCGAAACGAGGTTTTTGATAGCGTCAAATACATTAACTTTGTCTGCGATGATGATATTGCAAGCATATCTTGGTTCTAATCCGCCAGTTGCGCTAGGGGTTCCGTAAAAATATCCATCGTCGTCCACCGAATCGCAGAATCGGCCAATCTTATAAAGTTCCCAGATATTAATCTGGTCGGCGGAAACATAATTTCCCATTCCGTAGCGGCGATTAATCAATAAGTCAAAAAGAATCCACGCAGGATTATCTGACCATGCTTCTTTGAAAGTCCCATCCCAATCCCCATCGTAGATTAGTTTATCAGAAGTTTCAGCGGCGGCAAATTCGGCGGTTGTTTTATAAAGGCGCTTATCAGAACCGTCTGCTTTGAGAGGATAGTAATTACTAGGAACAAATATCCTTTTGAGTCTCACGTCATAAGAGCGAGGAGGCAGGGAGGAAAGAGTTCTTGAGTCAAGCTTAATGCCGACAATTGCTGTATTTGGGTAAGAAAACTTTGCGTCAATAATTTCTGTTATCTTTTCGAGGGAAATTTCGCGCTGAATTAATGAGGAATACGTTTCGTGTGTCGTTCTTACGACTCTGACGTAGCGGAATGATCCTTCAACTGGTTCTGGCAGAGTCAGTTCAGATGCAATATTCTCCGTTCCTTGAATAAACCGAGAGTAGTTTGGAACATTATTTGCATTTTCTGCGCGGCCAATATCAATTAAGGCTGGAGTTTCGGCAAGGCCAATGACCTGATAAACGATTGATTTTGTAGCGGGCAATTCTACTCCGTTGGAATCTTGAAGGCCAACTTCAATTTTGAATCTTACGGCAGATGGAATTTTGGAGCCCGCGTCCACTGATTGAGTTGTGCCAGTAAGCGTTTTATTTGTTTCAGCAGTGTCAGACAGGGCTCGAATGCCCATCGTCACATAAACTGACCCTACATTAGGGTTTCTCACGACATGAACAACAGAGTTTGGCTCTTCATCGAACTGAGAGATGGAAGACGCGCTCCAATCCGAATAGGATTTTGATGCCCTAGTGTCAAGACTACCTTCTGTTGGATTGGCAAAAGCGATGGCGGCAGATAAATATTTAACGCGCTCAGTTTCGGTTAAATTGATTGAGCGCCACGCATAAATATAATCGCCTTCTTGTTGCCCTAGATATTCGCGATAGAAGTATTTCCCAATATAGGAGTAAACTCCTGTTGTTCTAGTTATTGTAATTAAGAAATATTGGTTTCCAGCTCTATTAAACTTAACTTTTAATACAAAATCGTCGCCAGTTTGAGTCAGTGTTTTTGTAATTTTTGGACTCCAAAATGCAACGGTGCTTAGCGTCGTTTGATAGAATTCTCCATCTTTTGTAAGTCGCCCTTGAAGATTCCAAAGGGTTTCTAAAGTTGTTTTATCTGGAACTGAAATTAAACTCTCAGAAGAAGTCGCCGAAGAATCTGTGGAATTTTCTGGGAGATAGTCAATCACCCCATCTGTTGAGGCTTGAACAAACGTCTTAACTTTGAGAATTTGCCCCTGATTAGAAAACGGGCCGAGTAATTTAATTCCGTATTGTTTGTCAAGATACGTCTTGTCAAAGAATCCAAGCGGTTGTTGAAGTTCTTCGCCCTTTCTTGCTTCGGCTAGGATGTTTGAGTAATTATATTTTTCCTCAGTAAAGTCAATAACATGAAAGTTCGAAACAACGTCTCTTAACGAAGTGACCGTTTCTTCTGTGGGGAATCCGTTCTCGTGAATTCCAAAAATATAAATGTATCCGCCCAATTCATTTGGTCCAACTTGAGAGATGAAACTCATGTCAATCCACCCAAGGGGCCGAATCAAACGCCGCCTGCCGAGTTCACTGATTTCTAATTTTTCCGATATAATTTCAGAGATGTCGTTTTCAAGATAAAAGGCCGTGCTTTTTCCAACTGGAACATCGCTAATTGATTGGACTCCCTCTGAAGAGTCGTAGATGTTTCCGAGGTTAATTTTGACGCAAAAGAATGGATAATCTGTGGATGATGGGTTGTCTTTTAAAATACTATTTTCGATTACCGACTCTGTGGAGAAAGCGTCGTAACGTAATAGTTTTTGTTTGGCAATTTCAACTATGCTTGATTCATTAGCGGAATCATTGGAGAATTTGCTTAAAAGATTGCGGCCCTTTAAAATGGCCTTGGCGATGTTCTTTTTGCCGTAAATTATTTCGGCGCTTAATTCTTCATCTCCAACAATGTGAGCCTGATACGGATTAGATACGGATAAACTTGGATCGTAAGAAACATCTTCCGTAGAAAGATTAGACAATGAATAGTCTTGAAAATTTTCGCCCGAAAACCAGTTGCTTGTGACGGAACTCATGATTCCAGCTAGACTCACGGTGGCCTTGGGGATTGTCGCGTCAAGAGGGTTAATTGTTTTCTTTACTGGAACGTCGTCAATGTAGATACCCTCAAAGATGCGATGCCCATCAACGAATTGACCATTTTGATTAACAATACCGCCGATTGGGCCTTCGCTTAGTGCGTCAACTGATTCTGAATAACTGTAGCTCGAAATTGCGGACAAAAAACCTAATTTGGGCGGATTGAGCCTGGGGGCGGGAGGGGCATCGCCCTTATCGCCACCACCGCCAGCACCTCCAACAGTTGAGAAATTTTTAGTTAGGAAGTGGTTCATTCCATTGGTTGATTTGTTTGAATAATTTGTTCTCGGTCAATCATTGAGAATTGAGATAATCCGCGTTTTGTTGCGAGTTCAGTAAATTCAGAATAGATCGGGGTAGAATTTTCTTCGTCGAACTTCGCTGGGAAACTCTTCACTGTTGACTGGATAACCGCCGAACCAATTCTTAGCCTTCCGAAACCTATGGGCATAGGAATACCCTGCTCAGTAACATTTTCGCCGTTGCTGAATAAAAATGACTTACTTAATGCAGTTGATGTCGCTGATGCGGAGCCAGCGTCAATTTTTTGGTCTTTCTGCATCAAATTAGAGATGCCGTAAGAGATAGCCGCTGACCCTAACGCCACAAGATACACAACAGCCCATTCTGGCGCGTATAAGGCCGCTGCGTAGAGGACAACGCCAATAGCAGTGACAACACCCGCACTACCAGAGATGGCGGGCAGAATGTGGATTTCCTTGGCATTTGTTTTCTCAACACTAAATTTATTTGCCAAACTTCCATCCACAACAACAGAGTAATTCGCGCCGCCCTTACTCAATTCAAGGAGCCTGTTAACAAAGCCTTTTTTGTTGGCGTCAATAGCCCAAACAGCATCTCTTGGGCGACTCAGAGAAAATCTGAATTTGCGCCCGAACTCTTTTGCAAGTAATCCATGTAAGTAAACCGTGGTCATTTTAATGCTTCCCTAACCTTCTCAAGATTTACACTGGAGATTTCCAGATTGGGCGGCACATAAATGTTAAACTTATCCTCCCCTAACGAGTAAACAATAAAAGGCAAACAACAATTATCGGCGGTAATTTTATCCCACTCAGAAAACTGAGAGTCCCCATAAATGTGAGAATGGAAGACGGCCAAAAACTCATGCTCATTCTTAAACATGAGAAGTTCCAAAGGATCAACGGCAAAGAAATTTTGAGGGTCTGGGGCGCGATTTTTAACAATCTTAGCGACAGGCTTGCCATCTTTTAACCCCCATAAGCCAACAATCTCCCTATTCGGGCACGCGAGGCTTTCGTTTTTAAAGTATTCTAGGCAGGACTTAAGATTTTCGATCATTGTGTTCCTCGGCTGTATTTGTCGGTAGCTGGGAAACCTCCGAAAGGAAGGGATTTTTCGCTGTCTTGTAACCCGTAAGACAAAGGATTAGCGACTGTAACGCTTCCAGTATAAGAGATGCCCGTTTCTAAAAAATGTTTTCGACACGCACCAATGGTTTTCTGACATCCATCCTTACTCCAGACTAGGGCGTTAATCGCGGGCTGATTGATTTCGTTAGACAAGTGATCCATATTTGCCACAAAATAAGTTTTGTATGGGTCTTTTGCTGTTGGAAGGTAAGAAACTGCGCCAGATAAATAAGTCACTCCATAGCGCCACTCACTTTCGGTGCTCTGAAAATTAAATTGCCCTGTAGGAGCGATAGGGAATGGCGTCCCATCTTCTTTTTCTACGGGCGGACCCCAGTAATTACAACCGCAACCCCTGTATTGCCAGTGACAGTATCGAGGGGAAATTGCTCTTGCTGGCACGGTGAAATCAGAAATATCATATGGTGCCGTACATTCAAACTCAACGATTTGGCGGTTTTCCCCTAGTTTTTGAGAAACAATGAAAGTATCAACAATTTCTTGCGTCGAATCTGGTGCTCCAAAAGGATTTTCGCCGCCGTCAAAATTCGCATCGTCAATAAACCTCATTTGGGTTCTGACGCGGGCGATTTTGGCGTCCTTTAAGTCGTTCTTTTTGCGGAGAATCTGGGAAATTAACAATCCGTCGTTAGAAATTCTTAGTTTTGGGCGCTGAATTCTGTCTAATGTCGAGACTTCTAGGTTTTCGAATTCAATGGGTAACGGATTATATTGTGTCCCCTGCCAAAAGATTGCGCCGCCATATCCATTGCTGGATGAGCACATAGGGTAATAACTACTAGGCTCGTTTACAGGGTCGTAGTAAAGACGGAACAATTCTACCTGCTGACTTGCTGGGTCGTTTAGGGAAAGTAGTCCTGCGATGAATTTTTCTGATAGAGCCATGAATGCCTGTTAGTATATTAACCGATACCTTGACTACTTTACACCCCATAAACCCCGAGTGGATTCTGATCTCAGGTCAGGAGTTGATTAATACCCGCCAACAAGTTTGGCCGTTCTTTCTTGATTATTGCCTGAAGAGGAATCCGTTGCCAGAATTTGAAGGATCATTTTCCGAGAAACAGAGAAAAATCGCCGACTATTTTCAATCCACCTTTACTAGAGAAAAGGATTTAGTTTTGCGGGCGGTAGGAAATTCCCTAACAGGATTTGTAGTATTCGATCCCCAGAACTGGAGTTTAGAGGGCGAATTCCCAGACAGAACCGTGGAGTTAGTAATCGCAGGATCAAATTCCAAAAACCCATGGCTGGATAAGAAAGACTTTGAAATTTTAGCCGCCGCTTATAAAAATCATAAGGGCTGTTCCTATATTGGTATGAATGTTCGCCGCGAATGGAAGGGTGACAAGTTTAAGAATTTCTGCCAGCGATTAGGATTCAAAGAGTCGGGCGAATTGTTTTTACTATGACCCATACAAAATTCAAACACAACCTTGATAAATCTGGAGACTGCGCTGATAGCGGGTTCTCTTGCGAAGAAAAGTTTAAACTCTTGGCTGAAAAACAAGGCTACGAGGTCATTGTCGTGAGTCGCGAAATGCAGTTTTCTCATGTGGATTTTATCCTTAAAAAGGATGGAAATCAATGGAAGTTTGAGTGCAAGGGTCGAAAAAAGATTCGGCGGGCTGACGAAGGTTTTGCTGATCACGTTACATGGGTTGAATTTAAGCGTACGGATGGCAAAAACGGGTGGCTATATGGATGTGCTGATTATTTGGCGATTGAACAAGAAAAGGAATTTATAATAATTTCAAGAAAAGACCTTCAAGAATTAGCCGAAAAATTAGTTGACCGCACAAAAACAGTTGATAAAGCCTTTAAAGCTCACAACGTATCATATCGGAGATTCAATCGCCGCGATGAAATTTCATATATAGACACAAGCGAAATTAAGAAACAAAAGATTAAAATTTGGCCCAAAATAGAAACGGAGTCTTTTGATGACTGAAGGAATATTCAATGGCGTTCCAAAAGAGATGTCAAAAACAAAAGAGGCTTACGCTTGGCACGCGATAAAGGGAAGATGTTATAATCCTAAGAACCGTGCTTATAAATACTATGGGGCTAGAGGAATAAAAGTTTGCCCCGAGTGGAGGAATTCATTTCGGAGTTTTTACAACGACATGGGAAAGGCTCCAAGCAAAGACCATTCAATAGATCGAATAAATGTAAACGGAGATTATGCTCCAGAAAATTGCCGATGGGCAACCATTAAAGAACAAAATAGAAACAAGAGAACCACCGTATTTGTAACTCTAAACGGCGAACAACTATCTTTAGCAGAAGCTTGTGAGAGATTCGGTATTCGATATGAATACGCCATTGAATGGGTTAAAAAAGGAGAGAATGATTTTTTCTTAATTTTAGAGAAAAGAAAAGAGCTAGAGGAGTACAGGTTTATTAATACTTGCGGAAACCCTAATTTATTTAGACCTGTAAACCAATTATCTCTATCATGCGGATCGCTCATAAAAAAATGGGAATCAATAAAAGATGCGTCTCTGCATTTTTCTGGCATTTTAAGTTCTCATATATCAAATGTTGCTAGATTAAATTCAAAATACATAAATGCTCATGGGTTTGCATGGGCATATGACGGAGAAATTGACAGTAAAAAAGAAGAAATTTTGAGTAGGAGGAAAAATATGTTGACAACCGATAGTTAAAGATTATGCTGTGCTGACAACAAAACAAATACAATACTCAATATGGCCGAAAACCCCTACAACAAACTAACAATCGAAGCCTCAGAAGGCGGCTGGATTGTTTCCGAAGCTAAAATGCCTAAAAAGGTGTTTTTCAAGTGGCAATGGGTGATTAATCACCTTGAGTCAAGGCTAGTCACAAAAGGTTATCCAGCGAATGACTAATATGAAAGAAGAACTCCCAACCAACATAACAACCCTCCTCCAAGACATTCTTGAATGGATGGGCGAAAATGATTATGAATGCGGCCCTCGTGGGTCGGAATTATATCAGGAGATTTATAAAACCCTTGGAGGGGAGGAATAACATGATTACGGCACAACAAGCAAGAGAACTATCTGGGCCGACTTCAGAAGAATACGCCCTCTTTTTTGAGGAAAAAATTAAAGAGGCCGCGTCTAAAGGGTTGCGCAGCATTTGTCAATATCACGGAAAACTTGAAAACGAGGCGTATTCTAATACTCAGGTTTGGAAAAATATTATTGAATATATGAAGGGCTTAGGATATGCGACATCTCTTCATTACGAGGAGCGTCAGTTTGTGGATATGAGAATCAACATCACTTGGTAATATGAACAACAACCCACCAGAATTCGCCGCCGAAAAACTTCTAGTAGAAACTAGAAAATCCGTCTTTGGTATCCAGCGCTGGAACAAGGATGTGATGATTTCGTTCTTTCCTGTAAATTTTGAGGGCGAAAGGTTGAATTACGATTCGGGCATCAACAAGGTTTATGATTTGTTTCTGACCACGGAACAGATGGAATTTTTGATTCGCGAATACAATAATCAAACGGCGGACGAATTTTCTGTTGTTGACAAACTGAAAGACTGAGGTAAACTGAGACGTGTTAATTTCACGAACATCCATCATCTCTGGCATCACTAGAGAAAAAGAATTGCCAATTACCCAAGACCAAATCAACGCTTGGGTAAACGGAGAAGTTTTGCAAAACGCTTTTCCAGATTTGCCCCCAGAAGATCGGGAATTTTTTAAGTCTGGCATAACAGAGGAAGAATGGAACCACTATATTGTGGAGCCAGAAATCCCAGTAGAGGAAGCGTCTATTAATGGGGAGCAAATCCTTGGGATCATACCAGACGATTCGCTGGAACGCGTTGCCGCTAATAACGATGGCATCCCAATCAAAACTATCCCAGAATACCGTCCTCCGTCCAAGAGAATCTATTCCACAAAAAACTTTCGCCCCGACAAACTTAGACAGTTGCGACCAGTTCTCAAGTATCTTTCGCCGCAAATTATCTTGGCAGGTGGCAGTCTTCGCACAATTTTAAATCGCGCCCATGAAGATGTACAGGATTTTGATTTGTTTTTTACCTCATTTGAGGCGGTTGGAGGTTTGAGAGAAAGGCTTGTTCAGGATGGTTGGGCCAATACCTTTACTTGTCCCGAGGAGAAACTCTTCTCTTACAAAAGGGGAAACCACAAACTCCAACTAATTTGCGAAACAGAATATCTTGGCGGCGGCGAATTAATTTCTTCTTTTGATATGTCGGCTGGATGTGCTGCCTTGCATGAAGGAGTAATATTTTTCACGCGACAATTTGTTCGTTCGGTTTGGACAAAGAAGCTCAGGATGATGAATGTGTCTTTTCCAGTAGCGACCATCAAGAGACTGGTGAAGTATGCTCAGAAGGGTTATTCAATCTCGGAAGCTGCGGAAGATTTCATGAGAGAAATTAGTGGGAAAACCTTCAATGGCGACGACTTTAGACATTATATAGACTAACATGATTAAAATCAAAGAAATCCTTAACTATGGCGGCGCTTGCCCCTTTCAAATTGACGCATTGACGGATGATAACAGAAGAATCTATGGCCGTTATAGATATGGCCGCGTTAGGGTTTACGTCGGCAAAACTGGTGATTTAACCGAAGATGCTGCTGTTGATGGGGATTTGCTTTTCTCGAATCTCGTTGGCGGTGAATACGATGGATACATGTCCCTAGAAGAGTTTAAGGAAGAAACCAAGGGCATACTAGATTGGCCGCAGTGATTAATCCCCTCAATCAGTTAGTCGGGAAGCCATTTGTTTATACAGTTGTATTGTTTAGAATACCCAAGTCGGCCAGTTCGTCTTTATTCCTTGCGTGTGGGCAGAAAAATTTATTTTGCCGCGAAGAAAAACTTCTTGAGGAGAAACTTCGGGCTGATAAAAAATACGGCGGATTATTTTCGGCCACACATATTCTTCCATTAGAGTCATATAAAATATTTGGGCGAGGCATATTAAATTTCCTGTCCATCGCTTGCGTAAGAAATCCTTATGAAAGACAGGTCTCGCAATACAGTTTCTCTAAAAACAAAGGCTTTGGGAAGTATTATGGGTTGCCAGAAAACGGCTCTTTTGAAGATTACTGTGAAATTTTATGGAAACGCCGAAATGATAAAACTTTTTGGCCCGCAATTTTACAAAGTGATTATGTTTTTGGAGTGGTTCCGATTAAATTTTTAATGAGATTTGAGACGCTACGCAAAGATTGGGCGCGTCTCTTAGAAGAGTATCAAATAAAGGATTTGCCACGAGAGTTGCCGTGGGAGAATAAAACAGAGCACGCTCCATGGCAGGAATACATTACAGATAGGAGCAAGGAAATTTTGGACGATGTTCTGAACGACGACTTTTCTCGTCTCGGGTACGAGAAAGAAATCGTTTGACAACTCCGTTAAGTATAGCATAGTAAAATATGACTACAAACATCACCTTCATTGGAGCAAATTCCCTCTTTGACCATTTGCGCGGCAAATCTTTTGACTGTTCAATTGAATATGTCGGGGAAAACATGCACGAAATATTTATCCCCGCCGAAAATAAGTCCTTGCTGTTTGACGTTAAGGATTGTATAATCCAGAACGCTGTTCAACTTCATGGCATTCTTCAAGACGACAGTTCCGTTGGCCGCGTAGCAATTCAATTAAACTAATATGAAAATCCTCCACCCACAAAACCTAATTTGGGCACTTCTCCTTTCTGGGGCGACAATTTTAGCTGCCGATTCGGTTAAAACCCTGGCAACATACCAACAAATCTTCGCCGATAAAAAGATCACCTTGACAGAAAAAATGTCCTGGCTAGATTATTCGATGCTGAGAAACAAGAAAGGGTTTGTAAAATATGAAGATTGAATTGCCATGTGTCGCGGTTTACGCCGTCAAATCAAGCGTTGATTCTGAACTCCAGTACGGGATGGAAGTCAATGTTGTCGAGTATTTTCCCAAGCGAAAGTCTTACGATATTGAAAGAGGGGGCCAATACTATTACGTTGATCCAACAGAGCTATACTTCCCTCAGTTGAATACCTATAACCAAGAATGCTTTAACTGAAATGTGTTTACTACCAGCGGCAGTTGTATTTGTAGGGTGTCTAGCCGTTATGACGGCAGACGAGTTTAGAACTGGCAAAGACGCAACAGAAGGTCATGTTAAAGTGGCGTTTTTGGCTACTATTCTTTTTGCCGTTTTGGGTATTATTTTTCGATGAATAAATTTTTGGATATACTCTTCGACGCAGTAGCACTAATAATCTTAGCCGCAATTAAAATTTGTGATTGGGCGCAAAAAACTTTTAAAAACTTATGATTAAAAAACAAAAAATCCAATCAATCGTCAACTGCTTTGAAACTGGCAGCGCCACAGGTAACTATGGAGACGTGTCCATTTTTGCAGACGGCAAAGGCGGAACTCGACAAATCACATTTGGCCGTTCTCAGACTACCGAACAGTCACACCTAAAGGAATTGTTGGAGAGATATGTTGCTGCTAATGGCAAACTGGCAAATGAGATTAAAGCAGGAATCCCCAAGTTAAACAAGGGAGCGGTTAACGATAAAACTTTTATTGCGGCGCTTAAAAATTCTGGGAGCGACCCAGTTATGAAAGACGTTCAAGATAAATTTTTCGACGAAAAGTATTGGAATCTCGCAATGAAATGGGCCACAACTAATGGATTCGATGAGAATTTGTCGCTGTTGGTGATTTATGATTCGTTTATTCACTCAGGGGGAATCTTGGATTTCTTAAGAAAGAGATTCTCGGCAACTGTTCCAAAAAGTGGCGGCGACGAAAAAGAGTGGATCACTCAGTATATTAATGTTCGCCATGATTGGCTAAAGAATCACTCAAACACTATTCTCCGCAAAACAATTTATCGCACAAATGATATGAAACGAGCAATCGCCGTAAAAGACTGGAATTTAGATTTGACATTTGTGGCGAATGGAGTTAAAGTGTCATAACAGCAAAACAAATAACATGACCCTCAAAAACACAATCCTAATTAGCGCCGCTACTTATTTTTTTCTTAATTTCATCCTTTGGTTGATGGGGTGGATGGTTTGGCCCATTATTTGGGTGGGGAGTGGATATGCCGCTCAGAAATACGTTGAAAATCATGATGGAAAGAAAATGGAGGGCGAAGAGCGCTACTATTTTCTATTGGGTCCAGTCTTAGTTTTGATTTGCCTTGGGTTTTGGATTGCGGAAAATTTCGAATTTCCTAAATTCAGAAACCCTTTCATTTGGCCCGAAAAAGAGTTTGACAAACAAGAAAACAAAGATTAACTTACCAGCGTAACCCCAAAACCCCACAAACACATGTACTCCCTCCTAAACAACTGGAAATACAAAGAAGACAAACTCGCCAACATTCGCAAAAATTTGTGCGACAAAGGCATATCCTCAGAAGCGGCGATTGCCGACACTTGGATTGACCAGCAGCGAAATAATCGAGCCTACGACAACATCTGGAAGAAGCTCCAACATCGGAGAGTTGTTTCTGGGTTGGTATAAGAATTTTGCCGTGCCTCCGCTGGCCGACCCGAAAGTTGTCGGGGAAGTCTCAAATAGCGCACCTCTGTAAGTTTGCGGGGGAGTTTGAGAGCGGCGAAAAATTTGATGCCACCTGACTTCGGGTTGAAGCGGTGATACCAGTGACGTAAGTGGGTTCGACTCCCACCACGCATCGCGGAGAATTGCAACCTGCCGACAACGTGGTTGCTTAAATTTTTGGGAACTCCCTTTGGAGGGTGGGTAAGCGCGCTGTAGTTGGGTCGCTCCTAATTGCATAAAAGCCCAAGCTGGTTCGATTCCAGCAGTTTCCACATTTTAAAGACCTTCGGTTACTTGGGTTATGGATTGCCCTTAAAATCCCGCCTCGCAAGGGGAGTAAAAAACATTAACCGCCGAACATGGGTAATCAAGAAGACCCTCAGTAGCGCAAGCCTTTTGTGTAGAAAACGGGACTGGAACGGATAGGTAAAGGCCACCAGTGACAGCTTAGAGAGACAGCATTTTATGGGGGCGTGGCAACAATAAGCTGTTATAGCAAAGCCTAACGGTAGGGCTTCGGAACAGGCACTAGACGCCGATTGCCTTGAGGGTTCGATCCCCTCCGTCCCCTCAATTTTCTAAACAATGAGAGCCTAATGCAAAACGGGCCACTCCCGAAAGGGATGAATGGGGACTTTTCGAGCATCGAAAGTGGCAATTCTCATTTCCAATTTAAGCGTATAGTGTAACGGCAGCACACTCAAGTCCGAGACGGCGAAAGCTGGAGTAGGCATGCAAATGGAGGGAGAAAGTTCGATTCTTTCTGCGCTTAATTACTTGACTTGTTAGTTTCTTCATTTATGTTGACCCATGACCAAATACTCCGCCATCATTCTCCCCGACAAAGTTTTCATTGCCGACGCCCTTAACAAGGAGTGGTATATGACAAACCTAGACAACGGCTTTCTTTTTGACGGTCAAAAAGCTATCCCTACCCACAAAAAAGGGTGGTATGAACTGCCAAGTCTTCCAAAGAAAGTGGAGAGGTTTATGAAACCACAGCAAAAATGCGTCTCCTATAAACTAGGGGATGGATTCGTGGCTTCCGACAAACTTCCTCAAGAAGTGAGTCCTGAATTCTTTGCTTGGGATAGTGACTTAGAGGCCCACGACAACTCAGAAATCATGGGCTTATATGAACCAATCTACTCCCAAGACCCAGAATACTTGGAGCAAATTGAGTTCGAAATCTCCACAATCGCCCACAAAAATTCCGATTGGAAATTTATCGCCGCGCCTAAAAACGTTCAACATTATGTGCTTGATGAAATCTTAAACCATCCCAGCCTTCTCCAAGATGAAAAGTGTTTTCTCTCCTCAGAAGAGAGTTATAAGAGAATCAGAGAGTTTGTAAAGTTAAATATCAATCCTCGGGTTGCTTATGTTAGTTCTGATTACGATTTTCACTTTGAAGCGTCTAAAAAGATCGTCCTACATGAGAAAGAAAAGTTTCAGCGCAACGTTAAACCTTTCGCTAAGCGTCCAAAATATGTTGACGATTACAGGTTAGATCGAAAGGTTAGCGTTTATGACATTATCCCCAAAGAGGAACAAAGAAAATCCTATTCGACACACAGCCATGTAGCCCCAAAATTCGAGGGCGCGAACTATCAGGATTTAGAAGATAATATTAACAGCTATTTGAGCGAACTAATTGAAAAAATCAACGAACCCCTGCAAGACTGCCCTCATTGTAAAGGTAGAGGGGTGATTAATCCATGAACTTAATCCAAAAACTCGAATCCGACGTTTCCCAAGCCGCTGAATATGGCGGACTACCCAATTTTTATACCAGAACAGAACTTCGACAAATTATTGCGGCGCTAAAAGTTGGTCAAATGTTAGTTGATCACATTAAAGTTTTCGATTTAAATCCCACGGTAGAAAACTTAGACGAGTTAGATAAAATCATCCAAGTCTGGAACGACTCAATCAACCCATGAATCCCTTCGTTACAATCAACCTTCTCTTGGAACTCGGTGTCCAATACCTAAAGCTACGCATTAAAAACACAGTCTTAGATACATTAGACAAATTTGACAGCCGCATTGACAAACTAGACGAGCGGCGAAGAAAATTAAGGGCCGAAAATAATTCCGCCGCCCAAGAAGAAGCGGGGCGTTTACTGGATGAAATCGTGGAAGAAAAGAAGAAGTTTAAGATTTACATGAATCAACTTGACGGCGAAACAAAACAAGGCTAAATTAGCAACATGATGCCCAAACCACCTTTTGCCGTAAAATTCCCCACGGAGTTCCCATTTGAGAGCCAGATTGTGGACGCCGATAATAATGTGGTGTTTGAATTGCAGTATAACTTTTTCAGTAATTGCTTTGATGAAGTCGCATTCATTGAATCCGTAGTAGAAACCCTGAATAAACCAATCCCCCAACCATGAGAATCCTCCTAGCATCCCTACTCCTAGTCTCCTGCCAAACAAAACAGGTTGATAGGCAAATTTATCAACCAGAGGTTTTAATAATTGACAAAGGAACTATCGTTCATACAATAGACGGTATTTTTATCAGTCCCGAAAAACAAGTATGGTTTTCAAAGAAAACAGTTGAGCGGCTCGAAACAATTATTTCAAACCTATGAATCTAAACTACGAAACAATTCTGGCCCGCGCCAATAAATTCTACAGAGAGGCGAAACTAGAAATTTACCCCGCTTATTCTGACGAAGACTTTGAAATCAAGAGTGATCAAGTGAAGGCTATTTTGAAAGCTCTAATTGAGGAGTTGAACAAGTAATATGACCTTAAAACAATTCGAAAAAGACCTAGAAAACAAACTCTCCGCAATGTCCGACGAAGAATTAAAAGCTTCTTTGCGCCGTGCTGGATGTAAGTTCGAAAACGACATTCTTATAGAACACCAATCACCCGCTGGCCCATACTGGTATCACCCCGACCATCCGCTTTGCCAAGATGGGCAAGTGTTGTGGGAATTTCCAGAGGATGAAGATGAATCAGAAACCGACTACAAAACGAGCCTAAAGAACGACTATTAATATGAGGCATTTAATCTTTACTCATATCCTATAACTAGGATTACTGTTTATGTGTAACATTGTTTATGTCACCTAAAACAGTTAAGTATATATGTCCAATTTGCAATAAAGAGTCCATAACTACAAAATGGAGGTTCGATAGAAAAAAAACTCCATTTTGCAAAAACTGCGTTACTACAGGGACTCAAACAGGAATAAAAAAACCTCAAATCTCTGGAGAAAATAGTGGTCGCTGGGGAGGAGGGAGATATATTTCGTCGGATGGTTATGAAATGGTTAAGTGCGAGAACGAGTTCCATTCCTCGGGAAGGCAAAAATACAAGAAAGCACATATACTTATCGTTGAAGAATCTTTGGGTAGAGAATTAAATACTCAACGAGGCTACATGGGCGAGCAAATCCATCATGTGGATGGAGATAAGTTAAATAATTCCCTAGACAATCTAGTTCTCTGCAAGGATACGAGGGAACATAGAAATCTTCATTGTCAATTAGAAAAGATTTCGCTTGAACTGGTTAGAGAAGGTGTTATAGTTTTTGATCATACGAAAAAAGAATACAAAATAAATGAAAGCAGAATTACTTAATCATTTTGGCAACGATCTTATGGTTGCTAATATTGCCCGCGTCTCATACAATAAAGAAACTCAGAAATTTGAGGAAAAAGACACCAAACTCCTAAAATACCTTGCTTCACATGGTCATACAACTCCGTTCCGTCACCCGCAGTTGCAATTTAGGATCGAATGTCCAATCTTTGTAGAGCGCCAACTATTCACTCATCAGGTTGGATGGGCGCGAAATTCCATTAGTGGAAGGTATGTAGATTTCTCCGACTCCTATTGGTTGCCAGAACAATTGAGGCTGCAATCAAGAGACTCCAAACAGGGAAGCGCCGAAGATATTTCTAAGGATGCAAATGATTACTACTTGTCTAAGATGAAGTCCGTGGTTGACCTTGCTAAGGAGGTTTATGACGAGATGTGCGGGGCTAGTATCGCAAAAGAGCAATGTAGAATTATTCTCCCTCTGGCCCTAGAGACAAAGTTCATTTGGACTGGCAGCTTTCATGCTTTCGTTCACCTTTGTAATTTGCGCCTAAAGAAAGACGCGCAGAAAGAAACTCGGGACTTAGTGGCGGAAATGCTTAGTCTCGTCAAGAATATCGAGGGCAATCCATTCCAACATACAGTCGCCGCCTTTAACCTATGACATTCGAACAATTTCTCTCCCCACTTGTTCCTTTATTTCTTTCAGCCACTAAATCTTATGGGTTGTCCTATTCCGATTCCCAAGATGCCATTCAAGAAGCAACAGTTTCTTTATGGAAGAAATTTTCTGCGGGCAAAATAGATTTGAACAAAAACACCAAAGCCTACGCCCTGCAATTAATTCATTGGCGAGCAAAAGATGTTTGCCGCCTTCATCAGCGCCGCGATTCTTTATTCTCAACAGTAGAGGACGAAAACAACCTAGACAGTCTGCCTTGCCCAATTAAGGCAGATTCTCCGCATCGCAATACGGAGATATGGGCTTTCGCCCAGAAAACTCTTAAACCCCGCGAATTTGAGATTTTCGCTGATCACTTTTTTCGCGGCAAAACAGTAGATGAAACAGCAGAACAATTTGGACTTGACAGACAGAACGTTTATCTGCTACGTTGTCGGGCACTCAAAAAAGTAAAAAAATACACCTATGAACGAAACCCTAAAACCCTACCTTGAAAAACTTCTCTCTTCTGGAGCTAAAACAGTAGAAGAAGCCGCAAAGTTTATCGAAACCCAAACGCCTGAATTAGGCAACGAGATTATTCGATGGGGCGCAATCTCAGAAAGCGCCGCGCCATTGATTTTTGGGGTGTTTATGTTTTTATGCGTCATTTTCCATTTTACCCTTGCGAAGACTAAGTGGTATATCAGTGGTTCTCTTGACGAACGAAATGGTGATCCCCCAGCTTGGTTGTTTAATTTGGCCGTGTTTGTTCTGTTTTTTATTTGTTTTGCCGTTCAAATGATTGATGTTCTTTATCCTCTCGTGGCCCCACGCCTTTACATCCTCGAAAAAATCTCCTCATTAATTAAGTGACTGACATCTCCAAAAAGTTCGCCCTAATCTGCGCCAAAGAACATCTGAACACTCTCGTAACGGACTATGTTATTATTGGCTTTGACAGAAATAACCTTGACGCGCCAATCTTTCAGGAGTATAATACAGACTCAAAAGAAATACTTGAAAAACTCTACGAGTTATTCATCAAGAGCATCGAATTGAAAATATTCCCAGAAACCCCAGAGATAAACTAACATGTACAACCCATTCAAAAAATCCTATCGCATCGAAGAATTTAAAAACCAAAACGGCGAAACAAAATTTGCCGCCAAGTATTATTCATTTTTGAGCAATATATTTGATTATGATAAGTTCATTTCGACATATGGTTCGTTGACCAGTAGATTTTCGAGATATATTGAGCATTCTTCATTAGAAGATGCAAAATCGGCGATTGAAAAACATAAAACCGATCAAATCGAAAAACTTAAAAAAGAATACAAAAAATCAGCAATCCACTATGTCGAATAATCAAGCGGGCAAGGGGGACTCATTAAGAAAGGGCGCAAATCTTTCCGCCTACTGGAACAACTACGACAGTATTTTCCGCAAAACTCCAGTCGAAAAAACAATCACGGACGGCGAACAAATTTGGTATCCCTGTAAAAGACCAGATTGCGGCCTACATGTTGTAAGAATGGGCAAAGTTCAATGCTGGTGTGACGAATATTTTTGCGGAAATAAAAATGACCAATAATCAAACGATTGAAGTCCTATCGGGATGCATTGACCTACTTGACCGCTATGAGAAAGTGTTGATACAAGTATCCAAAGATAGTCTTTGCCCCGAAAATTTAAGAACCGCCGCTAAAAAAGTTCTTGACTATGGGGCGGAATTAGTGGAAGATTAAATATGTCCACCAAAAAACCCAAAATCAAGCGCCCCTCATGGTACACTGGAATGTACTCTATTGTCTCAGCTACAGACGAACAGGTAAAAGAATATTTCGATTGGATAAACAGCCTTCCTGAGCCCGCTCCTGAATTTAAAAATAATCGCTACACCTTTAAGAGTCGCTACGGCGAGGAGCGGTTTTTTGAATTAGATAACGGCGAATGGTTTTTCGGCGGCGAAAACCTTAATGATTACATTAGGGTAGGATACAAAGAATCTCCAGAAAACCCCACTTATATTGATGGTAGTGGCGGACCTTTTTTGGAGATTGGTTCGAAGTTTAAAAATCACGTTTCCGTATTGCCAGAACACAATCTTCAAATCACTGGCTTTAAAAACGAGAATGGCCGCTGGAAATTATCCGTAACAGGAGCAAAAGAAACAAAATCTTAACATGGACACTCCAATATTCTCCGACCTATCATTTGATCTTGACGAAGATGGCTATCCCACAGAGGAAACCCTTGAAAAGATTGAAAGATTTAATGACTACAAGAACCTAGATAATTTGTTTGCGGCGATTAAAAATATTTGGGCGTATTCGTCTTATTTTGTTGGCCCAACAGAAGAACCGCCGAAAGATGTTGCGCCGTTTCTGTGGATGGAGCCTAAAGCGAATTATTATTCCCTTGGTACTGCTGGCTGGAGTGGCAATGAAATGATTATTGCGGCCTTAGAAAAGAATCCAATCGTTCAAGGTCTTTGTTGGGTAATGAGTGTGAGGGGCGGATTACACATTTACCAAGTAAAGCAATTCTAATATGGACACGAATTCTCTCCGCCAATTAATTCTTCTAGCAGAAAGCGACCTACAAAAGTTCGCCGCCCGATATTCTGGCTTTGAAAAAAATGACCAAAAAATCCAAGAATCCCAGCAAATAATTTGCGGCGCTAAAAAATTACTGGCCGAATTAGAAGGTTCGACAGAAGATTTAGGGGCTGACTGAATAAATTATTGACTTGTTTTGAAAAGTAAATTACAATAGACCCATGATCAACCCACTAGACCAACTCACCGCCGAACTAACCCTCGCCAAAGAAGCAAATGATCAACTTGCTGTTGAACTTGCCAGATTGAGGCAGGAATATGATTTGATTGCCGTTCAATCTTGGGAGTTGCCAGAGGAGTAATGACATGTACGAATACAAGTTCTTCCTAAGAAATCCATTTAGGCCGTTCACAGAAATTCATTCTTGTGATAGAGCTTACGATGAAAAATATTGGGAGCCGTATTGTTGGGTTATTCCTTTTCTTTTTCAAAGTTACGCTTGATAAGTTGATGGTGCGGGTTTAAAATGACCCATGAAATTATCCCTCTGCTGTATCTCCCAAACATTATCTGACAACGGCCATTCGTTCAAAACGATGACCTATACTCAGTTCTGTAAGCGGCCATTTGATTTGGCAATCGCAGAGTTAAGTGAGCGCATTCTTCACAATTTCGAGAACACCTTGCGGACAGTTCGGTTCTGTCAGCTTAATAACATTCAAGGTTATCGGTTGTCTAGTAGCCTTGCGCCAATTTTGACACATAAAAATGTCAACTTACGCATTGCCGATCTTCCAAACTTTTCTGCTATCAAAAGTGTGTGCGAAGAAATTAAAGCGGCGCTTCTTCTTTCTCCTTTGCGGTTGTCCGCCCATCCTAGTGAATATATCACGCTATCTAGTGATGATCCCGAGTGTATCCGTAATAGCATTCTCGACTTAAAGCAGCACGCAGAGATTTTTGATTTGTTGGACCTACCAAACGACTACCGTTCGCCGATGAACGTACATGTCCGCCGTGACGATGATCCAGTAAAAGTTGCCACCCGAGTCTGGGAGGTTTATGATGAACTTCCAGACAATGTTCGCAATCGCCTTGTCTTAGAAAATAACGACAATGCTAACGGCGTCTGGAGCGTCAAGAATCTCGTAAAGTATTTCCACGGTATCCCTGTCACCTTTGACACATTACATCATTCTTTGCTCCCCGATGGATTGACCGATCAAGAGGCATTTGACGCCGCCTATGATACTTGGCCTGTTGAGCCGATTTTTCATTATAGTGAGGGTGTAAATGGCACACGCAAACATGCCGACATGCCAGTTTCGTTTCCAAAAGATTATGGGCGCGAGGTTTTATTTGACGTAGAGATTAAGCGAAAGGATTTAGCCATTGCTCAGATCAGAAAATTAGCAGCCCAATAAATATGACCCTAGAATTATTGCCACCCGAGAAAGAACAGCTTTCTAAACTGAAATTCCAGAAAGAAAAAGACTCGTATAATACAGAGATTGACTATATTAGGATAAGTGACTTTTGCGAAAGCCCGTTTGTCAAAGATTTTATTGCGGCGCGAAAATTAAATTGCAAAAATATCCATGCGTCTATCATTATTTTCGGTACAGTAAACATGCATGTTGACGGAAGCCTTAAAAGGGAGTCTAAATGGAGAACCTTAATTATTTTTCTTGATGGAGAAGGAGAATTGGCTTATATTGACGACAACGAGAAAATCCAGTATGAGCATATGAAGAAATATTCAGCGATCATAATTAATGATGCAAAACCTCATGCCTTTATCAACAAAAACAAAACATTATGTCGGGCGATAGTCGCCGAACTAGAAATGGTATGAAAATGAAATTCTCCACATTCATTATCGAAAACGGCAATCTTATAAAAACAACCGCCGAAGATTTTTCTTTCAAATCAAAGAAAGAGCGCGACTTCTTTGTTTCAACGGCTAAATGTTTAAAAGCGGTGCCTTGGGAAATTAAAAAGGGCCAAAAGGGCAACAAGAAAACTGAATATCACGCAACAATCCACAACCCAAGAGAATGAACGACCATCCATTTATTGATAGCAACCTTCGCGAATTTATTTTCGCAACCCAAAGAAAATTAATCCCAGGAATTCGCTTCTTCCAATGCATTGACTGCGGAGAAGAGTGGAAAGAAAAAAGCCGCGATTGCCATTCTCCATCGAATGATACCTGCCCTAGTTGCGGAAGTGATGTTTTTCCCCATGATAACGAAGAACATCCAGAATTCCCCGTTGACAGGTCGGGAAACTTGATCTAAGATAAGAACATGATCCCCAAACACGACCTCCTAGAGTTAGAAATCATTGTTGCAATTAAAGATTCATTTTGTATTTGCGCCGAAGATTTTCAGTTTTCGGAGGAAACTATTCTTGATTACCTTGACAAATGTTTCGCCGCAAAGAAAACTCTTGACGAACAAAATAAACTGAATTACATTCAAGCATGAAAACAACTACCATCGAACCAGACCCATTTGACGACATTCCAGCCTCCCCCGTGGAAATTAACCCCGACAAACAAAAAGAAATCGCCGCCTTGAGCGGTTACGAATTAGCGCAAATTATTAAAGCCGCCGCTGATTATGTTGAGAAAAACAAGTGGGGGTTTTATTCAGATATTGAAGAAACCGTCAAATACTCCCTTGGTTACTTACTCAAGACCGTGGAAGTTGCTCATGAGGCTCATAAAAAAGCCATGGAGGATCATTACGAACGTCTTTATGCAACATTCAACGAGTGCGATAAAAAACACCATGACTTGACCACGAAAGTTAAAAGTTTGCCGCCAATTAAATTTCCCGAAGTTCCTTATGTGAATATCGAAGGGCTCCAACGACTGTTTGACATGGCCGAAAAGCTCTCTACCTTATCGGATAACAAATGGGGCCGACTGTTGCAATTGGCCGAAGCTTTAAAGGAAAAATAACATGGGCACCAACTACTACCTCCAACACGGCGTTTGCGAATGCTGCAAAAAACCAGACTCCACTCGCCATATTGGCAAATCCAGCGGCGGCTGGTGTTTCTCTCTTCATGTTTACCCAGAAGAGGGGATTAACACGTTAGACGATTGGAAGGTTTTATTCCGCGACCCTCAATCTCGGATTGTTGACGAGTATGGACAGCCTGAAATTATGCCTTCCATGTTAACAATCATTGAAAACAGATATTGGAAACCACGAGGCGATAAACCGCCGTACGCGATGGGAATTGGAGAAAATACTTGGGGAGATTTCCACCGAAAAAATCACTCTTTTGACGGCCCAAATAATTTATTGCGCCACCAAATTTTAGAGGGTCATTGTATTGGCCACGGGGAAGGAACGTGGGATTACATTATTGGAGATTTTTCTTGATATATGACGCGCCTAGAAGAACTAGAACAAAAACTCAGATTCATGCAAAAAGAAATCGAGTTTCTTAAGGGAAAAGAAAAACCAATACTCCAATACAGCGACCTATCAAACTGCTGTTGCGACTATACGAATCACTGTCCCGTCCACGGCAGCACGCCAATATATGGCTACGATAGCTATATTGCTCAACCGTAAATATATGATTAACAATCTCCAATCCATCCTAACACAGGATCATTTATGCACATCCGATCCTCTGTTTGTCGTCTATAGTAAGAAACCCATTGTTGTAAATGAAGCTTACGACTACGACGAAGTAGTTTATATGCGCGAGGATTACGAACTCGATTCAAAGGAGTTCGAGAAACTAGAAGAACAATATAACCTCGCATCTGAGGAGTTGTATAACCGCACAAGCGATTATAGCAATGATCCACTAATTAATAAGTTTCCCAGCGACCCATTTGATGAGGGCGAAACATTCGATCCTAATGATTGGGATAGACTGTGCATAAAAATGATTGACTGTTTTGAACAGGCGTTCTTTATTCGGGAAAATGCCGAGAACTATATTCGCAATAACAGCCACAACTTGTCTGCCCCTTACATTTTTGCAGAGAGCGCTTACCGCAATCCAGAATGGCAACAAATTAGAGAACTATTAATTGCCGCCGCTAAAAAAGAAGAAAATATTTTCGGCAAATTGAAATTTGGTTTGAAATACGAGGATATTGTTGACGGAATGTGGGTGGTTTATTCAGAACTGCCAATCAGCAACTACGCTAATTCCTTAAAGCAAGTATGGAAAACAGAAAAAGGATGGCGCGAAAAAACTTTTGCCGTTCATTGGGAGGAAAAATACGATAGCGAAGACAATAATTGGTCTTGTGATTTTCAGCATATTTGGGATGAAAAATGTTACGCCCCAGTTGATTATGACGGGAAAAGTTCGCCCGTTGATTTCATGAATCAAGTTTTACCTCTAACAATTAAAGGGGAACAAGACGCTTGACAGTCTCCCAATTAACGATTAATCTTTAAAAGCCATTTGGCGCTTGAGAATATGATTCATCCAACTGATCCGTTTGTTACCTTGGACATTAAAATTCGCCCCACACAAAAAAGTTCGGGCGAATATCAATACTCCTTGGGTAATCCACCCCTCCCAGAGAGGAAATTCATTGAGGCCGTCTATTACCAAGGCATTGACATTACAGAATTTATCAACTACCACTGCGACGAACTGTTTGAAAAATGGGAAGAACAAATCAACGATTGACAACCACAAATTCAACATTACACTACCAACATGCAAACCCGCCCACCCGCCAACAAACCCGCTCTCGATAACCTCAAGTCCCAAGGATGGACTGTAAACGTCTCGCATTGGCGTCGTCCAAATAAGGGGATGTTTAAGGCGAAACTTGTCCGAGATAAAGACTATCGTGATAGCCTAGGTAATCTTGCTAATCCATCTTTTTATTGGAACAACGAAATTTCCCATTTTGGAGGCGCTACCGAATTAAAACTAATTCGCGGCGAAGAAAAAATTGTTGTGCGCGCCGATTGTTACGCGAAAGATCGTTTCTGCCGCCGAACAGGAATTAAGTTTGCCCTTGATAAACTTGAAAAATTGTGTGGTATTAAAGCGTGAAAAAACTCTACCATCAACTAATGGCTAACTATCATTCGTTCATGCTCGCTGGTAGTTATTCGCTAAATGACTTGCTTTATCACGGAGAGCGTGAAAATCACCATATAACCAAGGCTTACTTCTCATGACTCAAGACCCCAAAACCTCCAAAGGCAAATACATGTATATAGGCAAGGAACCCGCTAATCTCAAAGGCATGTTCTTTTTTAAACTCTCCGACCCATATAGGGAAGGCGACGAATGGAAGTCAGGAGACACTGAAAAGCAGGTCTATATGATGGCTATGGACCGCCACTTGCAGCACGATAATCATCACAAGTACTTATCCACTACCAATTTCGGCGATCTTTCGGATTTGAATGATGTGACGATCTCAGAGAACGAGGGAGAAGCGGGCGGATTTTTATGGATGGGAAGCGTTCAAAAGTTTAAAGAAGATTTTAAGAAAGTAGGCAAATAATGAACCCACCAACGGACCCACTAGAACTTCTAAAAGAAGCGTATCTCTTTATTGGTATGAGACACAAGGCTCTAAAACCATGGAGAAATGCCCTAGACCACTGGCAAAAAAGAGTGGAAACCGCTACAAACTGGAATCATTACGAAGAGGCAAAAAATTGGGGGAAAAAACAATGATTAAATCCCAAACATTCTGTGATTTTTGCGGCGGAGAATTTCTGAGTACTTATTGGGATCATACGCCGTGCTCGGTTTCTTTAAAATTCGGTGGACCAGCACAAAGCTGGGAGTCCAAAGAAGCCGCTCATGTCTGCAAAGGTTGTCGAACAAAATTGCAAGAAATGTGGAAGGCGCTGATTAAAAAATAACATGATTAAACGCGGTGACTATTACGAAGATTGCGGGTATCATCCCCGCATCTGTATCTATGCTAGCAACACAGATATTCAGGGAGTTTCTCTGGTGGATGGAACGATTAGTGATTGTTCGATTAGATATTGCCTCCCAAGAAAAATAACCCAAGAAGCCGCCATCAGAATCCGCACTTTCGGCCCTTATGGCAAAAAGAAAGACTATCTCAAACAATTCTACGCTGGAGAATGGGGCGCTGGAAGAAAAATTTGGTGGCCCGAAAAATAACATGCAAGACTACGGCCTAACCCAATTTCTCACCAAAACCTCTTATCGCGGCGAAAAAAATTTCCATAAAACGACAACAAACGCCATAACCCTGCCTAAATTAATTGAATCTTTCGAGAATCACTTAAGGGGTGCGGGGTTTGTTTTTGAGGGGCATCTTGATTTTGTAGATGATGATGGAGAGTTGGTGAGAAAAGGTGTTGACGACAATAAACTTTGACATTAAATTAAAAACATGACTCCCGACAACCTAATCATTGAAGACTTCGATTTTTGCCAATATCCCATAACGAGAATCTACCCCTTGGGAGGTAAAACAGTAATCCAAATTGGTGAACCCTCTACCGAATCGTCAAGAAAAGCTCTTGAGGATAAGCTTTTTGATTTGCAATGCGACTATGATTCTATGGAAAAGGAGCGCGATGAATTGTCGAATGAGCTTGAGTCTATCGGTGATTCTTCCAGCGTCAAAGCGGACAGAGAAGAGTTGCAACGGCTAGAGGATGCGTTTGACCAAATAGAGCAATCCATTAGTGATTTCGCTACAGACGCCGACATTCGCCCTACTACAAACGAGGCAGATAACATTGACATGCTCCATGAAAAATACACAGAGCTAAAGAAAGAACTAGACGAGGCTGATGAAACTATTGGTGGAATGAGGATTGATAATAATGCACTGGCCTATACGATTTTCCGTCAAGAACAAACCATCGCCAAACTTGAAGAACTTTTGGCCGCGAAAGAAAAATAATCATGAGAGACTTATATACCGTAATCACTCAACTCCTTGAGGTAATCCCCACGGGAGAATCCGAACTAATCCGCAAGCTCCAAGGAGTTCAAACAAAGATTTTATATGCCGCCCCTGAAACTCACGGGTATCATTTCAGACTCACGGCCTCAATTTTAGAGCGTCATTCACTTGACAAAGACGAACATTGGTTAAAGTCACACAGTCAATCTTTAACGACGATCCCGCACTACTCTACGTCACTCTTCCTGCGTAAACTGTCCTGCCGACTCAATTATTGGATCAACAAAATCATTTCGGCCTTTGGTTTGTGCCCGAAGTGTTTTAAGGGTTTGTCGGCCAACAAACATCAGCTTTTTTGCACGAATCCAGATTGCAAATTTAGAACGTCAAAGATTTTTTAATATGGAAAAGTTTAAGTTTTTTATCGTTGGTTGGATAATTGGGGGTTTACTTGGCATTTTGCTTGGCCTTCTTTTTGTGGAAGGGGCTATGAGACACCAAGCCATCGCCAACAATGCCGCCGAATATCGGGTAAACAAAACCACGGGCGAAGTTAAATTCGTCTGGCTAACCGCTCCACCAAAATGACCGACTTTCTAACTCAACTAGACTCCCTTTGGCCCGCAACACATCAAGCTTTTGTGCTTGGGTTGTTGACGGGGTTATCAGTGGGAACATTAGTAATCGCCGCTCTTTTCTTGGGTGGGAAAATTAGATTTAATTAGTTATGGCCAAACTCTCAGATAGACTCCGCCCTAATTCAGAAGCCGCGCCATGGGTTATCGAGGAGGTTAAGCGCATGGAGAATCTTTTGGATAGAGTTATTAAAGCGGGCGAACTAATTATAGAAACAATTAACTCTCATGAAATCGAGACGCTAGATTGTGATAGACGCGGCGAAAAATATTGTAATTGTTTAGAACAAAGTCTTGCTTTGTGGGATAAGACCGTTAAATTCAGGAAATAATATGACAACGCGCATCTTTAGTAAGGTCAACAACCTATACACTAACTCCCCACTTTGGCCCTCTAATCAGCGGTCATTCTCGGATTGGGCAATTGCTTCATGCGGAAAAGTGGTAGAATTAATTTATTTCGGTGCTAGAAACGACGCGGTTGTTCAGATTCATGAGTCTAAAGACTTTATTGCGGAGCCTTGGACTGGTTATTTCGACGCAAGAGGCAAAAAAATCTATCGCGGCGACATTTTGGGGGCATTTAAGGGCATCCATGATGAAATTGACCCATCCTACGAAACAGAGGTTGTCTGGCATGAGGGAGGATTTTATTGCAAGGATGAGCAAATGGTTCCCGACTCTTGGATGCCATTGGAAATGGAAAACAAGGTATGGAAGCGTCACTTCATTAAAACAACCATTCACGGTGTAGAATATTTCGATGTTTAGAATGATCTTTGGACTAATTGGGTGGGCGATTTTAAAAATTGTTGGGGAAATCTTATGGTTTTTATATGGCCGCGAGAAAAAAGTTGCTCTCCAGAATAGAGTGAGAAGGTCGGCGCGGAGACTTTGGAACAAGACTTGGTGTTTTTGATTCTCAAACGCCGAAGGGCTTGTGAGTGTAAAAGATAGTAGCCCCCCTAAACTACTATGGAAATCGTAAACTACATCCTCACAAACTCTGACACCCTTATCACCGCCGCTCTCGCAGTGGTAGGTGCCGCAAGTGCCGTTGCTGCTGTATTCGGCAAAAGCGATAACAAATACATCGAATATGCGCGGAAAATCGTCAATTTTTGCGCCCTGAATATTGCCAAGGCGAAAAACAAGGAATAATTAATTCCCAATAATTAACCCGCGCTCCAAAAAGTGCGGGTTTTTTGTTGACAAATGTTTCGGGTAGTGTATTTTAACCCATGAAAGAAACAGACGCCCAAGATAAATTAGCTAATATACAAACATGAGCCTAGAAAAAGCCATCCTTCATAAAAAAGAACGCCGCAAACAACATTTCGGCGCGAAGAGATTTGATTATTCTTGTAAGAATCACGGATCATGTGCTTATTGCCGAGACAATCGCTTGTTCTCCTCAAAACGGAGAGAACCTTTGGAAGACTAGAGGTATCTATTCATTGCCGCAATTAAATTGTCGGGTATATCAGCGAACGACCTAAACAGCTTAGGCGGGCAGTGGGCCATTAGTTTTCTGTTATAAGGGGACTTCCTGAACCAGCGTCTATTTTGCGAAATCCAATAGTGTCCAGCCAAATAGCAATTTGCTCTTAGGGCATATTTTTCTGGGTCAATCAAGTGAGAGTATTTCTTGCGTATTTCTGCTAAAGCTCGTCTCTCGCAATCACGCTCCAAACACATCGCGGCTTGAGCCAAGATTCGCGGTTCGCGGAAGTTTTTGCCCGCTAACCATTGGAAAAATTTTGCGTGGTTGTCTGAGATTTTAGTGTGCCAAACGCTGCGGTTATCCATTCTTTGGGCATGGTGGGATGCCTCATGGATTGCAATAGAGAATGCGTGTTCCCAGCCTCTTCCCAAGGCAACGGCCAATTCCCCGCCGAAAGAGTCATAGTAGCCAGAACAGCGGCCACATTCGTTATTAACAGCCATCCCAGCAGATAGTCGGAGGGTTATGTTTTGTTTTTTTAGCCGCTTATCTAACTTATAAAAATATTCTTGAACCTCAGAAGGAAATTCGCGGAGTTGTTTTAGGGCGAGGGAGGACGCTTTCACGTTAGTATTTACAGTTGAGAAACAAAAAATCTAGCGGTTTTTGTTGACAAGTTATTGTTTTTAGGGTAGAATGTCTGCATGACAATACTCCAAGGAACAAACTCCAATATCTTTTTTGCAGAAAATTTAGAACCAGTTGCAGAACTTGTTTTACTTTTATCCGACCCAGAGTATTATTTTGGGGAAACTGACGACAAAAAATCAGCTTTATTCAAAGCCAATAAAATCACCCAATCAAGGTTTGTTGCGACTCGCTCTCAATTAGAGGCGGTGAGGGAAGATTTGTTGAAGCTAATTACCGAACTGGATAAGCTGGAAGAAAAGGTGAAAAATACAAAAACCGACAAAACAATTTGACAATTATTGCGCGGCGATTAAAGTAACAATATGAGACTCTCCAAAGACGCCCAACGAATCATCGTTGCCTTATATTTGAGAAAAAGACGGGCAAGGCAATGGCTAAAAGAGATTAACAGCCCCTCTTTCCGTTACTCTGGACTTAAAAACGACCCCGTTGCTTGGGAAAGATATTGTAGTCATTGCTGTGGAGAAGAAAATTCTGCCCACAACTCCCTAGAAATCGCCAAACGCGCCGCTTACGAAATTTATGATTGACACCCTATATCCAAACACCCCCGAACAAATTAGGCTCGCCCTGTTCTCATGTATCAACAAGAACTTCAAAACCAAGGCAGACAAGGAACTAAACGACTTCTTGCTTGACATTCTCAATGAATGCGAGAAAACTTTTAGCAACTACGAACTAGAAAAACTAAAAGCGGCCAACTAAAATGATCAAAATACTACAACCTTGTTTTGTGCGAATCTTTAGCGACGAAAGAAATCAATGGGTTGACTATTCTGCTGGCGAAGGAGAAATCTTCGCAGAAGGCGAAGGTGATTTTTCAGACTTATTCGAAGGGGAAGATTATGAACATATTTAAACTTTTTCTGAAATTAATTAGCGGGTTGCTCGGGTTTGTCATTATTTGGGTAATTTGTTTGGCCCTTTCTCCAGTATTTATCATGGTTATTGGGGCTAAGTATGCCCAAGAATTTCTCGCCGCGAAAAAAGTTAAAAAAGAACTTGCGCCGCAAAAAACAATCTGGTATATTCCAGCAACAACAGACAACAACACTCACTCCGCCAATTAAATGAGCCTAACACTAATACGCATCCTAATCATCCTAGCGGCGAGTGCCTTTATTTTGTTGCCATTTTTTTGCTTTTAATAGTTGACAAGTTTCGAACCTGACCTATAATAATACATGAAAATAATCGAAAACACCACCCCATCACGAAAAGACCTTCTTAATAAAACCTACTCATGCGAATTGAGTGGGTGGGAGATTGCCGCCGTTACTGTTCTGTGTAGCAAATTTGCGGCAGGTAGCCCAACAGGTAGCATGAGGGGGGATTGTGATACCGTAAGGTATGAGGGCGAAAAATTATTCCCGTTTCTGAAATTAGATGCTCTTTTCGACGGAGCACATTTCTCAAGTGATTCGAGAGAAAAAATTCTTGAAATTTAATCTTGACAACGGCCAATTAAGAACTAACCTACTAACATGGAAAAACAAAAACGCGGCCCAAAAAGCCAAACACTAATCATGGTTCCCCTGTCAGAGCTTGTGGCCAAGCTCCCAGCGGGTTCAAACGTCAAAATCAGCCGAGTCTGGTTTCAGGAACTTCAAGAGACGCTTGGGTTGTCGCCGTTCTCGGAAAACGTAACAGCAGTTTCCGCCGCTTCAGAAGCGCCCGAACAAATTTCAGTAACAACCCTTGACTTGTCAGACGATCAGGAGTAAAGTAAACAACGAAAACAAACAAACATGCAAACACCAACAATCGAAGAACTAATCGCAAAAGCCAAAGCTCGTCAGTCTTTGGATAAAAGATGCTCAAATCGCGGAAGACCCCGATCTGGAATGAATCTTGCGGAGGCAAGCGTAGTTTCCACTATGCGCCAAAAAGGAGTTAAGTCTTTGATGACCATTCATTCTCTCCTGAAGGAACACTCCATGACCAAGTATGCTAACTACGGGACATTCCTTGCGGCATACAAGGAGCACAAGCTCCACAGCTAATCTTTCAGAAGGCATTCGCCGTCTGAGAAGCGCCCGTGCCTATTCGCGATAGGCAATCTCAAACCCAGAAATGGGTGGGTTGATTTGACTCTCGGTTAGATGGTTGCCCGCTTTCATGTGAAAGATTGGGACTTACAACCAAGAATCTAACGGCGCAAATTCTCAAACGCCGAAGGGCTTCTGAGATAGATAATTTGTTGGAGATTCTAGGGTGCCAACCTAGATCACGGAAGGCCCGCCATTATAACAGGGCTGATAGCTTAAGCGGCGTGAAAAGCGCCAACATTACTTTCGGCTAGAAAATAAACGTTTCCCCTCCGCCGAATCGGGGAGCACAGCAAAACGTTTGACCCGCCAGCAAGATTCCTCCCGAATCTAAAGTCCTTGTAGCAGGGATTTTAATGCTGGCGGGTTTTTTCTTGACAAATTATTGGCGGCGAGTATATTGGTTATATGATTCCATACCTTGAACCACGAAAATACAGAATAATCCACAACTTCAACGAGTTTGTTTATTTTATTGAATATGTGAACTTTTATGGAGAATATGGATGGTATCTAACACTCGGGACACAAGATTTCCCGTTTTGGGACAAAGGATTTGTTTCTGCGAATGATTGTCTCGAAGCGTTTAATCATCACTATTCCAACAAATGAACCTTATCATCCACCTATTCGGTGCCCAGAAAAAGATTTCGCGGGCATGGTTTTAAAGAATCCAGACTATTTTAACAAAAACGATTGACTGCGGCCCGAATTAATTTATATTAACTTATGAACGAACCATTTAAAAATTTGACTGGCCAACAGAGGACCAAGACCAAACTAACCTTTCATCTTGACGCTTTCAAGAAAGGTATCCCTCTCCCACACTACCTATTTACGGCTGGTAAAGGGGCGGGTAAAAGCATGTTCGCAAAAGAACTCGCCCGAGAAATTAAGCGCCACAACAATGAATTTGAGGCCCACTTAATTAATTGCGCGACCATTAAAAACGTCAATTCTTTCTACGAGCAAATTTACGATACGAAAATCAGGGGCAAGCGTTCCATACTTTTAATGGATGAGTCACATAATCTTCCAGATGTTATTCAGCAGCTTCTTCTTACAACTATTGAGGTTGACGACAAGATTGAGCGCGTCATTCCTACTGACAGCGGCGACATGCAAATCAATACGCTAGACCATATCTTTATGTTTATGTCTAGCGAACCTGACAGAATTTTCCCGCCCCTGCGCGACAGAATGGAAGTTGTGTCGCTTTGCGCCTATAAACCCGTGGAACTAGGGGAGATTCTCATTAATCATTGCAAAGGAATAACCTTCGCGCCCGAAACAGTTTCTCATATTTGCGACTCTTTGCGCGGTAATCCGCGAGACGCAATCAAGGCAGCAAACGGCGTTATTAAATACTGCAAGATTAACAACCAATCTTCAATTTCAATTAACGATTGGCAAAAATATTGTGTTTTGAATGATGTTAAGCCTTTCGGCCTGAACTCAGGAGAGATTCAAGTGTTGAAAGTGTTGGTTAATAATGGAGCGTGTTCTTTAAACGATCTTCGCGGCGCAACAAATATTTCCCGAACAGCTATCATGAACGACCTAGAGCCATATCTTTTGAGTAAACACTTTATTAAGATTGATGGGAAACGCCATGCAACGCCAAAAGGCAAGGAAGCTTGGAAGATTCTCGAAAAATTCGTTGATTAAACTTGACGCGGCGAAATAATTATTTATATTCTTCCATGGAAACCACTCACTACGACCTCTACAGGCTCGACATAAAAGGCAACAAGCGCCGCCTCTATGAAAATCTTGACCTTGTAACCGCAAAAGCTAAGCTATCGCTTGAACTCATGGAACCAACCCAAAAAGGCCGCTGGTCAGTCACGCAAGTAAACACAACAGTTGAAACGGCAGAACTTAGTTTAATCTCATTTTGCCGATAATATGAACCTGCTCCTATCCATCTATAGTCTCGGGTTTGTCAAGGGCTTCAAATACTGGCGTTTAAACCGTTACTACTCCAAACACCCTGACCAACTCCAAGAGTTTATCAACACCATGCGCCAAAAGGCCATTCTCGACCCGCATAACCCATGGGGCGACTTCGCCAATCAATGTCAAAAGTCATTAGATGCGTGGAAAAAGAAAAACCACTTGCGGCGCTAAAAATACCCGTTATATTCTCTCATGATTAAAACCCACAAACGCAAAATCCTAATCCCTAAAGTCACAGAGACAAATCTTGACAACACTTTCGTCACGCGAACTCAGGCTGATAACGCGATGCATTATCTCTCATGGCGCGGCGCAAATCTATCGGAGCCTCTTGTATGTTTATCTAATTCAGTGCTGGCGAAACACGTCTTGGCGCGAATTAAAATGCCCGCCTTGCCACCTCATTTACAGGGAGAAGAGAGGCCAAAACAAAAAAGCCGCTTGACAAAAGTTCTCGAAATGCTAAAATTTAAATAACTTGAAAACTTTCTACGCCCAAACAAAAATTTCCTGCGGCCAAAATGTTTTCCAGACTCACAAAGACATAATCTTCGCGCCGTCAAAAAATAAAGCGCGGGAAAAGCTGGTTTCTTTTTTAAAATCCTCCTTGCCAGAGTGGAAAGTTGTTGGCAAGATGCAACTACACGAACAAGTTTAAATTCGCAGAATTTCAACAACCATGGAAACCCTAGAACAAATCATCGCCGCAATCTTGCGAGATTATGCCATCGACGGCATTGTTAAAAACAAAGGAGAAGATTGGGCTGTCATTAACGATGACGAGTTGACTTTTCGAGTCAATTATTGTTTGACTACTCTCAAACATTGCATTAGTGTTGACAATAGAAAGTGCTTTAACAAAAACTCTCAGTGTCCAATTCACTTCGTGCTTGGCTTGTCGAATCGTAAAAATAATCGCTTACACCAAGCATTAAAGTTTTTACGCACAAAAGAAGGAGAAAAAGCTAGCGCCACATTCAATTGGACAGGCTGGGACGAATTTGATTATCACGTTAGAGATGAGTTTTACGCATACTAAGGTTTAAATTCACAGAATTTTAACAACTATGAAGTACCCAACATCCAAGAAATCCGCTAAACTCTACGCCATCTCAGCAATCCGCCCAAATAACCAAATGGTTTTTCTTAAACCAAACGGCCAAATGACCGAACATTTACCCTTAGCCCAAGATTTTGGAAGTGAAGAGCGGCCAAAACGCCGCGCCAATAAAAAGATTGAGCAATTGCGTCAATCCTATAAAGGACTGAAAAACTGGAACGTGCAATATTTCACGGTTTGATTATTCTTATCTTGCTAATCATTGGGGCAATAATTTTGCGATAAGCTCGCCGCTGGGCATCCCTTTAGGATAAAAACAATTTGACGCGGCACAATAACCTGATATATTCTTCCTATGATACTCACACAAGAAGAAATAAACCGCTTAGGCGATGAATGGGGTTTCGGAACTCTTTTCGGTAGCGAAGATGATTATTCCAAAGAAATGATTTGGTATGATGGCAACCCAACGAATTTAATTCGCGCCGTTGAAAAATTAATTCTGGAAAAACTTGACAACGGCCAAAAATAAATTAAACTAATCCCATGACCACAAAAACAGTAAACCTCTTCACTTTTGATGAACTGTCCGACTCCGCCAAGGAAAAAGCTCGCGATTGGTATCGGACGGCATCTTGCGACGATTCGTTTTCGAGCGAATACATTCTTGATGAGGCAAAAGAACAAGCTCAAAAGATGGGACTGGACATCGACAAGATTTATTATTCAGGCTTCTCGAATCAAGGAGACGGATGCTGCTATATTGGTGACTGGCACGCTTCTAGGGTTACAAGCGAGGTAGCTGATGGATGGGGCGAAAGTCCCGCTACGAGTGAAATTAAGCGCATTGCGGGCGAATTTAAGGCGTTTGCGGATAAATATCCAGAATCATCCTTTCGCGTGAAGCATAGCGGACACTATTATCACAAATATTGCACCGACTTTACCGTTTCCCTTGGGGAAGAAAATGACGATTCTGAGAATCTTTCTCAAGAAGAATGGAGCGCGGCGGAAAACTCCCTAATTGAAACCGCAAGGGATTACATGGAGTGGATTTATCGGCAGCTTGAAAAGGAATACGAGTATCAGAATTCGGATGAGTGTGTTGATGAGAGTATTTTGGCAAATCAGTACACCTTTCTTGAAGATGGAGAGCGCGAAGATTAATAAACCTTTATTCAGCTAGGCGTGCAAATGCCGAAAATCCCGCCAAAACAACCAGACAAAGAAAGCCGTGCGAGTTGATAACTCGCTAGTCTGGAAGGATGAAAGCCTCTAATCAAGGTAAAAAATGACCAACTTGGGGATGGAAACCAAGGGGCGGGGGTGCTGAATACACACAAAAAACTTGACGGGTGGAATTTATTGGTTTATTCTCCAATATGAAATCAAAATTCAAAACAGGAACCTACAAAGCGGGAGACTTTGTGAAGTTTTACGCTGGCTACGGGACAATTAAAGAATTTGCAAAAAAGCAATGCGGTCTTCCTTGGGTTAAAGTATGGGAAGAAATGCACCCAGTAGTGATTCTTGAATTTGACAGAATGGGCCGAAAAACAAAACAAAAAACCTTTCACATTGGAGACTCCTGTTTGAAGCTAGCAGACAGAGAACAAATTGAGAAATTTAATCCTTGACGGCGCGAAATAATCAATCTATAGTGTCCTATGACCTACAAAAACACAACCATTGAAAAAATCTTCCCTAGTGGCCTATACTCTGCCTTCATTGAGGGACATGGGTTTCTCAAAGCTGATACCTTAGCGGGAATCAAACAATTAATCACGGCGGCGAAAAAATAATATGAAACCCATTGTGGATATGACCGACAGCGAAAAGGACTTCGCAATTTATTCGGCCCGCTATATTCTGGAAGACTTTTTTGAGATAGGGAAGTCTGGCGTGAACATTCTTTCCGAAAAGATCGACGTAATTCCTGGGGTTGTCCATTCGGCGCTAGAGAATATTTTTTGCGCGAAGATACACTGAGTTCGCACAATAAACTTGCTTTGTGTATCATCCGACGTTAGTGTATCGTCATGAATAAAATCGAAATAATCACCTTAGACAAAGACGACAACCAAACAGACTGCCGCGACTTTGACACGATGAAAGAAGCTCGCGCATGGGTTAATGAGTGCGCTCTAAATAAAGACTACTGGAACCGCAGGGGCGAAACAAACGACTTTGCGGCGTGTTACGTTTATACTGTCCAACTTCATAAGAATGGCGAATGTTTGCAAGATTGGTTTCCAATGTTTAAATTCCATGACTAAAATTGACCCATACTTTAACCTCGTTTCAAATAATTCACTTGGATTATTCAATGGAAATGTCGAATGGGAATCCTCCAATGCCAGAATCATTCAGGAACACGGGGGAAACGAGAGGAGCGGGTATGCTGGCAAATACAGGATTTTCCACAAGGGGAAGATGATTAAGGAAATTCCTTTCTCCTATACTGGCGACCTGAAAAGCGAATTAGAGAAGATTGATCTTGACGCAATCTAATATTTGGTATATGTTCTCGCATGAGTCCAAGAGAACAAACACAACAGCAATTAATCACCCGTCTTTCCGAGAATCAGTATTTCTCTGCTCCCTATGGAGTGATAGAAGGGATGGAAAACCTTCCAAAAGGCGGCAAAGTTAGAACCGTAACCTTTGGGGTTGCGCGTGGATTAGATGCTACGGCACACGTTTGGAGTCCGAAGAAAATCACCTTTCGCGGGCAAGGCGGATTAGCGTACAAACTGCCAAGCGAAGTTTCATCCGTAGATGAATTCTTTGAAAAGTTTTTCGCCGCCAATTAATTGTTGACAGGGCGGAATTAATAAGATATAATCACCCCATGAAAAACCAATACCAATTCACCGACAATTTCAATCGCGGCGACCTTACTCATCGCGGAGCGGGAGATTTCTATGAAGCCAAGGAAAAAGAATTGCTCGCCGCCATTTCTTCGCGCAAACCATTCGACACTGGATGGGGTGGATGCAAGCATGAAATCTTATCTTCGCAAATCGTTTGTGATGGCGAGGGAGGGTTTTCTTGCTCGGTTTCTGTCTCTGATGATTTTGATACAGAGGGGATGGGAACGGTTGATCTTTCCTGCGATGGAGAGAGTGCCGAGAAAACGCTTGAGGCTATCCAGCAAGCACTATATGAGGCGCATAACCTAGCGAGCGAAGATCAGGGCGAGAACGCCACTTATCGGGGATTCAGCATTCATAACGAAAAAGGTTCATGGGTTGAGACATACATTCAACCTTGGAACGGTAGCGAATTTATGAATAAACCATCTGGCGATAATTACCATAAATGGGGCTTCCAAGAAGAGTGTGAAATTCCAGCAAATATTGCCGAAAAATTAGAGGACTTCGCATGTTCTTATCGCGAAGGAGAGCAAGATAGTTTGACGGTTGAAGGGTGGACGATTAAACCGTGGAAAGATTGACCTTGACAAGGTGGAATAACCTGATATATTTCGGCATGAAAACACAAATCCAACACTTTTATTCAAGCCACAACACCCTTTCTGCCAAGATGTACTTTCTGGATTGGCTTAGCAAACAAGAAAACAAGCCAACACCCGAAGAACTCTCAATCTTGAGAATCAAGAATCCTACTTTGTGGAGCGGATACACAGAAATAAACCATGTTTGTATTTGACAAACGCAAAAATTAACCGATAATACCTTATGTACTACGAAATCAACATCTCCCTCAATGGCGACCACTTGTTCGCCACGCATGAACGTTCCATTAAGGACGACGGCGATCTAAAAATGGTTAGACCAATTCTCGAAAAGAAATTCCCAGAATCAGAGGGGTATCATATCAGCATTACCCGCTACGAATTACGCGGACAAAAAATAGTTTGACAAGATAATAATTCAAGGTTATATTCCCCCATGAACAAATACAAACTCGTCCCCCGCCGATTCTGGAAACGCAAAGAAGGTTTCACTGGATGCCCTGAAACGGTTTCAATCTATGGCGCAATGCCTCAACCTCGCGAAGCTTACGAAATCGCGGAGAAGGGTTTCTCAATCTACGATTCTAGGAACAACACCTATTCTAACTACTTCTTTGGTAAGATTGGCATTGACACAAGAGAAGAGGGCGAAAACATTATTGCTCGCTTGAAATAATCGAATAATTACTTGCGCCGCGAATAAATCTCTGTTGCGCCGCGAATAAATCTCTGTATTTTGCCAATATGAATCCTCCAAAACTTTCAGAAATAATCGCCGCCCTTTCCAAAATTAAAGAAGAAAAAGGAGACTTGGAAATTTTAATTGGCCGCTATTGCTCTAGTGTCGATGGAGAATACATTGCGCGAGAATTTAAAGTTGAGGACAGGGGGGACTCTTTTTATGCTGGCTATTTTGGCGCAAAAGGGGATGAAATAGTATCTCCAATCTGGGATTTCGCTTGACCCCAAAGAATAACCTGCTAATTTACCAATATGAGCATAACAACGTATCTTTATGAGGTTAATTACTTAAACCCTGATGGAGAGCGCGGACATACCCAAAGAAGAGCTAGTGACTCAGAGAACGCGAGAGAAGTATTTTTGGCCGCGTTTCCTGATTATTCTTTTATTTCCTGCTCAAAAATTGGAAATTAATATTGACAATAGCAAAACCTAGCCTATCTTCTACTCATGAACCAATACGACCAACAAGCCCTTGACTTCCTCGCCAAACACGGCATCACATTCTCCTTTAAGCTGGCGAACACTAAGGTACCAAGCTGGGACAAAAACCGCCAGTGCAATCATTTCGTTGCGACCTTTAAGAAGGGCAAAAGTAAATTGTCGTTTGACTTCTTTGATTCCATACATAACTTCCAGAAGGGAGTAGTTGAGCTTGACGCATATACGGCCTTGACAGTTTGTTCGGCAGAAATTCACTGTGCGGACACATTTGAGGATTTTTGTAGTGAGTATGGATACGATGAAGATTCCAGAAGCGCCGAAAAAACCTTCCGCGCCCTCTCTAAAATGTCCAAAAAGTTGAAAAAATTCTTTGACACTGAGGAAATGCGGGAAGATTTAGGAGAAATTCAGTAATAAAACTTGCGCCGCAAGAAATAATGTGGTAATATCAAATATGAAAAAGAAAACCAATCACTCCGACATTGGATGCCGCGCCGCTTGGAAAGTTGTTGGCGCTCTATGCGCTGTCTATAACATAGACAATGACTACAGAAACGAGGAAAGTTTTTATAATGCCCTTGTCAAAAAGTGCTTCGATGAGGCGAAAAAAGAAGTGGAAAGCGAGAATTAAAACTTGCGCGGCCTAAAATAATCAGTATATTCCTACCATGAACCGAACCACTGCAAACACCTTCGTCAAATTTTATGATGACTATTACGAAAAAGACGGCACCAAACTTGTGTCCATTGACTCCATCATGGTTGACGGATACCCTATTGACGCCGAAACTGGCGAGGATTTAGAACCTTGCGGGAGTGAGCTTTACGATTGTAATGGTGATCCTGTTTAATTTTAAATAATTGTTGACCTGCGAAACTTTCCGCCCTATATTATTCCCATGAACGCCAAACTACTCTCACAAATCCACAACAATCTTTCACCCCTTGATACTGAGGACATGTACCGCTCCATGCTGGAAGAATGCTATGGGGAAATCGAAGTTGCGGGATTGACTTTTAGCGCCGCTCGCATTGTTGAAGAGCTTGATCCTACGGCTTTTAGGTGCGGGTTGGTGGATTACATTTATTCGCTCTCTCTGGTGGAAATTCACGGGGATTACTACGAGCAGGATGCCGTAGAAGCGGAGCGTGATAGTCTTGTGACTGACTTGGAAAACGAGCTTTCAGACCTTGAGGACGAACTTCTCGAAAATGAGAAAGATATTAAAAATGAGACAATTTCAGAAGAGGCGGGCAATGCTGAAAGTGAGGAATTGCAAGATAAAATTGCAAAATTGACGGCAGAGATTGAGGAAATTAAAGAATATTGTTTTTAATTGTTGATTCTTGGTTGTTTATAGGGTAATGTAATACATGACTCTCTTCTCAATCAAGCTCCCGCCGAAAAAAGCTCGCCGCCATCTCCCTCCCCCGTCTTTCAGAATGAAGTCTAAGATGGACTATCGCAGAAACAAAAAGGTTGACGTGGAATAATAACCCTGATATACTACCAACATGAAAACACTCTCCGACCTCCGCGCCGCTTGCAAAATTCACGGCATTAAAGTAAAGAAACAAACTCTGTCATGGGGGCCGCATCTTTCTTTTGAAATTGACGGTTGCCCTGCATCCTCCGCCACGGTGACAACAAAAGAGTTTCTTGAGCCTCGTAAAGAGCGTTTTGAGGCTTTACAGGCTATCAGGGAAGAATTTGCTGGCATGACCATTGACGGGCAAAAAGTTTACGGGTTGAAATAATGAAAATGAGCCTTTCCAAACTCGCCACCGCTGCCGATTCTGGCGTTTATCAAAATACTGGAAAAATTGATCGCGATTACGGTTTCCGCCCTAAGCGTGCCAGCAACGTCAAAAAAAGGTTGATGGGCGAAAATAAAACCAAACAAAAGAGGCTACTTGACAAATTGTTTAGTGAAGAGTAAGGTAATCCATGAACAGAATCAAACAACTCCCCATAAGCTTTCCCACCTTTGAAAAAGAAGTCTGGCTATTGGATAACGGCTCAAAAGAAGTCGTTCTAGTGGATGAATCAGAAGAAACGTGGCAAAATTATTGCTCATTAGTTGCCAAAAGTAACAAATAAAGCTTGCGGCGTTCATTATTCAGGTTATACTCCAATATGAAAATCAAACCAGACCACTTCCAAGCAATCAAGGACAAAATTGACGCATTCATCGCCAAGCATGGCAGCGAATATCTTGTCTCCATGTATGAAAGCGGTAATTTCCCGCGCTCCGAAAAGGTAAAAGACTTGCAAACGAGGTTTAATTTTGATATTTTCCATCATGCGGGCGGACTTTCCGCTGCTTGCGCGGCGAATGTTTACGATTATGCGAATGATGAACATATCGCTACTGCGCTAAAGAAAATTTGCCCGAAAGTGCAAAGAAAATACTGAAATAATTTGACTTAATTTTTGGCGAGACTATATTAGAACCATGAGAACATACTCCTTCCAATACCATACCGCCAAGAAATCGTGTCTTTACTTTCAGTGCATGGCAGAAAGCTATAGCTCGGCAATTTCCCTGCTTAAAAAGCATGATCGTAAAGCAGAAAATTGGAGGTTGGTATGAATAAAGCAGAAACCGCCCTCCTTGAAATCTTCCGCGCCGAGACTCAGGAGGTTAAGGAAAACGAGCGAGAATGCGCGTTAAATGCCGTTTCTGGCATTCTTTGCTGGCTTACCATAGAGCCGCCTATGAGTCGCGAGAAATTGATTGAATCATGCCTTGCTGAGTTTGAACGTGCAAACAAGTATAAGGGCAAGCAAATAGACCAAACAATCAACTATTACAGAAAAGTCTCGAAAAAACTTGACGGGCAAAAATAAATCAGCTATATTAGAGCATGAAATCACTCGGCACTATTTTACCAACGGCCAAAAGTTTAGCTATAAATGACGCTCATTTTGAAAAGGAGCAACGTCTGAATTTTACCTATGCCGACAACCATCCACTACTAGGAATTTCACCTAGGGTTTGGGAAAAGGGCGAACATAGGTGGATTATTGCTCCTACTATTTATGCCGTAGTGGGAAATCAAACGGCAAAATTCTTTGAACGGCGGCATGATGGAGATTATGCAATCAAGTATTCCCCGAAATAAATACAATTATTTACTTGCGCCGCTTCTAATCTCGGTTTATATTCAGACATGAATCCATTCAGCCTTGCAGAAAAGAAACGCCACAATCTCAGTGATTTGACGAATGAAGAATTCGAGAAAATCGTATTCGCTGGCGCTACCATGACAGAGCATCGCGGCCCAAGTGATGCTTTCACGGCTAAGGAAATGCAAACGATTATCAATAGCGACTCGTTTTATTATTTTCCTCAGTATTCTAAAGATTTTCTTTGGGCTGCATACGCTAATGAAGCGGACAAAATTCTGGAAAAAGTGCGCGAAAATAACAATTAATTCTTGACTGCTGGTTTAATCGTGATATTGTAACGGTATGAATCAAATCACCCATAACAGAGTTTTCGATTTTGTTGCCAGTGTCGCGCCATATAGTACTATTGTCGGCACGATTTATGGACACGTCATTCGCCTAGAGGAAAGAGTCGGCGGACACCTAGGGAAAACCCTTAACGTCCATCCTGGGAAAGATTCATTTCAAAACTGTATGCTTGATTGCAGGGCAATCGCTACGGATTACGGGCGGAAATTCTCTATTGAATCAGGCGGGAAGGCTATATTTTCCGTTGAAACGGTGGAAATTAAAAAGAAATAATTGTTGCGCCGCTTCTTAACTCGCTATATACTAAAGTATGATTAACACAGAAGATGCCACCGCAATTAAAACCGCGCTCTCCCATCTTATCGCCTTAAAAGATGCTCCTGAAAATGGGGAATACTTAAATGGCGCGATTAGCCTAGCAGAAAGCTTTCACGCTATGCTCTCTAACCGTGGAGACTCAAAAGCTTATGAGTCTGCATACAATACTATAAAAAGCATGGGCAGAAACATGAAAAGTCTGAAAATAGACCGCGAAAATAATTCCAAAAATCATTAATTAATTCTTGACGCGCTCTTATAACCCGCTATATTAAACCATGAAGAAAAACCCATCCCCTAAACTCGGCCTCCGCATCTCAAGTGAAACGTCAAACGGTTACAAGCATCTGTCTTTTCAGCTTTTGAAGCGCAAAGAGTATAGCGAGACTGACATGGAAGAAATGTTCGTTATTCGCTTTCAAAGCGATAGCGAGAATAAAGGATGGTACGCTATGCGGACTACCGTAGAAACGTCTGGAAACGCCGTTAATCACCTCTCTGAAGCTCTGAAGCTCATTAAAAAGCTCACGCCAGAAAATACGTACGACGAAACGCCAGACACGATTCTGGCGAAATGCGCTGAGTTGAAAATTGCACGGGTTGAATATGATTCGCGCTTGTCTCAATTCATTACAGAAAAGGACTGCCCTGATGTGTCTTTGACTAGGTGGATGGATGGGTACTTGCATTACAATCGTAGTTATGGATGTAGCGTTGCTACCCTTGCCCGTGATGAAATTGATGCGCGAAATAAAATCGCTAAGGAGTTTGCCGAGAATGTTGCCCAAGGATATTCCCTAGAGACTTTCGAGAAATGGATCGCGGCAGGGAAACCCGTAGAAGAAAACCGTGGTTCAATTTATGATGCTGCTCGTTTCGCTCCGATTGAATCAGTGATGGAGCCGCTAAATAAATGAAAATAATTGTTGCGCCCCTTTGTTTCTGGCTTATAGTCTCTCATGCAACTAAAGAATCAAACGACAAGGGGCGCAAAGATGCTTGAAATGAACGGCGATACTTACGCCCTTCGCAAGAATGTGATGGATGTGATCTATCGGGCAAAGAAACTTGTTGACATTCCTCGCATCGAAGTGCGGATTGTCGAAACCCGTCCCTGCAATATGGGATACGCCTACTTAGGGAAAAACATTATCCACATAGGCGCAAAGTATGCCAGCAATCAGGGAAGTATGCTGGATTCCCTAGTCCTGCATGAAATTGTCCATGCCGTGAAATCGGCAAAGCATGATGAGAGTTGCCCACTGATGGGGACTTCCTATAAGGAATTTTCTGATGCGATTGTTTGGGACGCATTCAAGAAATATTTCTGATTAATTACTTGCGCGGCAATTAATTTGTGTTATAGTGATTTATGAACAAACAAGACGCTCTCAACAAGTGGCAAAAAGCTGTCAAACTTCGCTTCCATGATTCGCTCGAAAAATGGAAAAACGCCTTTCCGACAACTGAAAGTTTCGCGCAGTTTTACGAGGATACAAAAAACCTTTCTTGGCCTGAAAACTATGGGCAGTCTCCTATGGATGACGCTTTTGACATTGCTTATTATCTTAGGAATGGAATCTCAGAAACGTCTAAGAAATTTTACGCCGAAAACTTAGATTCTTTCTGGATCAAACAGAAAGGCGAAAAAATGGATTACTACGGTATAAAGTGGAGAATAATTTAAATTAATTTGATTCGCCGCTTGACTTGTCTCTTAATCTTTGGTATCGTAACAGTATGAAAGAATCCTTCTCAACAATCAATGATTGGAACTCATTTTATGATCGTCTCGCCCTTATGGGAAGTGCGGCAACAAATTGGAAAGTTGAGCTTGACAAAAGTTCTCGCTTGACAACCAAAAAGTTCCTTTATATAATAGCAAACGGTGAAAGCTGGAAGTTTGACCGAAAAAACAAATCCTTTTCTAGTAATTAATTTAAATTATTACTTGCGCCGTCTCTGAAATCTGATATATTGAAACATGAAAGCAATCGCCCCCAGATCGTATGACTTTTTATTTTCCATTGAAACTGATTGCGATGGATGGTATGGGGAAATCTGCCGAAATAATCCAGTTGATTCTGATTGTTTTAGCGAGCTAGCAGAAATGAAAGGCTATCCTAGGAACAACGAGTGGAAACCTCTTGACATGAAAACTTTCTGGTTGTTTTGGGATGGCAAAATAACGCCAACGCACGAAAGAATTAAAAACAAATACTTGCGGCGCTAATGAATGGTAATTCAGGAATAGAAAAGCTTTCGCCGCTCTTTCTGTAATTAAATAATCACATTCATCCTTGACAAGTTGACAGAAAACCATTAGATTAATCCCATGAACAAACAAGATTACGCTGATAAATGGTCATCGAATGAGTGGCAAAAACTTTGCAAGAGTGACGATTTCGTGTCAGCATTTTGGTGGAATGATTTTGAACATGCGGATAAAATTGCCAACGAACTTTTGAGGATGTAATACCTTGACGATCAACGCATTAGAGCGGCAGCTGATGGGCGTTGTTTTTGTCTTTTTCTGCAAATAAGCAGGGAGAGATATAGGAATAGACTATAGGAGTAATAGAGAGAATAAACAAAGCAAACTTGCCTAGTCGATTCACTTACGCCTAAACGTTATAACATCCTTGTCTTTTATCTCTGATTAATAATCACTTGCAAAATGCAACTAACTTTTTTAATCGCGCCTAAGAATGTTAGTCCAGCCTAAGTTTGTGCGAAAAACAATCAAACAAATCTTGACGGCTCGAAATAACCTGATATAGTATCAATCACAAACCGTTAATAACCAACAAACTACAATGATTACCCTCGAAGCAATGCACCACGGCAAAAAAGTCGATTCCATGTCCTTTACCGAAAGAAGCTCGAAAGAGGGGCGTGATTTAACTGGTAAAGAAATGACCGAATGGAAAGAAAAAATCAAAAACCAGTTTGACAATGTGGAGTTTGACCTATACTTTGACTAATCACAAAAGTATCACGTTCCACAAAAAAGTGTTATTTTTACTAGGGTTTTATAAAGGTTTTTAGGCATTTTCCCGTGGAACAAATGTTATTGTGATAAATAAGCAAGTTTTAGTTGACGGCGTGAAATAATCTGATATATTCCCTATATGAAAATAATCATGACAGTCCACCACGGCGAAACAAATCACGAAATTGTTCGCGGCGAAACTTTTGAAGAATGCCTCTCGTATCTTTCTCACACTAATCTCTATAAAGGATACGGCCCCTCCCTAGAAGCAATGAAAGAATTAAAGGAGCATAAACAATTTTCCTACGGATGGGCGGACTATTCCATCATTGAAGAATAATTTCAGAAAATACTTGCGCCGCTCAAATAATTAGCTTATATTCTCCCATGAACGCACAAGCTCACCTCTCTAATCTTGAAACTCAGCTAAATTTTATCCTTGAACATATCAGGGATTCAAAATGCCCTTTTTCGGGAAATTTTGTAGAACGCCGCGAAGAAATTGAAAAACACGCACGCGCCGCGAAAAAATCGTTTGACTGGTTAGACAATTGTGCCGTCATAAAAGATGCGCAAAATTAAAAAACAACTTGCGCCCCACAAAATAACCTGCTATATTAAAAACATGAACAAAGAACCATCCTCCCCTAAGTCCATGACCTGCAAAATTTGGTCCTGCGACAATACCAAAGCTAAGAAAAACAACTGGCATTTCGCGCCGAAAAAACTGCGCGGGCAAGTGTCGGAAATCGCCCCTAAGATCAAATCCCTAGGCGTGGGAAGTAAGACCTATAAGCTCGGTCCTTACGAGGGAAGTCTGGAAGAACTTAAGGAATTCGCCCGTATGAAGGGCATGTCTTCCCTAAGTCTCGGATGCGTAAAGATTAAGGTGGCATAGGAAAAACCCCTAAGAGAGCACCTAGGTTAGCAACCTAGGTGTTCTTTGCACTCCGCAAACTTTTAAACGAGGGGTCCATGTACACTATAGAGATAAAATCACTGAACGCAAGTAAAAAATAAAAATAAATTCGCGGCGAGAAAAGAGTAATTATTGCTTGATTAGTGTCTGGGCTCTGGTATATTAAACCTATGAATCCCCCATCACATCCCGTCTCTGATTTGATCATCAAAATTTTGAGCACCAATAACGGCTATTTGTTCGCGCCCTCAGAAAAAGAAATTGACATCGCCAAATCCCACCCGACAGTGTTTCTTCACGTTTACAACCAGAATCAGGAATTTTTCCCGCATAAAATTTCTCTAAAATAAACTTGCGCGGCAAATAAATCTGTGGTATAGTATCTTATGAAACAACTAATCGCCCTCGCTAACGACAACCTTGTAATGGAACCCTTGGATGCACTCGCTACAGCTTGCGCCATCCTAGGCGGGAACATTGAAGCTCCTAGTATTTATCAGGATGACAGCGATGAACTCTATAGGGAAGTCTCCTATGATGGTAAGAAATTTCCCGTGTCCTATAGCGGCGAGCAGTGGGAAAGCGGCTGGATTTAAAATAAAACCACTTGACAGCGCGGAAGTCCCGCGCTATATTGTCCCAGCGAACAACTTCAGCTAGGGCGGCAAAAAAGGCCCGCGAATACCCTAGGTAGAATTTGCAGACGCTTAATTTTAAGGGATGGCAACTTGACGTTTAGACTAGTACGTGTTCCCTTAGACTTATCTGTCTAGGACTCTCGCCCCTCAGTACATACAAGATAGAGAGAAAATGAGGCCGCGCAACTATTAATTGATATTATTTTTACGCGGCGAAAAAAAGAGATTGGCCGTTGACAGAGAGATTATTCTGTGATATTGTAAACCATGAAACGCTACACACACAAAGCACTCGAATCAGACGTTGAAGCTCTTAACGCTAAGCTGGCGGAGAAAGGCCATTCTATGCGCTTCATGGTGGGCGCTCGTTATGGGTACTCGGCTATTGACCTCGCTACGGTTGAACAATTGGCGCGGCATTGCTGCCAGCGTAATCTTGACAGCGGTACGCCTCGTGAATGTCTCGCCGCTTGCCATTCTTACATGGCCAATAATTTGTGAAAACAGCTTGCGCATCTCTTAACCCTCGCCTATATTATTCCATGCTTACAAGAAAAACATTCATCGCCGTCGCCGCCACCGTTTTAGCCATCGCCGATAAAAACGAGCGCGAAAAACAGGCAAATTTCCAAGCTCAAATTTTCGCCGCCAGCAATCCCCGATTTGACAAGGCTCGTTTCCTTTCCGCTTGTGGACTCTAAGAAAAACCCATGATTATTCTACTGATTATAATCGGCGCTCTCGTTTTAAAGTGAAGAAAAAACTTGCGGGCGAAAATATTCTGTGATATAATAAGCCATGACACAAATCGCTTACAATCAAGTCACCGACTTTCTTCAATCTCTGCGAGAAAATAGCTCAGTTTGCATTGAAAAATACGGTTACGTCATTCGCCTAGAAGAGCGGCTCGACGGAGGCTCTCACCTAGGGAAAACTATTAACGTACATCTTGGCAATGATTCGTTGAACAATTGTCTTTTGGATTGCGAGGCTATCGCGAAAGATAGTGGAAGAAAATTGACAAAATAACTTGCGGCCCATTAATTTCTCTGCTACATTCTCCCATGACAACTCAAAAACAAATCCGAGATTCTTTCTGGGAAATCAATGAACAATGGGCCGACGCCAGACGTTCGCGTAAAACCCATAATGACTACAATTCAACAATCCGATGCGCGTTTGTCGATTATGTGGATTCCCTAGCCAAAAGCGGGAAAATCTCTGAAAAGCTTGCAGATAGAGTGACGCTTTAATAACTTTCCCTAGTATGGCGTAATTGGTAGCCGCCACCCGCTTAAGACGGGTGATCGAAAGGTGTCTCGGTTCGAGTCCGAGTACTAGGACTTTCCCTTATGTTCCTGTAGCTCAATTGTATAGAGCGCCGTCCTTCTAAGACGGGGGTTATAGGTTAGAATCCTATCAGGAACGCCAGTTTAAAAACTGAAAAAATCAGTTGCGCCCCATAATTTTCTGGTTTATTGTTCCCCATGAAAATTCCCCACTACGACAAGCGAGACGGCCAAAAAGATTCGGCCCTTGGATTTAAAACGATTCGTGAAATCATGGGCTTGCCATGGAATCGCGGCCTTTCGCGCTGCATTGAAGGATGTTCGCTGGATCACAAAAAAGAACTCTCCCGCCTAAAAAGAGAAGCAAAAAAGAACGGCGAAACAATTCTCGCAACTATTTTTCACAACTACGCGGCGGAAATTTTGGTGGAAAATACAAATTGATACTTGCGTGGCGAAAAATAATCCGCTATATTGTTACATGAAAAAACAATACGGGACATTTACAAAAGAGGCCGATGGGCGCTTGTCTGGTCATGTCATTATTATTAATTCAGTGAGGAAAGATGGAAAGTACGCAGTAACGCACGCTTTCGCTACTAGCGGGAAAAGAATCAACAAAGTGTACACAAAAGAGCAACTAGAGGAACAAATCAGCAAAATCTAGTTGCGCGCCCTTCTAATCTCTGCTATATTTTCCCATGCAAACAACTCCCCTCTTCAAAGTCGTTAAAGTCATGCGAGTCTCAGGCCGCCGTCAAATCTTAGAGAAAAATCTCACTGAGTCGGAAGCCCAAAGGTGCGTGGGGAGATTCCCTAATTCGTCGCGGTCAATGGTCGTGTATTTCCGACAGTAATACCTAGTCCAACCACCTAGTCAGAGCCTAAGAACTTTGACTAGGAAATTTTGCGCCCGAATATTTTTTAAACGAAGGGTCCATGCTAACATATCACAGAATAATTCCAGAATCAAGAAAAAAGAAAATTAATTTTTCGGTGCGAAAAATAGATTCGCCGCTTGACAGTCTAAACTTTATCTTGTATATTCTCCCATGAACATTCCAGAAACGTTTGCTAACAAAGGATGTATTTTAAATCCAGAAAACATTGCATCATGGGTTAAAGAGGAAATTGACGCTTTCGGCATTAAAAAAGCAAAACAAATTTTCTCTGAAAGGGCTGACAGGGTTAAAGCCTTGATTCCTGATTGGGTTAAATACGTTTCGGCTAGTTTTGAGCCTTTCTATTGGCAAGCTGAAAAAATGTGGAGAGACGCAGCAAAATAATTTGCATTCATTTAATCCCTCGCCTATAGTACCAGCATGAACAAAATCATCACCTCTTATTTTCGCCCGAATAATCTTGTTGCTACTGAAATTGAAAATATTTCTCCGCGTGTTTTTGCTCTTATGAAAAACATTTCAGAAAATTTCTATGATTTTAATAACGGCGAAAGGCGGAGATTCGAACATCGTGACCTAGGCACTAAGGAAAATATGGAAAAATTGTTTTCTGACCTAGAAGCGGCCTAAATAACTTTCTTATGAGTGACTTCGACAAATATATGATTTCCCTAGGTTATCGCCTACATGAAAATGGGCAAACTTGGATTTCATGGTAAACTTTCTTAAACACCAAATACTATAGCGTCCTAAGAACCAATGGCGCGTGAATAGGTTATTCTCCTAGGGTCAAAAGCTCTAGGGGATTTTTGCTCGCCGCAGGGCATCCCTACGGGATAATCTTAGGGGTGTTTCTTAACACAATGAAGCGTCCATGTACAATATACAGAATAATTTGCCGCTGTCAAATTAAAAACAAAAAAATATTTCGGAGCAAAAAACCAACAATTAACTTGTTTATATTCTGGGATATGGTAGATTGATTCATGCAAACAAAACAAATCTTCCCGTGGAATGTCAAAATCGGTGACGTACTTGTGATGGGCGGGCCTTATGGCGGCGAGTCAAATTCTGAGATTATTGCGATCCAGAAAGGGCGCGCTCATTTTTTCCGCGCCACTAAATGGACGTTTTTTGTAAAGGAGCCGCTTTACATGACCAAGCAATTTTCCTACTATGGCAAATTCATGGCGCAAGGTTTACAGCATGAAGCTGAAAAAGTTAAAATTTTGAAGAAATAATTTGCGCGCCCCTCTTTTCTCGCCATATTAACAATATGAATCACGACACACTCTGGCAAGCCATGAATCAAGTGGAGAAAGAACTCTCAGAATCCCGCGCCATCCCTGCGGAAGATTGGGCTGAGAAATTCTCCTACGGGGGAATTCCCTACGGCACTAGGAAAGAGGCGCATTTCCCCCTGCTCTCCTACAAGGGCAAGCCTACGAAAAAATACGGGCACGTCGTAATCGAAAGGCTTGATCGTGGCACCTATGAGGTGGTGGTGTATTGCCTGTAGTAGTAAGATTAATCCCTAGGGTAGTGCCTAGGGAATTTTTTCACGCAAAAAGCTTTTAAACTTGGGGTCCATGTACAATATACTGACAAAACATTCGGGCGCAAGTATTAATTTCATATAATTTCCAGAATTAAACTTTGTAGAATAAGCTTGATTAATGTTTAGACCCTGATACTGTACCAGCATGAACGAAATCATTGCAGACACACCCGACAAAATCGCCTTTTTCAAGCTCTGCTCCCTGCGTGGGGCGCTCCGATTGGAAGCGGCAGGAATGAAATCACGCGGGAAATCCGCCACTAGCATAGCCAAATCCCTAGGCTACAAAGGAAAAACCGCTGCTGATTTGTATTATGCTGTCAACGCCAAAATCCGAGAGCTTAACCCTATCGACTAATCCATCGCCCTAGTGGGGAAAGTCTCCTCACTAGGGAATTTTCGGGCGATATTTTTGTTGACTTATTCTCTAGGACGTGGTAACTTGTTATGGTCCCCAAGTCTAAAAACCATAAAAGTCCAGATTCCCTTAGAATTCTCGGTCTGGCGTCTCGTGCTTCCGTGCATATAACATAGAGAGGGCTGAACAATAGTCAAACTATTTCTATTATTAATTTTGAGAAAAAACTTTTGGCGCGGCAATAAATAATTGTTGATTATAGGGGCGCATGGGTTAGAGTGATACATGAAAGAAAAATTCACTTTTGAAGTCACGGACACGTTCGGCGGTGATGCGAACTACCGCTGGGTACGCAGGCATGAGATTGAAGCTAAATCCCTGCATGGCGCGCTTTGCATTCTTTCGCGCATCGAAGGGCTGAATTTTCGCTCCGTTGGGTGTGATCGCTATGATGCGCGGGGCGCTTGCATTTGCGCTTTCTTGATAGAGGAATATTAAAATAAAACTTGCGTGCCAATAAATTCTCTGGTATAGTCTCCTATGAACAAAATCACCCTCGCCTATCTCGTTTGCGCTCTTTGGTCATCCACACAAGATGATGGTTCGCCTTTCGATGATGATTATGGAGTTGACGATTTTCACCCTGATTCTGTAGAAAAAGCAGCGGGCGAAATAAGTGATTTTCTTAGTCTGTTGGAGGCCGAAAATATCCTATGGGAGGAAGAAATGTCTGAGGAAAGTTTCGGTCATGATTTTTGGCTTACTAGGAATCGTCATGGCGCGGGATTCTGGGACAGAGGCTTGGGAGACCTAGGGAAAAAGCTTACCGATTGGGCACACTCCTATGGTTCGTCGGATGTTTACTTAGGCGATGATGGGAAAGTGCATTTGTCCTAGCGGAAAGTAAATAATTGCAATTAAAAGTTGCGCGCCAGTTTTCTCTGTGCTATCTTGTCAGGCCATGAACGAAAAAATCTTTTCCATCCTCTCCAATATGTTTCCAGGTTTGCCAGTCGAAAAAGCAATCGGAGAAAATGCCAAGCAAGTACGTTTTCTTACTGATACGCATGAATGCAGCATTACCGTTTTCGAGCCTAGGAATAATACTGAAGACAAAGACTTAGCCACTCAGAAGAATTATTCTAGGAATGATAATGATATTGTCTGGCTTGGCAACGTAAGATTTTCCGCCACCAATCGCATTTAACCCGTCAAATACCCTATATGAAATCCCTATCCCTCCGCTATCGTGTTTTCTCTGTCTCCTACGTCCCCGCGACAAATACTCGCCCATGTAGGGTAAAAATTAAAGACTGCCGCCGAAATGTCTCTAGGATTATCAACTATGGCGCAAATAATAATCCAGGGGAGGATTTGGAAATAACAGCGCGCAAATACTTGCTTTCCCTAGGCATCGAGTGTCAGGCGCTAGGGATGTGTGAGAGGGATTTTTTCCTGCTGTCTGAGGATTTCATGACCCCCCTCTCCTAACGAGTGACTAGGTGGCTCCCCTATAGAGGTTCTTAGGGGCGGGCTCTCGTTTGTGAGAATAATTATTTTTTATTCTTCGCCAAAAGATGTTTTTTCGTTTGAAGGGTGAAAATTTATCTGGTATATTGAGAGCGGAAAGAGACGCGAGCGGGATAACAAGTACCCGCAAGATCGGCAAGCCTCTTGTCCCTGCCCACATATGGCCTTGATCTCGCGTAGCGAGTTAGCCAGACCGCTAGCAAGATCACGCCTTTTTAAAGGCGTTGCAATCCGCGCCCATCACTAACGAGGGGCGCGGATAAACAACGTAATTTTAAGATCATGACAAAAAAAGAAATCAGACAAACGGTTCAAGATGAGATTGCACTCGAAAAAGCTGAATTCCAAGCAGCACGCGCAGAGTTCTATCATGAGTTTTCCATGCATGGCGGGGATGGACCTTGGAACAACTATGGCGAAGATGAACCGCAAGAAAAGTACGTCCCCCGTCCCGCAGTTTACGCCAGCCCATCAAATTCGCCCTTTTAGCTTTCCCGCCCTGCCTAGCGCTTCATGCGTTAGGCAGTGGGGAGCGCTAATGCTCCATTAACAACTAAAAACAAAAGACATGAACCTAACCCAATCCGATAAGCTAGCCATCCAAACAATCCTTTCCGCAGGCCATGAGGAAAGCGCGGAATCGTTCGAGCCGCTCGAAAGCAGCCCGCGTTTCGATTATTCTGCTATTCGTGATCGAATAAACGGTTACGCGCCCCCTGCCCCCCGTAACTATGCGCCAGCATACGAAGCGGAAGAATCCCCAGACATTGGAGAGGATGAAGGGGATGAAGAGCTTGAAAGCCTCCTGCGCTCCTTTGCTCGCGACAAGCAAGGGCGCGAAGTCTCGCCCGATTTCCTCCCTTCCATGCGTAACCGTGGCGCTATTCGTGCCGAGCTTTCCAGCATGGGTGTGTCGTGGGGCGAGTAAGTATTCCACCTATGATCACACTACTCTTTATCCTTATTATCTTAGGGGCCATTATCCTATGATTAACGAGTTCCTTTCTATCCTCTCTAATGCCTCCCCCTATGAGTTAACCCTCATAGGGGGGGCAGTCCTTTCCCTAGTTACCCTCCAGTTCACCTAGTATGCCATCAATCTTTTCCCTACTGCATAGGGATTCATGGGGTTTCCGCCTATGCGATACCGTAGGCGAGGCCCATTACCTCCTGAGTCGAATGACTAGGGAGGGCTGGTCAGAGGATAGGTACTCTGACTACTATACGCACGAAAGACACGAGTGGTTGCGCGCTCGCATCTAAGGACCATCACATGCCCGCTAGGCGATTCCCCTAGCCTAGCGGGTCAACGTTAGGGGATTTTACCTATGGAATACCTACTCGCCTCACTGATCGCTTCCCTACTTCATGAGGGCGCGCCCTTGCCAGTGGCTACGGCCACCGCTTATTACGAGCTAGGGTTTGACATGGCGATTGCCTAGTCACTGCCTCGCCTATGGGGCGCGCATCGCCTCTGATGCGCGCCCTCCCTTCCATCGTTTGCCTAGTGCCTCACCTGCATGAAGTAGGGGCGGCACTATCACCAGACTATGAAACCATCTTGTCCCTACGGGACGTACCAACGTGCCATTAGTGGCCTTCACTTAAGCCAGATCACCCCGCGCTTACTAGTTAGGCGTATTCACGCTAGGCTAAACGGCCCTGCGCGCAAGCTTCACAAGTTCAGGGAAGCGAGGCATTCCCTTATCAGGGGGGCATTCGAACACCTAGAGGAGGACAAGCAAACGTTTAGGATGTGCTCCTAACCCATCATCATATTACCTATGAACGACCTATACCAAGACGACTTCGCTTCTAGTGATCTCCCCTCATGCTGGTACGATTACTACCTAGACATGAGGACTAAGCAGTACTGTACCCACTCAGAGGCTTACCTAGCCACTAAGCAGGAGATGGAGTACGCCCACTTGCTTAGCTCTATGGGCATCCCCTAGGGGATGCGACCCCTCTATAGGATAGATACCTATCAGGGGATTAGGGCTGGACTAGGTAGGATGACTAAGAGGGTGGCCATTTCCTTAAAAGATTGACCTAGGTAAAACGCCTATGGCGGCGGGGGGTAGTCTTTATACTTCTCCCGAATTATTTTCGTAGAATGGCTGTGTCGATCTTTATGTTGCCCTACAGTCTATCTACTCTCTTATACCCCCCCCCCAATAACAAAAACAATTAGAAAAGTCTGAAATAAAAACCACAAGCGTTTCTAAAAAAATACGCGGCGGTTATTTTCCAGGATGACTTTCTCAAATCTGAGAATTACAAATCCACAACTCTGCCCAACGGCCCAAAACATTCATGGAATCCTTCCTTATTAACTCCCCAATAAACAACACAACAAGCCATCGGCGCTCCTTTCGGGTCTTCCTTTCCGTCAATCCAGAATTTGAGCCGCGAATCTTTTAAGAAACAAATGGCGGCGGCAGTTTCCCATATCTTGTAAAAGTGTCTGGTGTTCGTGGCTACGGGGATTAACAGTAAAATTTCGTTATTGCGGCGCGAAAAAGTTTCGACGGCTTTGTTCACCCAATTAAGGAGAGAAGTCCTGTCTTCTGGGTTTCTACCATAGGGCGGATTACAAAAGATTTTCCCAAACCAGTCTTAAGTTAATCCATGAGGAGGGCCAAAAGAAACATGTGCCCCAACCATCGAATGTCCATTAGAACAAGGGTCTAAATCAATACGCCCAAACAATTTATTTGCGGCGGCAATAATTTTAAAACTCAAACCTCTTATATTCCCCAGTTAAAACCCAGTGCTCCATATCAAAGCACGCAACACGATTATTATATCTTTGGTAAAAACCCTTATTAACGTTGTCGCCAATCCAAACCGCAAGCGGGCGAAGTTGCCCTTCGTCATTTAGCGCCGCCTCTAACAATTTAGACGCAACGCCCTTCCTTCTTTCTTGTGGATCGACAAAAATTCCGAAATCTGCATAAACATCATATCTATAGAGCAAATCTTGAACCATGGCCCACCCCAAAATTTTTCCGCCGCTCTGCTCTATATATATATCACAAAGAAAATCATTCTTCTTGTATTTATTTGCCGCAAGCCAACAAACCTCAAGATACATTGCCAAGTAGCCACGGGTTGGTTCGTGGCATAATTTTTTAAGGCGCGAAAAAGTTTTGCGGTCCAGGTTGTAAATTGATACTTTTTTCATAATCGTTCAACCTACAAAATAATTGTTTGCGCCGCGAGTTTTTGTTTTAGTTCTTGTATTTCTTTTTCCATCTTCCACATATCGCAATACGAAGCGTGCCCATGAGGAATTTCGCCGCCGTACAATTTACATTCGCCCGTTAAATCGGCTAACCAACTGCCGTCTTGTTTAAAAATAGCCTTCATGAAAGAAAGCCGTTCTTTAAGGTTATCTTTGATTGGTGGTTGTTTGGTCATGTTTTTTCTTTTGGCGGGCGATATATTTGTCGTTTGGATAATAAAACGTGCAACCACATTGTCCAGCGTTTTTATGGGACGAATCGTGGCACCATCCCGCATTTTGATAGTGGTCCTTGGGATAATGGCCGCAATTACATTTTACGCGGGCAAATTTTTTATTGGCGGCGAATTTCATTTTTCCTCACAAGAGATTACATATTCAGGCCACTCGTCCAATTCAAACGAGTCTAGAATCTTGCCGTTTCGTTGTCTCGCGTCTTCCTCAGACGCGGCTTCAATTTCATATAGGGCGATTGAGCTTCTTTTTTCTTTTACGATGTAGATCATAATTATTCTTCGGGGTTAAAGTCTTTCCAGCCAGTGCCGTCATCTATTTGAAACTCCACAGAAAGTTCTTCTTCGCCGCCTCCGCCGCCATAAAGAAATTCCCCTGTTTCATCTGAGACAAAAAGATAATGGCTTTTAATGTCATCCATTAGATCGTTCTCGTGATGAGTATATTCCCTAATTACTGTGTAGATTTCTCGAATTTTCATTTTAGGCTTTTGGGAAAAATGTTCGCCCGTCTCTTTGCCACAAGATGTTTGCCTGATAAAGCTCTGGGGAGTTTTCTCCATGTCTTTCTGCTATTTCCTTGAACCAGCCAAGCATATAGTCAAACTTCTTGATCTTCAACTTAACCCTACCCGCATCGTCAGTTTTAATCAACCCTTCTTTATCGCGCACAACAACTAATCTGTAGAGTTCCCTGTCCAACAGCGCCTCCCGTTGAAGTTCATTCATAGCGTTAAACGCATCGCGGTCAATAACAATCTCAGCATCAAGCGCCCCTTTTACGCGGCTTCTTAAATTGGAGATTTTAATGTTGGCGGCAGAAGGGTAGCCGTTTGTTTTGACGGGAAATCCGCCCTTGTCGTCAAAGGCGAAGATTGTGTCAACGGTAGCGTCTGCTTCTACAAGTTCGGGGTGATTGGCGGTGATTAGTTTCGTGATTGTTTCGGAGATTGATGATGGGGTGATGTCGAATGAGGGCATGGTGTATTTGGGGGTTTGGGGATTAACTTGCGAGTTTAGTTTGTTAAGAGTTAACTGGAGAAAGTTTTGCGCCCCAATTGAAATCGTCATAAAATTTATTTGTCACTGGAACTACTGACATATCTACTCCCATTTGAGATAAAAAATATCCAGCCAAAAACGGCCCAATCTCTGGGGTGAGTCCGTTAAATTCGTATTGTTCTGCGTGCGCTACCGAATATGCGTTAATAGCGAAGTCTAGTGTTGTCATGTATTTATATGTTGCTGTTTAGTGGGTTATTTATCAAAGGTTGTTCGGATTAATGGGTGTAAGCTCCCGACACCCCTTGTTCATTAAAAACTATTACCATTGCTCCGTTAACCTCGTATGGTAGGGTTGTCAAGTTTTTGCACATGAATTTTTTGTCTTTGTATGGGTCGTAAGTTATTTTAGCGGGGAGGCCGCGTTTATCTGCCGCCGTTGTTCCCATCCCTCCTCTTGGGGAGACAATACCAACGATGTAGGCGTGGACGTTTTTGCGTTTATCTTTCAAAACTTTTTCGCGGCCAGAATTTCTTACCACACACTCGCAATCGTGAAGCATAATCTGGTTCGTATAACCCACGACCAATCCGCCTTGGCCGATTGAGTATTTTTTGTCTTTGCCGCCATGTAGGTTTCTGTAAACTTTTACTGGCTTGTCGAGATTTATTTCGCGGCCAAGGCGGGGGATGAAGTTATTGTCGAGTCCTATGTTTGTCATTTATTAAATTCTTCAATGTTCAAAAGCAAGAATGCTTGTTTACAGCACTTCTCCGTGATTCCTAGTTTGGAAAAGAAAGTGGCCAAATGCATTTCCCCTCCAGAAATTCCAACGCATCCATCATACCAGCCGCCGATTTTTAGCCAGTTGGCGGATTTGACGTAGGTGATGTCGATGCCAGAACGGTCTGCGTCCTCTGGTAGGTAGAGTGTTTTGGGTTTTGCCATGAGTTAGTTTATCTCTTTAATGAAGATTGTCAAGGTGTTTCCAGCTTTGTCTTAATTTTATTTTACAGGCCGTTGATTTTGTTATCCCATATTTTTGCGAAATCTCCCTTAGAGATAGTTTTGAGTTTATTATTTCGATAACTTGGTTGCTTGTTAATTTTGCCGTAAAATTTTTCTCGCCACATAAAATAGTCCCATGCTTAAATTTATCTAATTCATTTGATATATGGGTGTCCCATCTTAAATTATTCAGGTTATTATTTAAAGAATTACCATCGTTGTGACACGCTTCCATGCCATCTGGACATTGACCCAGATATGCCAATAAAACCAATCTATGCACATAAAATCTCTTTGGGCCATTTTTATTTCTTAACTTAACTATTTGCCTATTATCAGCAACACAAGTTGGAAGTCTTTTCCACTTTTCTCTGAGATAGCTCTTTTTTAAAGAAAAAACATCTCCCCTTGTTGAAACAAAGTACCCTCTGTACTCTGGAACATTTTCAATGAAATCCTCATCGTAAACGAGCCATTTTAGATTATTTATTTTATAATTTCTATTATCACCATCAATAAATTCTATGCCATAGCAGTTTTTCGGTTTAAGCGAAAATGCAAGTAGGAAAACCTCCGCCAATTCAAATATAATTGATTTTGATACCCTTAAACATTCTAAGCCATCGGCCCTAATATAAGAAAACGGTCTTTCTTTTGTTGTGGTTGAAATGATATTACCCATATCACTTACCATGAATTTACCGACATTACTTTTGATCCAATTTTCGCTCATTTTTTTAAAACTAATTCAATAAATTCCTCTGAGAAATATACATTACTCGGGATTTCTGGCTGATTATAGCAGGACCACATCTCAAATAGAGAATATCCATTTAGATTGCGTTCAATACCTTGTGCCACAAAGAATTTTAAATGTGGGCGACTTTTTGCGAAACTGTAGAATGCTTGGATTGAATCCTTTATTGTTTCTAGGGGAATCGAACGTTTAGCGCCCGCCCGCGTGACCGTGGGAATAGCGTAGGATTTTCCTTCTGTTCCAACTTGAGGGCCAACAGATGCGCCTTTGACGTTCCATTTACCTTTCCAGCCGTTAGGTTTTTTATCATACTCGTATTTGCGCCAAACATTTCCGAACTCACCAAAAGAGGCGTATCCAGCGCTACCAGCGCCATGAAACCCATTTTCGCTATTCGATCCAAATACGAACACCTCATCTTCTGCTAGGGTAAGTTTGGGGGATTTGTATGTTTTAATACTTTGGCTCATTCAGTTTTAGAAGTTCGGCGGCGATTCTTTTTCTTTCGTCATATGCCCCACATTTTCGCTCATATTCACCATAATCTTGTAAGGCGACCCACCAAGCCTTTTTCCAATCGTCTAGCGATACTGTATCAGCGCCAGACCAATTACAGACCGCTCCTGCGTCTGCACCGATTTGGTCAATTAATTGAGCGTAGATTTCTTTTACTTCTAGTTCAGTGTATGTTTTAGTCATTTTTTAATCGCCGCGTTTAAAATTTTCTCGAATCTTTTTACTTCTTTAAGATACTTTTCTTCGGTCCATTCTTCGTTAAAAACCTTGATTGAGGCATTAACAGCAATGTTCCAGAGTTTTTGGGACAGCGTTGGGGTTTTAGTCATTCGCTAACTCCTTCATTCGGGGTAAAATTTTGTTCAACTCTTCTCCCAAGAAGGTTCGACAACAACTAATCTTGACGGGCGAAAATTCCCGACCGCTGTTGCTTTCCTCTTTCGTGTCCATGATTTCAAAGAATCGTTTGGTGAGGAGTTTTAGTTCATAGTTATGGGTTTTAGTCATAAGATTAACAAATAAAAACCCTCCAAAATGGACCACTATTATTTCTTGAAATATCGAACATCATCACTTCGGAAGCTAACTCATGTCTGCCGCTTTCGTTATAGCATTCAACTAGAACATCGCCTACCTGTTCTTGTTTTTCTTGGAGTTTGGTTATTAGTTCTGAGATTTTCATGTTAGTCTTTCCATCCTATTTCTGTTAAGCCCCATTCGATCATTGATAGGGCCACTTTTTTATTCTTAGTTTGAGAACGTTCGCAGCCGACAATAACTTGCAAGGATGTGGTATTTGGGGAAATTTGGTATGTTGTCGATCATCGTGTAAATCAAGTTACGGTACATGGCTCAAACTTCTTTCATTTCATACAAGGATTCCCCGCTTTTTGTCTCTCCCAATGACGGAGCGCCAGAAACGGGCCTATCTCTGAGTCATTTAATTGCGGCAAGTTCTTGTGATTTGACATTTGACGCTTCTTTAGACCCTGCTAAGTATATTGGGAAGTCGGCAATCTCTGATGATTTTCATGTTAATGCAGCGAAGGCTACTAAGTTGGCGTTTTCGTATATTCCCCTTGTGGGCGGAGTAAAGAGCGGGATTTCCGCCGCGTCAACAGGTATTTTCAATCTTACGGGCGATTCTTCTTGCTCTATTAGATTGGGCAACTTTCTTTTTCAACAGTGTTACTTGGATTCTCTGACCATTAGCATTAATCCAAACCAACCAATCAGAGCCAATGCAAACTTCTCGTGCTACAATGAAAGCGGTGTTGAAGGTTTATCTTATTCTGGGCTTGGCGGCAGCTTTGGTTTTACTACTGATACATCTAGTGGCACGGCTTTTTCCGCTCTCCATGCTTTGGCCTCCTCTGTGAGCGGGCAGTCAGTTTCTTTGCCAGAGAGTAAGACGGAGATTTCTATTCAGACGACATGTTCGAGAACTCCTGTTTATGAAGTGGGGTCAACCTACCCAAGAACTGTTCTGCTGAATAGCGTAACGAGACAAACTTCGGTGAATGGAGAAAATGTGGGCGAAGTTATTTCGTATTCGGGGGGCAGCGCCGTTTTGAATTTAAAGTTGGCCGAGTTTGGTAAATTGATGGACCCGACATTTAATGCGGCGGTTGATTATCGTCTTCAAATGTCAATTACTGGCAGAGTAACGTCCCAGAATTTATCGGCACAAGTGGGTAGGACGGTTGATTCGGTAGTGCAAATTTCAGAAAACATCTTTTAGATTTTCAGGTTATTATATAACACACATGGCTAAATCCCCTCCGTCCAAAAAGAAGGCTGCTGATAAATCCCCCAAGGTATTTCAACGAGATAAAATCTCCTACGACCTACATATCAGGGAACGAGACGATTTAACAAGCAAACAAGTTGATATTCTAAAAGCCGCTCTCGATAAGGATACAAGGGCCGTTGCTGTGGACGGTTTATTTGGAAGCGGTAAGACTTATATCGCGGTTCTTGCTGCTCTTAAACTTCTTCAACAAAAGAAAGTCGATCAAATCATTTATGTCCGCAACCCAATCGAAAGCACCAAGAGTGGTAAGGTGGGGTTTTTAAAGGGAGAACTTTCTGAGAAACTCGCGCCATATACTTGTATTGTTTACGACAAATTGGAAGAACTTCTTCCTCCGTCAGAAATCGAATTACTGAAAGAAGAAAACAGAGTGGATTCAACAAGCGTCGGGTTTGTTCAAGGCAAAAATTGGGCGTGCAAAGCCGTTATCGTAGATGAAAGTAGCAACCTCGCGTGGGAGGACTGTATTATGCTGCTTACGCGATGCGGTGAATTCACGAGAATCTTCTTCGTTGGCGACTCGGTAAATCAAAATTACTTAGCCAAAGATCAGTCTGGCTTCCGCAAAATGTTCGATAAGTTCAATGATCAAGAGTCTCGCGATAACGGGTTCCACTGTTTCGAACTAAAGGAAGCGGCGGATATTGTTCGAAGTGGATTTGTTAGATTTGTGCTTGAAAAACTGGAGATTATTAAGAAACCTCTATAATTTCTTAGGAATTTTCCCTAATTAGTTACTTTTCACCACTCTCTGGTTGTAACATAAGAATATGGATCAACAGGTTGTGGCGGAATATTTTTTTCAGATACTCTCTGGAGCGGGGACGGTATTTCTTTTGCTTTTTAAATATCGAGAGACGATAGACTTTGCTTTTAGGGTGGCGAAACTTTTATGGAAGCCGTTTCATTGGATGGCGATGTTGATTAAGATGCCCTTTCGTTTAAACGAAGAAGCTATTGCGGCTAGGCATAGAATGGACCAAGTAGAGAAAACCTTGAACGAGTTAAGCAAGTTCGTTAAGAAAGAATTAACTTATAACGGCGGCTCTTCCACTCTTGACGCTATTCGCAGAATAGAAAATAGAATAATTGAACAAGAATATGCGCAAAATACTTTACTCTTAGATTCTGAAAGTGGATTTTTTAGAAGCGATTTGTCGGGGCGAAATAAATGGGTCAATAGAACCTTCGCTCGCTATTTGGGTTGCGGGACAAGTGAGATTCTTGGATTTGGTTGGAAGCGTTTTATCAAAACAGAAGAATTGCGCCGCTATAATGATGTTTGGCAGAATGCATTCAAGGACGGCTGTGAGTTCGAAGATGTGATCGAATTTACTGATGTAAATCATCATGCTGTAAGATTAAAGGTTTCGGCTTGTCCCATTATTGACGACAAGGGGCAAATTCTCTCTTATGTTGGGACGGTGGTGGCTCTGTAGGTGTAAAGCGCGGCAAAGATTCGCTTATTTTATAGAAAAGGTAGAAAGTCTTTGGCTTTTCGTGTAATATGATGTAGAAGAACGATGAAACTTTCAGAATACGCTAAAAAACAAGGATGTACAAAACGGACTGCGTGGGCGCATTTCAAGAAAGGCTTGATCGAAGGAGCTTATCAGACGCCGAGTGGAAGGATAGTGGTCCCCGATTCGCCCGAAGTTAAGAATAAAAACGCCGTCGTCATACTTTTTTCTGGTAATATTGACGAACTGATCGCAAAATTACAATGATTCGCTCTGCGCCAACGTCTCTTAAATTTGCGAATACTGGCAAACGCCAGCAGGTCGCGAAGTTTTTGATTGAATATCGGCGTGTGCTAAAATTTTTCGTTGGCAAATTTTGGAACGAGGAAAAATTGCAAAAATTTGGAGACTCAAAATGCGAAAGCTGGCTTTCTGCTCGCGCCAAACAATGTGCGGCAAAACAAGCAGTTGGAATCGTTCGCTCTGTTAAGAAAAAGCATTCGTCTCGCGCTTTTGTGATCAAGCGAATGAGGGGCGAAGGCGACCATCTTAATGCGGATCGGTTGCAGGCGATTCAAGATGCTAGCGTTTTAACAATGCCAGAAATTACTAATGCCAATGCTGAACTTGACTCTCGCTTTTGTAAAATTAACGTAGAAACATCTGGGCATTTTGATATTTGGCTAAACCTTTCGTCTCTTGGTGAAAAGGCCAAAATTAACCTTCCTCTTCGTAAGACAAAGACGTTCAACAAGTGGTCTAGCACTGGCGAAATTCGCTCAAGCATTCGCCTAAACGAAGGAGAAGTGACGTTTTTCTTTGAATATGAGACAGAAAAACGCTCTGGTTCAACGCTTGGCGTTGACATCGGCCTTAAGAAAACGTTTTCAACATCATCTGGTGCTCAAACTCAAATTGATGCCCATGGGCATTCTTTGCAAACAATTTGCGAGAAGTTGACGCGCAAAAAGAAAGGTTCGAAAGCTTTTCGACGGGCACAGGAGCATCGTAAAAATTATATTCGCTGGTCCGTGAACCAGTTAAACCTCTCTGGTGTGAGCGAAGTTCGCCTAGAGGATATTAAAAATTTACGCAAGGGTAAGGCGACCTCCGCTTTACTTTCGCGTTGGAACTACGCAGACATCTTTGGGGCGCTATCCCTGAAATGCGAGGAGCTTGGCGTCCAAGTAACTCGTGTTCAGAACGCCTATACAAGCCGAAGATGCAATGCGTGCGGTTGGACAGAGAAACGCAATAGAAAAGGCGAAACGTTTAAATGTCGAGAATGCGGGCATTCCGCAAACGCAGACATAAACGCCGCTAAGAACATTGCGCTAAACCTTTCTATTGAAAGGTGTCCAAACCTTGATCAGTTTTACTGGTCAAAACAGGAGTTTATAGTCCCTGTCGCAAGAAAAGCTGACGTAGAATAAATCTCTACACTTCTAGCAACTGTAATTAGGCGTTTTACAATTAATGCCTATTATATTTATATGACACAAAAATTTTGTTTCGAGTGCGGCGTAAAAGCCCCGTCTATTGCCGCTAAGTTTTGCACCTCCTGTGGTACATCGTTAGATGTTTTGGGCGCTAAAAAATCTTCGCCCGCAAAGAAAATTGTTGCCCGAGACATTGATGATGACGACGAAGATGGGTCAGATACTTTCGAGATTCCCAGCTTATCAGCCTTGAAGGTAAAAATTGAAGGCGATGATGAGGTTGGATTTAACTCCTTTACTTTTGGGGCAGATGGTTTTCAGCCAGCAAAGTTCACTTCTACTCGCCGATAATGCCTTCCACCTTCGAAGAAAATTACCAAGAAATTCTGGATGTGGTGAAAAAATACCACACAAAATGGCGACTAGATATTCTCCATTGGATGGATTACGACGATGTTTCTTCTGAAGTGATAGCTCATATCTGGAAAAAGTGGCATCTCTACGATCAGTCTCGCCCTCTAGGCGGATGGGTTGCCCAGGTTTGCCACAACCAAATCAGAAACAAACTCCGCAACCATTATACTAATTATGCTCGCCCGTGCATTAAGTGTCCCAGTAATTTAGAGGGCAACCACTGCGCCATTACCAGTAACCACGAACAATGTTCTGAGTGTCCATTATACGCACGCTGGATGGAGAGTAAGAAAAATGGCTACGACATTAAAATGCCCCTAGAGTTGGAAAACCATGTGGCCGAAGTAAATAACATGCCCTCAGACGAGGTAGATTATGACTTCGCTATTGAGAAGTTGACCGTTGAGCTAAACAAATACTTAGACGCTAAAACTTTGCGCGCATATTTTATGCTTAATTTCGAGCATAAGGACGAAAAAGAAGTGGCCGCTTACCTCGGTTTTAAACCGCGCCTACAAAACAGTGTGGCAAAACAAATGTTAGAGTTCAAAAATAATTTATTGATTAAAGTCAGAACCGTGATTCGCGAGTCTGATATTCCTGAGATGTGGAGATAACATGAAACAACTTTCTACCGCTCAAAAAACCCTGATCCTCTCTTTGTTCAAGGATCACCCGAACATTGAGTATTTAACGCAGACTGTTTTCGAAGACAAAAAATTAGATGGCCGCTCATGGCAAGGAAAATTAGTTGCCGCGTTCCTCGTTGAACAAAAATTAAATTATAAAACCACAAAGTTCCAAAAACGAGAACCAGTGCGCGAATTAACCGATGACGACAAGCAGTATATTATTTCTGCAATTCAGAACGGCGAAACAATTGTTAATGTGGCGCGGATTATTTTCAAAGATGACTCCGTTAAGCGTTTGTCGGCGGAATGGCGGCGCGTTCAGACTTATTGCGAGGTTGCTGGGTTAAGTTCGTTAAATGATGAGGACGAGGTTGCATTAGGCGTCTATCAAGCTCCCAGAGACTTAATCAAGCTAGTCAACGTTGTTAACGGCGCACTTGGAACAAAAATTGAGGCTGAAAAAGTTTCTGGAAAGTATAAGGCGTATTTCGACAAGCTAAAAATCAACCTCGACAACTCCAAACTCAAGCGCATCCTCAATGCTTACGAGAGTAAGAAAGACAGGGAGTTGTTTGTAGATGAGTTCGTTCGTCTTACGTTTGAAAAACCCGACTTGACGCCAGACGAGTTGAACCTTTACATGCAGATTGTGCGCGACGGGATTTCACTGGAGGTCTTGGAGAGCAAAATCAATAAAATGAACCAAATGTTCATGGACATTGAAGAAGCGAGCGAATTAAATCAGAGGTTTTCTGAGAACTTAAAAGCTTGTGTTGATGAGAAGAATCAGGTGACTAAACGCATCGCCGATACCACGAAGAAGTTACAGGGTGATCGTGGGGAGAGGTTGAAGAATCAAGGTAGGGATGAGGTTTCATTCTTAAATATCGTTCAACTCGCGCAAGAAGAACTTGAGAGAAAGAACATGCTTAGACTTGCAGAACTCCAGAGAGCGGCGATTTCCGAAGAAGCTGATAGGTTAGAGAATCTTGATGATTTTGTTTGTAGAATTATGGGCGTGTCAAAAGAGGAGGTAATTTAATGCTTGTTTGTAAAGAATGCGGAGAAAGTTTCTCTTCCGAACGAAGTTTGCACGCTCATTTCAAAGCCCATAAGTTAAGTGTTCCAGAGTATTACTGCAAATACTTTCCAAGAAAGGATTTGCTCACTGGTGCTCCGTTAGAGTTTAAGCAGAAGGATGAATATTTTTCAACTTATTTTTCGGCGCGGGAAAATTTAATTAAGTGGTTGGACAAAACACCTGTAGAGAAGAAAGCCTCTGTCATTCTTGATATGCTGGAAAAGAGAGTTAAAACAAAATCACTCTCTTTGGCCCCAAATGAGGTAGAATTGTATTTTGCGGGGTTGCCGCCTATTTCTGAGTATAAAAAATGTTTTGGCTCTTACTCTTCTGCTGCTAAATCTTGTGGAGTAGAGCCGATGTTTACGGGTAAGCTTCCTGACGAATGGAGCAATGATTTTTCGCGCAAAAAGATATATTGGGATTCTAGAGAGCAAAACCCACTGCGATTCGCGAATAGCGAATGTTTAAAACTTGACACGGGAGATTATTCCGTTGGCGGCGAAGATTTCTGCAATACTTTTGTTGATAGGAAATCCTTGGATGATTGGGCGGCGACCTTGGTTGGCGATAACTTCGAAAGATTTCGCCGAGAGATTGAGAGATGTAAGAAACAGGAGTGCTTCTTATGGGTGGTCATAGAGGCTCCCCTGGATGGGATAGAAAACGCCGCTGGACGCTCTTATCACAAGCATAATCTTTCCTATGTTTCTCATCAAATGAGAATTTTACAACACTCTTGTCCTACGAATCTACAATTTGTCTTCTCGGGTGGGCGCGAACAGAGTCAATTGATTATCCCCAAACTACTATGCTTGGGCAAGCAATGCTGGAATGTCGATATAAATTTCTGGCTCAAACAACAAACCAACACAAATTTTTAAAATGGGATGGGCACAAGGCTTGCAGCCAGAGAAGCGCAGCGGACACGTTAATAAAGAACTTGCCGAAGTAAAGGGCTTTCTTGAGGAGAAGGACGCCAAACTTTGGTTGGAAAAATTCTTTAGAGAAAACCTTGGACTGCTCTCCAAAATTCTTACGGGCGTGGAATTGTTAGAGTTCCAAAGCATGATGATCAAGGCGATGTTCAATGTTGACTATTTCCTTGCTATATGTAGTCGTGGCAGCGGAAAGAGCTTTATTTGTGCCATCTTTCTTATCTTGTACGCATCTTTAAATCAGGGAATTAAGATTGGGATCATCGCAAATTCATTTCGCCAAGCTCGGCTCTTAATGCAAAAGATCATTGACTTAAGGCAAGACCCAAAGGCCAAATTCTTAGCTCAAATGATTACAGACAAGGATATTTCCTTGAAGAACGATGAGTGGGTGATTCGGATTGGCCGTAGTCAATTAATATGTTTACCCACAGGAGATGGCTGCCTAACTCTTTCATCCAGAACGACTTACGGCGATTCTGGCATAACTAGATTTGCCGACGTTTTCCCGAAAGATATTGATTTGATTGTTGACCATCAAGAATTTTCTTCCGATAAGAAGATTTGGTCAAATGGCAAATTCCGCACCAGCGATCAGCAGTTTTACAACGGAATTAGAGACACTAAAAGACTAACCACTAAAAGAGGTTTTCAAATCGAATCCACGCTAAATCACAAATTTAAGTGTGTCGAGAATGGTAATATTGCTTGGAAAGAAGCGCAGAATTATGTTATTGGTGACAATATTATGATTGATAAAAGTGTTCGCTGGCATAGTTCCGACACAGAGTTGACCGAGAATGAGTGTTATGCGTTCGGGGCTTTAATTGGAGATGGGTGTTTTGGTAAGGCGAGTGCCGTTGGTTTTGCGACCCATGATGAAGGAATTATGGACAGGGTGAAATTGGGCACTCCGTTTAAATGGACTCAATGCTCCGACAAAGTTCATTGGCATGGTGGAGGTGGAGATGAATTGAAATTTAAATACTTAGAAAAATTTAATTTCAAGGATGAGTCTTCATGGAAAACCAAAGACAAACATATTCCCATCCCAGTTCTTCGCTCTTCCAAAAGTAAAATGTCCGCTTTTATTCGCGGGCTTATGGACACAGATGGCAGCGTCCAGACGCGATCTGACAATGGCAAGGGTTCTCACACACAGGTATCGTTCTTTAACACATCAGAGCGTCTAATCGACGATCTTCAATACGTTTTACTTCATTATGGAATTGTGTCGAATAAAATATCTCGCCAACGCACTCATGATAAAAGAGTTGGAGATGTGAATTGGAGTAAATCTTATGAGCTTTATATTAGCGGAGAAAACGTCCTAACGTATGCTAATGAGATTGGTTTTGGACTTAAAAGAAAACAAGATACCCTAAATCGTGGTATAGCCAATAAAACTCGATGGATGTCTATTTCTTATGATTCTGTTCCAGTAAACATTAATCTTTTGGAGGACATTGCTGAAAAATCTGCCCTCCCAAACAAGAGGATGGCTTTCGCTGGCATGGCGAATTTAAGAAGGAAAAAGATTATTACAAAATCTCAACTTAGACTCTTTATTGAGAAGTATGAGTTATCTGGAGACGTTAGGATTGAAGGATTGAAACAGCTTGTTTCTGATGGCGTATTTTTTGACTCAATTTCCAGCATCGAAGATTCCAAAGCCCCAACTGCTGATCTTCACGTCCCAGATGGACACGAATACTGCGCCAATGGATTTTTCTCTCACAACTCCAAGCTTCGCGGTTATCGCTTTAAGGTAATGGTTATTGATGAGCTTCTTCTTCTTAGTTCTAAACTCATTAATGAAGTTATTCGCCCGTTCCTATCCACCAACACCGATGTCACGGAGAGAAAAAAGGTGCGCGAGGCCGAAGATATTCTTGTGTCCCAAGGTAAACTGGAAGATAAAGACAGAATCCAATGGGGCAATAATAAATTAATTGGGTTATCTTCGGCGTCCTATTCTTTTGAATATCTCAAGACGATGTATGACGAATACGAGAAGGCAATTTTTGAGAAGAGAGCGGATAATGCAAAATATAGCATCTTCCACATATCCTACGATTGTTTGCCAGCGGAACTTTATGACCAAGCTCTTATTGCGAGCGCCAAAGCTCAAATGAGTGAAGCTCAATTTGGGAGGGAGTTCATGAGTCAATTTACAGATGATAGTTCTGGTTATTTTAAAATGTCCAAGATGATTGCCTGTACATATTCGGACGGAGAAGGACAGCCTGTGGAAGCCATGGGAGAAAAGGGCGCTACTTATATTATTTCTGGAGATATTAGTTGGTCGGAGTCAGACGGTTCGGATGATTTTGTTTTTCATGTAATCAAATATTTCAGAGAAACGGATATTGGCGTGGTAGTTCATTCTTATGCGCTCCCAGGAACCGCCATGAAAGAGCATATCAAGTATTTCCACTTTCTCTATAAAGCGTTCAGTCCAGAGTTGATTATTTTCGACTTTATGGGCGGCGTTCAGTTTTTATCGGCGGCAAATGAAAGTGAATTATTTAAGACTGATGGAATCGAAATTAAAACTATTGACGTTGAAGTAGAAGACCCCACTAAATATCAAGAGGACTTAAAATCTATTCGCAATATCCATAATCTATCTGATAATAGAATTTGCATACAAAGAAAACCATCTGGTAACTTTATTCGTCAGGCGAATGAAATTCTTCAGGCAGCGTTTGATCATAAAAGGCTGATGTTTGCCTCTATGGCGATAGATGATGATTTCGTAAAACAAACGTCTATGCCCGTGCCAGTGAATGATTTAAAGTTCTTGCGGGAAACTATGACTATTAAACAGAATTCCGTAGATTTTGTGGAAAACCTCAAAGACAACATTAATATGATAAGAACTCAATGCGCTCTTATCGAGGTTGCCAGCACCCCACAAGGGAATCAAACATTTGATTTGCCGCTCAATTTAAAAAGACAGAGAGGTTCTGGGAAAGCGAGAAAGGATAGTTACTCGGCATTAGTCTTAGGAAACTGGGGCTTACAAATCTATCGGGATATGATGGCAACCCCTAAAGAAGACGACTACGGAACATTTGAGCCATTTATTTGTTAATATGAGCGACGAATCGTACTTGGGCCACTTAAAAGAAGAATAGGATTATCTCAAAGAAGTCCTGTGTCGTTGCTTCTTTGGGCGATTATTATTGGCGGGGCAATATATTGTTGGTTTGAAAGTTGACAATAAGTTACTTTTTGTTGACTTTGTGTAATATGTTTATATGTCAAAAAGAAGTTATACGAAGAAAAGCGACTACTGGGAAACAAGATTTTCTTCGAAGCCAGAAACCCAAGAAATTTCTACGGCGGCAACTTTTGAGCCCGAATCTTTCGGTGATCCATTTGTAGCTTTCGGGTCTGAAATGGCTCGCGCATCGACAAGATCAACGTCGGAAACTTCTGGTGGGCGAATTAATCGCTCTACAATTACCCCCACGATAGACAAATTCTCTCAGATTCGGCAAATGACTATGCCGTATTCTTACGCTAATGGTTGCGTCAATATGAGAGATGCGGTGGAACTTACTCAGAAGGCGTATGCTAACGTAGCCACCTACAAGAACGCTGTGGATTTGATGAGCGAGTTCTCGAACACAGAAGTCTATTTAAAATACGGCAGCAAGGCTTCTAGGGACTTTTTCGCCCGCTGGTTCCGCAAAATTAACCTTTGGAACCTCAAGAAGAATTACTTTCTAGAGTATTTTCGCTCTAGTAATATCTTTTTGTATCGCGTGGATGGTAAATTCTCCGTCGAAGACTTTCTTAAGCTATCCACGGTTTACGCGGCAGAAGACGGCCTTTCCAATGACGAGATTCCATTAAAGTATATCTTGCTTAACCCTTATGACATGGTGGCGAACAACACTGCCGCCTTTACGGGGGAATGTTACGAAAAAGTACTTTCAAAGTCAGAATTGAAGCGCCTCAAGAACCCTATCACGGACGACGACAAGGAATTACTAAATGGTTTGCCTCAAGACGCCAAGGATTTAATTAAAAAGGGCGCATATTTTTCTGACGGCATTCGAATCAAGTTGGACCCCCAGAAGATTCACATGTCCTTTGCCAAGAAGCAGGACTACGAGCCTTTCGCTATTCCTTTCGGGTGGCCAGTGTTGGAAGACATTAACGCCAAGCTGGAAATGAAACGCGCCGACCAAGCAATTATGCGGACGGTGGAAAACGTCATTCTCTTGATTAAAACAGGGGAAAAGAAAGACCAATACGGCGGCGGCATCAATCAAAATAACATTGAAGCCCTAAGAAAGTTGTTCATGAACGGCACTACGGGTCGAACTCTTGTTGCCGATTATACTACGAGTGCGGATTTCGTTTTGCCCGACCTAAAAAAAGTTCTCGGCCCCGAAAAATATACGATTCTTAATCAAGACATTCGGGAAGGCTTGCAAAATATCATTGTGGGCGAAGAAAAATACGGAAACACCCAAGCTAAGATTAATGTTTTCCTAGATAAGTTGCGCGAGGCGCGAAATTCTTTCTTGGAGTTTTTGCAGTCTGAAATTAAGCGCGTGTCTAAGATTATGGGTTTCAGACAGACTCCCGTTGCCACATTTACGGACATTTCCTTACAGGATAACACGGAGCTTATGCGGGTGGCTAACAGATTGGCCGAGTTGGGCATTCTGACGCCCCAAGAACTCATGCGCGTATTTAAACGTGGCGAGTTCCCAGACGACGATGAAATTGGGTTGGAGCAGGAGCAGTATATTAAGGATCGTAAGGACAATAAATGGATGCCCCTTTCTCCAGTTCCAATCACGCAGGCACCTCCGCCCGCTCTTGATCCCAACAAAGCTCTTGCGGGACCGTCTTCTACGAAAAAAACCAAGACGATGACCCCCGCTGGAAGGCCAAGTGGTTCCAAAGCGTCAGTTTCTCTTGAAGCAATTAAAGAAATTACCTTGGCCGCGAATAATTTAGAATCTTCTATTTTGGATATGGTGAAAGCCAAGACTGGGACCGAATTAACCGCCGAACAAAAGACTCTCGCCCGCGAACTAACTGAGAAGGTCGTGGCGTCGTCAGAACCTTCCTCGTGGAACAGTCGGGCGCTAGAATGTGTTGAAACGCCATCTAAGATTATTGATTTGGTTCCGTCTGAGGAAATTCAGATTCTTGCGGCGGAGTCTGGGTTGGACGATTATGCGGCGGCTCTGTATGTTTGGGCGGCGCAATAATTATTTCTCCCAAGGGTTGAGTTGCCTTTTAAGCTCATGCTACTTCCATTCTTCGTTGTTAAAATAACTCGCGCCCAAAGTTTTTAATTCTTGAAGGCGGCTAATAAAATCATCTAGGTCACAAATATGAATGCAATCATCGTCGCCATCAAAGATTCTGGTTAAATCTACGCATCCATCCCAAGAGACTTTTGCTTCATACGCCCCTTCGTAATCAAGGCTTTCTGCCTGAAAAGAGTGTTTAAAGTTGTCGGGGATTATTTTCCAGTGTTTGTTCATTGCCGAGTAAACGTAATCCAAGGGCCAAATCTTTCAATGGTGTAAATTATTGGATGGTCCCCCTCTTTCGGACAACTTTTGAGTCAGAAATTATTTCCGCGTCTTCATGGAAAGATTCTGAAATTTCTCGTGCTTCCCTTGAGGGGTTGCGCGGTTTAATCCCCGCAGAGGTAGATTTACAGAAGAACCCCGACCTTATTAGTATCGCCTTTAATGGGTCAGTCGCAAATCTTTGCAACAAGAATGATGATTGCGTTGGAACGGCGGAATCAATTATCCTCGCAAATACAGCTTTCCACAAGAGCCTCAACCTCGAACACAAGAGCGAAAAGATTGTCGGGCACTTGATTACTGCTGGATATTCTTCTTTTGGCGACAATAAAATTCTCACAGAAGATGAGGTTCGCGAAATGGTTGAGCCGTTCAACGTGTCTTTTGGGGCAGTAGTTTATCGTAAGATTTATCCCGAACTTGGGAATTTGATCATGTCTTCCACTGATCCCAAGAATAAATTCTACAAGAAAATCTCGTCTAGTTTTGAAGTGGCGTTTAGTGATTATCACTTAGCCGTTGGCAGTAAGAATTTAAAAGAGGCCGAAATAATTTCCGATCCCAAAAAGATCGCCGAACTCCGAAAATACCTAAAGAAATACGGTGGAAGCGGCGAAACTCCTCAAGGAGAAAAGATATACAGAAAAATAATCGGCGCGAATATTTTAACAGTTGGACATGGCCTAGTCGCCCGACCCGCTGGGGAAGTATGTGGGCTAATCGCAGACGACGGCAAAAAACAAAAATCTACCGCCACAATCTCCCTCTTTGCGCCCAAGGAAAAAAAATGTGTAATAATTGACAAGACCCCGAATCATAACATGGACATCGAAGAAACTATCCAAGAAATGGCGGCGAGCGTTAAACAGCTTGTGGCCGAAAATAAAAGCGAGGAAGCCGTTGCTTCCGTCCGCAAAACCATCGAATCCGCTATCAAGGAGGCAAACAAGGAGTTTATCACCGAGCGCGATAAAGCTCGCACTGATCGCGAAGCTTCCGAGGCTAAGCTTACTGAACTCTACGCTCAAGTCGAAAAGATGAGCGACAAGATGATGAAGGCTGAACGCAAAATGTACGAAATGGAGGAACAGAGTCGCGCCGCCAAAACTATGATTCGCTATAATGAGCGCATGGCCGCTATGCAGGACGAATACGAAATGGATGAAGAAGATTGTGCTGTCGTCGCTTCCAAACTCAAGACTCTTGAAGTCAAGGACGAAGATGAAGCCGACGAAGTGTTCGCCGCTTTCAAGGGTGAAATGAGCAAGTTGTGGAAACACAAAAACAAAACCGCCAAAGCTGCCTACCAAAAAGAACTGGACGAAAAAATCCAATCCGAAGTTACCAAGAAACTCGCCGAACTCTCCACCGCTTCAACAGTGAAGGCTGGCGAAGAAGGTAAGGCTGTTGATGATGCTCTTGATAAGGCCAAAGCATCTGAAGAAAAAAGTGTAAGCAATAATAACGAAAACACTGGTGCCGAAAAAACCCTCGCAGAACGTTTCGGCTCCGCACTCAAAGTCAACATCTCCCAGTAACCCACTCTCACTAAAAAACACATATGGCACGCCGTATCCTACCCTACAACATCACGAATCCTTGGGACGTACTTAATCACTACGCTCTTGACGATTTGTACATTAATAACTCGTCCACTGGAACAGGTTTCGGCGATGCTGGCGTCTTTGTGACTGTCGGCTCTGGCAACCTTGACTTGGATGCTATCACCTATACCGCTGATACTTTCCTTGGTAAAAAGGATTATCCGTTCATGGGTTATAACAACTACCCGAAAGTCAGCCTTAAGGTTCGTCCTGCTGCTTCTGGCGATATTCCTCTTGGCATCACTCTCCGTCAGACCGCTGACTACGATGAAAATGGCCAGAAGTTCATTTATAACAAACAGGACAAGGCTGAAACCATGCAAATCACAATGCGTGGCGATGCGGTTCCTGTTGCGACAAAGGGCGTTTTCACCTTCTTCCAGACTGCAATCGACGGTACTCTTACTCTTGGCGCTGGCGTGAAACTCTCTACCACGAGCGGTAAGCTCACTGGTTGTACGGCAACTGATGCTGCTCGCTGCGGTCAGGTTCTCGGTTCTGGTTCCCGTGGCTCCAATGGCGCTACTAGCCCCGACCTCTATAGTGGTAGCTTCTACCAGATCAAGATCGGCTAATTTCATAAGCTCAACAAATACTACCTCTACTCACTAAATGAAAATTACCTTCGAAAAAAACAACGAGCAGATTGAGCTTCTGAAAGCTATGGCAAGCCGTGACAAAACGGTTGCTGCCGAAGCCCAGCAAATCTTCGCCGCTTACATGGGTCCAGTCCTTTCGGCTGCTGCTGAACAGGCTCCTATCCTTGGCAACCTTTATACGTCTGTCTCTTATGACAGCAATGAAGCTCCAAGTCTTCGCACTGATTTGTTCTACGACATTAGCGATGAAAATTTCATAAACGTCTTCAGCTCTACTGCCGCTGGTGGTCTTGGAACTAATGAAGTCGTGCCAGTCGTTTCTGAAATGTTCGTTCGCACTTACGAACTTAATACCGCGCTCTCCTTTGACCGTCGTATGCTCGCAAAATCGCCTAACCTCGATATTGTTGGCCGCACGATGAGCAAGGCTCTCCAGTCCATCCTGTTCCAGATTGAGAACAAATCGGTTGGGCCGCTTATGTCCGCCCTTGCTAGCGCCTCCACCAACAGTAAGAACCATGTGTTCCGTGCTGCTGTCGCTGGTCGTCTCCTTCCTGATGACTTTAACGCTCTGATCACTCTCAGCAAGCGCATCTATACTTCCTACATGGGCGGCACTCCTGTTGGTGCTCGTGGTCGCACTACCGACCTCTTCCTCTCCCCCGAGAAGATGGCTCTCCTGCGCGAAATGGCCTATCAGCCAATCAACACCAAGACGGCTCCACAGGGTTCCGCCGTCAAAGATGGCCTTGCTGCTCCCGATAAGGTACGCGAGGCTCTCTGGGGCGCTGCTGACGTGACGACCTTCTATGGTCAGGCGATTCATGAGTTTAACGAATTCGGTATCGGCCAACGTTTCAACACCGTCTTCGATGTTGCCGCTGGTTCCACCAACTATTCGCAGGCTGACGGCTCCACTGGTTCCGCCGCTTTCGATGGTGCCGCTACTGAGCTTATCCTTGGTATCGACCGCTCCCGCGCTTCCAACTCCCTTATCCGCCTTGCGGAAGTGGACGCTGAAGTTGGTTCGGAATTCGTCTTTGAAGTGGACAATCAGTTCGAAACCGCTTCTAGTCGCACCAAAAAGATCGGCTACTTTGGAGGTCTTTCTGAAGGGCGCGTGATTTTGGATCGGCGCGTTTTGACAGGTCTTATCGTGTAATTTCTCTCAACGAGAAAGTCCGAGGCTTAATCGCCTCGGACTTTTTTGTGTCTATTTATCGCGATTTGTCTATTATTAATTGTATGAACACTGATCCCCTTGATAATATGGAATCCGCCAACGGCAAACTTGAAGATTTAAACGACCTTCGTTCTCTGGAGGCTATTTTCGCCACAAAAAGCACGAATATTTACGGCACTACCGATATTCGCATCTTCAAAGAAAATATTGAGGGAATGGGAATTGTCGATCTACAGAGTATGGCAGAAAAAATTGGCGTAAACAAGTATCTTTCTGTACCAGAGATTAAAGCGGCGCTCATTCGCTCCTTTGAGCGTAACGCAGGAACTCACCAACATTCGCTAAATATCCCTAAACGCATTCCGACCCCACAATTTGATAAGAATAATCCAGAGCATCTCTCCCTAATGAAGTCTCTTGGTATGAAAACTTACTGATAGATCATGGGTGGGACTTGCGTTTACTTGATTGATGCCAGCATTATCAATCAGTCAAGACCAGATATTAAAAATTAAATCCTTGGGTGAAAAGGGGTTAAGGATTATTGATATTTCTAAGGAAATGGGGCTAAGTCACAGCCTTACAAGCGCGCATTTTCATAAGTTTTTTCCCAGCAAAAAGAAAAATCCAGACTGGAGTGAGGAAGAAATTGAGCATTTGGAGTCTCTCCTTAAAGAGGGACTTTCTCATTCGGCGATACAAAAGATAATAGGAAGAACTCCTTCTGCTATTAGAATTAAGGCCCATCAAATGGGTTTCAAAAGTCAACTTGACCGCGCCATTTATTCTTACGATAAAGACTTCTGGAACGAACCGAATCCAATTAATTGCGCGCTTGCTGGATTTGTTGCAGCAGATGGTTGTATATCCGTAACTAGCTCTTCTAAGATATTTTTAATTAATTTGGCAGAAATTGATGCTGGGTATTTGAAAATGTTCGCCCATTTTGTCGGTTCTGACGCCCCATTAAGATACTACGTTGCGCCACATGGCGGCAGAATGGTGTCTATGCGTTTTACTGCCAACGCTTGGGTTGAACCTCTTGCTGATATTTACAACATCATTCCCGCAAAGACACACAAATTGAAGTTGCCAAACATCCCCTCTCATTTGATGGATCATTACTTCAAGGGTTTTACTGACGGCGATGGATATTGGGGAGTAGGTAGCAAAGAAAGGTATCTGAATTACTCTGTTGTTGGGGCTGTCCCAGACGTTATTGAGGCGATTTGCGCTAGGCTCAACGATTTCCCTCAAACGCACGGACCAGTTAAAGTTGGCCGTGATCAAACTGGGTTATATAGAGTAACAAAAGGCGGACTCGGCGCTGTTGAATTTGCAAAAACACTATACAGTCTCCCATCTCCCTCTCTGTGGCGCAAGCATAAATTAGTTTACGATTTTATCGAAAAGAATCCGCGTTACGGCCCGAATATTTTATCGCCGCAAGATCATTACGCATCTCTAGGTTACGAATATGAGCCATAACGTGTAAATCTTTACATGCCCTATAACACTTTCTCAGGACTCGCCAGAGATACCTTCGCTAATGAGTTTGAATCCAACACAGGGATTACAACGTTCTCTCAAATTAGTGGTTGGTACGCGGCCAATGTGGGTAGTTTAAATAATCTGCTCCACACAAGCTTCTCTGGAGTTGACCCAGAAATTGACGTAGAAGCGGGCGCGATTTTCGGCATGATGTATCTCAGTTCTTACTACGATAGGCAAGCTAGGAACGCTGCACGCGGGGTTATTTCCAGCGCTAATGGAGAGAATATCCTGTCTGTATCAGACGGCGATAACAAAATTCAATTCTCCAACAGAAATGAAATCGCCAAAACATTTAGGGGTTTGTCGGCGGACACTACAGCGGCGATTGAAAAGGCGGCGGACAAATATTGTCTATTTTTGAGTGCTCCAAAGAGTATTAATGGGCTGGACATGGAAATCACGGGTTATGCGTTGGGAAGTTATTATTCGTTGTGATACCCGACAACTAGCGGCCCGCCTCAGTTAAGAGGCGGGCCTATTTTTTTCTTTTATGGCGCGACAGTTCAAAGAAAGTCATGCACCCTTGTAATGGTATTTACACTTGAGGGTCGAAAGATTTTGGCTGATTTGAGCGTAAGATGGTGTATATGGCCTTAACAAAACCACCTCAAACAAAAGTCGGGCGCAAGTTTGGAATGCTCTCCCCGCACACGGGATTCCACGCGAAAAATAGTCGCGGCAAAACAAAATTGTACTACAAATGTGACTGCGATTGCGGAGCGAAGGATCATGTAGTTTTATCTAGTAATCTAAGAAGCTCTTCTGGCAGTAATTCTTGTGGATGTAATCAACATACTGGAAACAGGGCTCAAGACCTCACTGGTCAAAAATTCGGAATGTTAACAGCTTTAAAACCGACCAATAAAAGATACAGGAAAAGCATAGTCTGGTTATTCAAATGTGACTGTGGAACGGAAAAAGAAATGTCTGCTGGAGAGGTTGTCAACTTTAAAACGGCGTCTTGTGGTTGTAAGAGAAAATACCTAAATCGTGAAGAGGCTGTTTGGGTAAGGACGAAGGCAACTGCGTTGCGTCACTCAGAAGAGTATGGCAATGTTTCTGATTTAACCTTAGATGAATACGTTGAGGAAACCACTAAAGACTGCTTTTATTGCGGGGCAAAACCAAAAATTCCAGTAATAGACAGAGCCTCCGATCTTAGATTAGTTAGAAACACGTTGGACAGAATCAATCCACAACTTGGGTATTTAAAAACTAACGTAGTGCCATGTTGCACTAGATGTAATCAGGCTAAATCTGATATGAGCTATATGCAATGGGTTAATTTTCTCATTGAAGTCCACAAACATTTTATTGAAAGCCAAAAATACCTTCAATTTGCCTTTGGAGAAAGGGTCGCCGCTAATTCTGAGAAGTTCTTTTTATTTAAAGATTCTCTAGTCCTCAAAACAAAGAAACCCGCCAAGTAGGCGGGTTTCGGTAGTTATTTTTTATCTATTACGCGAACACAGCACTGACGTTTGAGCCCGAAACGAAGACCCCCCGCGTAAGATCATTTGTGCCGCCGATTTCAGCTTCAAAAGTCAAATCAATTGACTGATTATCTCCCACCCCAAGACTAGACTGCTCACTTACAAACTGAGCGCCTTTAAGGGTGTAGCTCATATTGGCAGAACCATTTGGTTTGTTAATGGTGAGAGTAATGTCGTGAACGCTTTCATCATCAAGCATCGAAGCAAGAGAGCGTGTAACAGCTTCATTCGCAAGGGCATTAACGGTGAGAGTCGATGTGATTGGGAAATCTACGGCACGGGCAAATGGGAAACGAGAACCAATCTGCTGAATTGGGGAGCGCGAAAGCGGGATCGAAAGAGAGGCACTTTGGACGCGAATACCATTTCCACCAGCAACGTCAAGACTCGCGAATGCCGAAGCAACGGTTGAGCCAAGGCCAGTCAGGGAACCGAACGATAACGAAATATCGGCGGGTCTGCAAGCCGTTACAATCGAAGCTCCAGTGCCAGGAAGAGGCGCTGGAAGATTGACGCCAGTGGTAGCACTGATTGCGACACCATTTGCTGGGTTAACTGCTGGATTAATAGTTCCAGTGGTAGCTCCATTTACGGTGTATGTGTTTGAGGTAGTATTCGCAGCTTCAAGAGAAATCGAAACCGTAGGAATATCGCCAACAGCAACGCTTAATTCATAATTGGTGATAAAGCAATTTCCAAACGCTCTAATTGGAAGACCCGAAAGGGCCGCATTTGCGCCACCAATAGAGTTAAGGTCCGTGCCTTCTGCGCAAGTAGGAATATAGAGATTAACACCGCTTGCCGAACTGATGGCACCAGAAACAAAGTTGGCTTGACCCGTTAATGTGGATGCGTCTTGGCAATAAAGACCTAAAAGACGTTCATTGTAGCCATCCGAAAGGTAGTAGGAAAAATCAGCGGAAACAGTAGGTGGTTCGGTTACGATTTTTTGAATCGCGGCCTGAGTGCCAAATTGCGTAATTGGCGTACGAGCAATTTCGAAACTAGAATTGAAAGACTGAACGCGGCGAAGTTGGGCGTGGGAGCCCGTGCCTGTTGCGGAGAGGGAGTTGGAGGCAAAGACTCCGAGAGAGGGGTACGTTACGCGGTTACGGGCCATGGTGTATTAAGAGGGGTTTCTCTTCTTTACACTTTTCTCTTCTCAGACGCCGAAGGGCTTCTGAGAAAAGGGCAATCAACCCACCAACTCTGAATCCTCAAAAATATTCCCAATTACCTTTAACGAAGGCTTGTGCCAATTAGTTGACGAGATATTAAATGCTCCATTATTGAATGCTACTGCCGCATTTAAAGTTTTTGCGTGACGATACTCTTCATCGTAGAATGAACCAGAGATAATGTCTCCCTCATAAATTTCCCGCCCATTCTTATCAAGTAAACCAGTGAATTGTTGGACGAAGTAACCCTCATCTTCAAAGTCCAATCCATCAGTCAAATCCACCTCTGGGATAAATGAGCGGCAGAATCTTTTTTCGTTTACATTCCAAACGCGGAATTTAATTTGGCGGCTCATATTATTTTTCAACGACAAGTTTGAAGACTACTTTATTTTTGGCCGCGTCTAAAAACCATTCAAAATCAATGAATTTAGTGTTATAATCCTTGACAAAATAGCTCATTACGAGGTCAAGGTCTTCTTCTTGGTAGATTATTTGCGGGTCTTTCATATTGCTTGCGGCCAATAAACTATCTCCACTCTTCCTTGTCAAGTTTTTCTTTTACGCTGTCTGCGATAAATTTTCGTCCGACCCCAAATAGGAAATATCGTTCGGTTTCAAGTTTGAGAGCTTCTTGGGTGTATTTGTTTGCGGCCTCAGTTAAAATGGCCTGAACTTTTTCTGGTTGGCAGGCATCATCAAGCGCCGCTTTAAAAAGTTCGTCCAGATTAAGCATTTGTTGGCTGAAGGCGTGGACCATGGATTGTTTCATGGTTTCTACTTCGATTTTAATTAGGGGCATTTCGTTCATACTCCTATATTACTACCACAAAAGCTCAAACCTGTCAACTATTATTTGCGGCCAAAATTATTCTGGGATTCCAAGGCTAGCGTTTCTTGCTTCGCAAATTTGTGAAAATAAATCTGCCACAATATCTGGCATCATTTTCCTTTTCAGGGTTTCTAGCTCTTCGCCATCCAGAGATACAAAACTCTCCTCGTTAAGTGACAGCCATTGAAAATAATGATGCGAAAAGCACACGCATTGATGAACAACTGAGTGATTATTCTTATTGAGCATATAGAAATCCCCTCTATATGGACTATTCCTATCTATATTAAAAGAGAAGAAAGCGTCTCCATGCGCATTATTTTCTCCTATTAATTTAATAGCGGCAGCAAAATCTTCTTTTGTTGAAAAGAATTTAACTTCTGCGTAATGGGGAAAGAATTTTGGGGCTGGATAAACTTGATGAGTCATGACAGTAACCATACTCGATCACCCGTTCTTGTCTATCAAAAAATTAAGCCCGTGGATACCTTTGTTGACTCACCTTAAAATCAATGAGGCCAATAAACATTTCATTCTGCACGGATTTTCGCAGTTGGTCAGTTATTTTGGCCGTCTTAACGCTTTCGATATACAGGGGCAAGCCGCTCGCCAACCACTGATTAGAGAGGCTATTGTAATTATAATACCCCGTCTTCAAGTCTCCAAACTCTGTAAACGGCACTTCCTCGAAAGGAATGTGGGCGATGGTTTTATTTTTTGTATCCGCAAACAATCCAAAGATGCCATCAATTTGATAAGAATTTTCGCAAAAGACTGTGGCTGTCAGTTTTACCTCTGTTGTGTCCATGCCACCAAAAGCAAAGGGCGAATTCTCCACATTTGCCGCCGAAATAAAAATCGCGGGCACAACTGGTTGATACGGAGGAATCCCAGATAAAGGAATGTTCGTTCCTACTTTGGGCGATGGCAGGTATTTTTTTTCAATAATTAAATCCTCTACTGAGTCGCTGGTAGAGTAAACGTTGAATTCTTTGTGTGAAAAAGAGCCTGTTGGTTGAGCGGATGTTGATAAGCCGCTAGCGAGAACTCGTCCGTTATCATAATCAAGAAAAAGATTATTTGCGCGGCCAGAAAAATTTGCCCCCACCCACACGCCCGAAGGAACAATGGCTCCCGACACAGAAGAATCGGCCACCCACTGTTTATAGGGCGAAGAAAAACTCCTATATGTTGGAATGGAAGAATCGGCGGCGTAAAATAGTTTCCCTGTTTTGTTTGTGTAGGCTTTACCCTTGTCAAGAAGGTGGTGGTCAAACCAGAGGATGAATGACGTTTGAACTTCGTGGGAAAACTGGGGGACCATATCAGTGTTTTACACCCCACGCTCTCTGTTGGCTTCGTTACCAAACCCCGCCAAAAAACACATGCTCAGCGTAAACATGATCGCTTGACCAAGGCCGCGTTCCTCACAAGGTTCTACTAAAAAACATAGTAATATAAAAATTAAACAGGATATTAAAATACCTATAAATAGCCAATGTTTTGTCGTCGCAAGAGCAAAAAAAGTTTTGACCATACTTCTTGATTTTAGAAAATTTTGAGCCGCCCTAAATCCTGCTTCGTCAACTATGTTATTTTTAATTTCTTCAATTTTTTGAATTTCTTTTTCCTTGAGGATTTTTTTCTGATTAATTTCTTCAAGAGCCGCGTTTTCCCTGTTGAAAGAATCGTCAATGGCAACAATTGCTTCAATAATTGGAGCGTCAAGTTTATCCTCTTGAAGTTTTGCTGCTTTTTGTTTCGCTCTCTGGATTTGGATTTCTGTGATCATAAGTGTTTAATTATACCTTAATGAAACGCTCTGTCAATAGAAATCTATCAAACGTTCTTCACAACCGCAAACCCCATCTCCTCGAATCTTTTATGCCAGTCATTAATAAATGGTGTGATCCATTTTACGGGTTTGGTATTTAGTCTGGGGCCGCTTTCTTTTTGCAAACCAAAGTGCGACAATGATTGCGTGACGCCCATAGCGGCGAAAGGGGCATTGATATATTGACCCAACCCTGGGATTCCATCCTCCAACCCAGTGACCCAAGAATATCCATTCGCCCAAGGAAGTTGATCCTTCGTTGCCTCTTCAATCTTCTCCACAAAAGGAAAGTTGTCAACTTGCCACGTTAAAAAAACAGTTCGCCGCAAAGTCATTTTTCGCAGAACGGCAATTATGGCGTTTATGGGTTTTTGCCGTCTCTTAAAACCAAGGAAGGAGAATAAATCGCCCTTCCCGCCTCTTCCCAGCAAATCCGCGAAGTCATTGTCCCCAAACCCTGGCCCATATTCAATAGCCTCCACAACCTTTAATTGCCGAAACTCGCTAATCATTTCTGCTTTTAGCCTCGCGAACTCTTTTTTAGTGGGCGGATTTAAATAATTAACGAGGGTTTGGACAACTTTATTGTTTTTAAGTTGCTTTTTTAGTTGATCCCTTATGTTCCCGAGAGAGAATTTAGCCATTATTGCTCGTCTGTTGGGGTCAAGAGATACTCATAATAGGGAGAATAGTCTGGACCAAACATAGCGATTTGTCGGGCATTTGAGACTACAGAGTAACGGTTCCCGTCAAGTTCTAATCTCTGCGCATCCTTGATAAATTCATATGCGGCTCTATCCACTTTAATCTTTACCGAACCAGCGGGCAAAACAATTTTATTCTGGACCCCGCCAGCCGTTCCATCGCTAAATTTAAAAACCTCTTCGTCGGCTTTGACATATTTAATTCGCGCCGTTGTTTCTAAAGATACTTCTGTAAATTCCGTGTTTGAGCTTTGGGTTTTATAGAAAGCGTTATACTGACTATTTGAAGATAAAGACACTCGTTCTCCTGCTTTCCAGATCGTGATTGGACGCTGAAACGTTTCGTGGATTGAATCAAAAACGTTTGCGATGTTCCTTTTCTGCGTTGCGCTAAGATAACTGGTTGCCATAAATTAATTTACACCCCTAGCTTTTCTTGCGGCCTCATCTGCTTTTGAATTATTTTGGCGCGGCACCCATTTAAAAACAACTTGGTTGTGATTATTTTTCGCGGCCAATAAATTTTCCCAAAGGTCTTTATTCTTCACTGGCTGGTTTTTATAGTTCTTCCAGCCATTCTTTAGCCACCCTTTAATATGATGATTTATCCCTTGAACGACGTATTGAGAGTCAGAAAGAATAACTATATCTTGCGGTTCTCCAAAATGCTTTAAAGCTTTAATCGCCGCCATAAGTTCCATACGGTTGCTCGTAGTGTCCCATTCCCTACCAGAGTAAGATTTTCCTTCTGTTATGTAAGACCACCCACCCTCCTTTGAAGAGCAATCACACGATCCGTCTGTATTAATATAAACCATCCTCTATAATAACTTAAAATCAGACTACTAATCTTATTCTCTCTCTTAACCTCTTACCTTTCGGGTAGTCGGGCAGTTTTTTGTCTGCTCTTAAGAGAAGATACTATTTCAGCCATTGAAGGTTTGGAACGCTTTGTCGGTATAGTTTGGCTTTCGCCAATTTGTATCCTTCGCCTTAATTCTATGCTAGGTTAACTCATAGAACACTTGGACGCTATTGAAACCGCTGGGTAAGCTGACGAATCGAATAGTCATTGCGCCTCAAGTTGGTTTCTCGCCCCTCGGATTTCTCCTCCATGCGATACATTGGAATCTTAACTGGGTTCTCCCCACGGCAAACACTTAATTCTGACTAGCCCATCATATTAAATGTCGGCAACTACTGAAACTGCCCTAAAACAGCGTTGCGGTTGCGTTCGTCCTTTTCAACTGGTCGTAAAAAAGCCTACGACTGGCCTTTGGATATGTCATAGTATATTACACATGGATCATCCTTTTGTGTAAAGAAAATTAAGGAACAAGGAAAAATGAACGCCAAGGAAGAGCTATTGGAACGCCAAAGGTTGCACATTCGCAGTCTTTTTAAAACGCTGCTCTCAGAAATTGAGGATATTAAGGAGGATTTTGATGAGCGATATAGACTCTTACAGGATCAACTTTCGCCCGAACATTTGCCCATGCTTTACGCCGCAAACCCTCTCACGAATGACCGTTTCATGAGAATCCGCAAAAGAATCTTGGATGTGGGAAATGATGTTTCGCGGGCGATGGATTCAGAAACAGAGAGGTATGATGTGACGTTCGTATTCAAACAATGATTTTTTGCTATTATAAACACTATGCCCGACGACAAAACCCTCTACTCCTTCACAGTCACCCACAAGATTGAAAAATCTGAAAAAGAAACCTCCACCGATGACTCTGGGGCCGAAATCACTAAGACAGTAAAAAAGACTGTTGACGAGCCAATCACCGTCACAATCAAACGCCCAACTCGCCGCCAAGAAGATGAAGCGGAGGAAGAATACGCGGTTCAGTTTTCTAAGTTCATTAAGAAAGGTCTTATGACGAAAGCTATGCTTGCAAACAAGTATAGTGACAACGGCGGATTAATGAGTGACGCCGACACAAAAGAGTATGGCAAACTTCTTAAGGAACTCTCTGACGCCAAAGACGAATACACGAAACTTAGTGCCTTCGCTGATAGCGGCAAAAAGAAAACGAAAAAGTTGGACGAACTCTCGGCCCGAGTTATCGAGTTGACTCAGACTATTCTCAGAATTGAGAATCGCTACCAGAATCTTTTTGAATTGACCGCCGAAACAAAGGCTGATTCCCAGCGGTTGCTCTGGTACGCCCTTAACCTATCCTATATTCAGGACGGCGACAAAACAGTTCCTCTTTATGAGGGTAGCGACCTAGAGGAGAAGCGCGAAAGTTACTACAAAAAAGAAGAAAACCCCGACGAGGTTTACTCTCAAGTGCGGCAAAAACTTTGGTTGATCTATGCTGTGTGGCAGTATAATCGCAGCGCCACTCCAGAAGAATTGGCGGACATGATTAAGTCCATCGAAGGGGATGCATGATAACGACTACATCTCCTTAATCTCGGAGATTTTTCAAGGATATACCGAGTTGTCTTACAAGGGCGACTCGGTTTTTCTTCGCCATATCAACATCCACGATCAAAACAGGCTGTCGAAACTTGTTGAGAAAATTACTGCCGAAAAAATCGCACGCGGCATTCCTTCCGAAAAGGACCGTCTTGACCAACTAAAACAGGATAAAGAATGGACTAGCGACGACGAACTAAAGATTAGCGAAATTGAAAACTACGTCAAAAACCTACTCCAGAGCAAGAAAAAGTACGCTCTACCGTCCCAACAAAAAGAAGCACAGAAACTAATTGACGAAGAAGCGGCCAAACTAAATGATTTGCGGCAAAAAAAACGCTCACTAATCGGCCCAACCGCCGAAGATTTCGCCGCCCGAAAAGCTAATGAGGAATTTTTGCGCCACTTAATTTATTCTGATGAGAATTGTTCTCGCTTACATTTTTCAGATGAAGAATTTGGCGAAATTGAACCCTCTAATCTTAATGGTATCTATGATGGTTATCAGAGGATGATGACGCGGTTTTCGGATGAAAACGTTCAAAAGGCCGTGCTCTGTGACTTTTTTAATATGTATTTGCCGTTTTGTGAGAAGCCGTGGGATTTTTATGGCGTGCCGCTAATTAAGTCTAGTGTTTTTCAGCAAAAGGTTCTCGTGTATGGGCGAATGTTCCTCAATATTTTTCAGAATGTAGAGAAAATCCCCGACCACATTAGGCAAGATCCGAAAGCGTTACTTGATTTTGCCGACTCTTCTAGAAACAAGGATAAAGCTCAATCCAAGAATTCCGCCAAGGAAGGTTCTACATCTTTCGTTATGGGGACTCGGGAAGACGCTGAATACATGGCTGGCGATGGAGTCGAAGTGGGGGATTTGGCGGAAGAATTGAAAGCCAACAATGGATTTATGGATCAGGAAACTCTACTAAAGCGCCTTGGAGTTCTGACTCATTAACTCTTTTCCATTTCTTGTAAAAGTCTTTTTTTCCTGTCATTAATGCTTTTATACTATCTCTGCGAACGCCTATGAACCTAGAAAAATGCATTCCAGATTCAAAAAAATAAATTTTCCCGTCTGGAGACTTTAAATAAATGGATTTTTTTGTCTTATTGCTGATTTTGGCATCGGGAATTTTCCACCCGTTACATGTTCCACCTCGTTTCTTCAAAATAAATAGGGACGATGGGGCTCTATTTAAAAAGAGACACGCAAGACCATGAGATTCAAAAGTTTTTATTTCTCCAGTTTTTACGTTCTCAAGTTCTATGGGCTTTAGATAAAATTTTCTTTTTTTATTTAAACCACTTATCGTCCATCCTTTTGTTTGAGTCATCTTTCCCTTTTTGATTTTAACAATGGCGCTAATATCTGAATTTATATACTCGGCAGCTCTAGTAATATTTTCAAAAACAATCGTTTCTCCAGATATTATATTTGTCATTGAAATTGGATTTCCTCGTCCCGCTTTCTTTTGAATTTTGAAATTTGAACACTTGCAACTCCATCCCTTGTAAGAGAATTTTTTTCGACCAGTTACTTTGTACAGATAACCTTTATCCAGTTTATCTTCCGAATATCTCTCTACAAGTTCTGGTATGCTGCAATTAATTTCAATCCCGCGTGACAAATTCAAAAAATCAAATTTTTTCGGTTCCACGATACTCAATCGACCACCAAGCGTAGAATTAAATCCGTCATGAAAAGAGTTATAATGTTCAATCCAAAAGATTTCTTGTTTATTTAAATGACTCTTTTCACAGAGTTCGATTATTTCAAATAAAATCGACTCTTTGCCGTATTTATTATATGAATGTTGCAGGAACTTACTAAAGTGTTTGTTAAGCTTTAAATCGCTAAAGTGCCTCTTTTTTCTACAAATCAAGTCAGAAGATTGACCAATGTAACATTTATTATTCCCCGTGCAAGTAATTTTATATATCCCAATATTCATTTGTACCCATTTACACTAAACGGTCTTCCATGATTAAGTATCATTGCGTTAAAAAACCAAAATATCTAAACTTAGATAATTAACTTCCGATGTGTAAATCCTGTAACAGGACTAAGGAATGGCGAACAATCCAAAATTTTCAGTTGAACCAGAAATCGTCGGCATACAAGAGGCTATGCGGCGAATGCAGGCTGCTGTTTCTCGCAAGCCGATTAATGTCCCTCTTGCTACCGACACAAAAAGTTTAAAAGATTTAAACAATGGCCTTGGCAAGCTTTCTGGTAGCGCCGATGAATTTACAAAAAGTTTAGAAGCGGCGAATGCTCGTGTTTTGGCTTTCGGAGCTTCGGTGGCTGTTATTTCCGCAATCCAGCGGGGCTTTGTTAATCTTGTCAAATCTACTATTGAAGTTGAGGCGGCGTTTAAGAAAATTTCTGTTGTTGGCGATCAGTTTGCCTCCACAGCGGGACAGTTAGAAAAATTTGGGCGCGGCATTTTCGATGTTGCTCGTCAAACTGGTCAATCTTTTGATGAAACTTCTAAAGCGGCGCTTGAATTTGCCCGTCAAGGTTTGGGTGCTGCTGAAACTCTTACGCGAGTAAAAGACGCGCTTACTCTTACTCGTCTTTCTGGTTTAGACGCCACATCCTCAGTTGAAGGCTTAACTGCCGCCGTCAACTCATTCAAGAGAGAAGGTCTTTCCACAACGGATGTTCTCAATAAGTTAATCGCCGTCGATAATAAATACGCTGTTTCTAGTGGCGACCTTATCGAAGCTATTAAACGATCTGGTTCCTTCGCGCAAGAAGCGGGCGTATCTTTTGATGAACTGGCGGCGACAGTTACGGTTCTCCAAGAAGCGACGGCTCGTGGTGGTTCGGTTATTGGTAACTCGTTAAAGACAATCTTTGAGCGAGTTGGTCGTCCAGAAAGCCTAACTCAGCTTCGCAATCTTAAAGTTGAGGTTGAAGATGCCAGCGGAAAGATTTTGCCCGCAATTAAAATTGTTGACAACTTCTCCAATAAGCTAGGAACAATGAGCGAAACCGCCAAACGTGCGGCGCTCAGTCAATTAGCTGGCACATTGCAGATTAACCAGTTGTCCGCCCTCACGAACGCCCTGAAAGAGGCGGAAGGAGCATCCAGACGCTATGATGAAGTTTTATCCACGTCTGCTAACGCTTCTATTGAAGCCTCTACGGCGAACAATAAATTAAACGAGTCTCTTGACGCTCAAATCAAAGGTTTGCTGGCTACGGGCACTCAATTAGGGTCTTTATTTGGAAATATCGCTGTCGCCCCCGCTCTAAAAGGAGTTGTTGATTCTCTGGGTAGTTTCGGGACAACCATTATTAATGGATTAAGCTCTGATGGTCCATCCATCACCAAGGCTTTTGCCAGCGTTATCGGTGACGCTATTTTGGCCGCTGGTGTCGCTGGGACTCTTTCTATTGGGTTGATCTTAAAGAAATTTGCCCTGTTTGCAAAAGACAGCTTCTCAAACATTCTCGGAATTAATTCGGCGGCGAAAAATCAAGAGTCGATTCAATTAACGATTCTTAACACACTTCGTAGTAGAAGCGACATTGAGGCGGCAATTCTTAGCGCTGGAAGTAGTCAAGTTGCTCAAGCCACTGTCTTAGCGAAGCTTTATGAAGACATGGCTAATGACAGCGCCCGTCAATTAGCAACGTCTAAAGCCATTTCTCAAGTAATGGCCCCTAATTTTGTTATGGGTGGCGGCGGATTCCCAGTTAGGAAGGGGAAGACTGGAATTGGCGCGGCCAAAGGTTACGTTCCCGACTTAATCCAAGCAGAATACGCTGACATTAAAAAAGGCACGGGCGGCGCAAAGAAGAATTCTGGCGTTGTTTTAATTAACGATTTTCCATTTGGCGGCGGTAAAAAGGGTCCAATGGTGGCGAATACCTCCGAAGGTATTTTGCCCATGGGAAATAGCGCGGCAGTTCTTAATAAGGACATGCTTGACAGAATGGGGTATGGAAAGAGGGCGGCAGAAGGAAATGTTCCGTCGCTGTCTCTTGCCAATTCAACTGTCGCTGGAAAATCTGGTAAATTCCTCTCTGTTAATAAATTAGAAAAAGTAGTTGAAGAAACCTCTAGAACCTTAAGCCAACAGAATGTAGCTGGGATTAAATTCACTAACGCCATAAACAAAGCGATCAAGGATGCTGGCTTTGATTTAACTGGTAAGTCTCTAAGAGAAATTGGAACAACTGCACTTAAATTCTCCAAGGATTTGAAGGCATATGATGTTGCCATTAAAGAAGCTTACGATTTGGCTATCAAGGAAAACGCTCAAAGGCAAAAACTACAAGCCGCTGAGTCCGCTAGAATAAGCGCAATCAAAACAAATGCCGCTAATTTAAATGACCCCCTTTCAAGGGCGGCTGAATTGAATAAAATAGGTTATAGCAATATTAACTTTTCGAAGTCAACTACGAGCGTTGGAGGCGGTAATCCGCTGGCTTTATCTAGAAGCGTAACTCGGCTGGGAGGTTCTGGGGGGATGATTGGTGGCAAGTTAGTGGAACCATTTATTCGCACAGATAAAGGATTAGAGGAAAATCCAGAGTATAAGAAAGCTTTTGGCTCATTAAATCCTCTTGGCTCTTATCAGCCAATTAGAGGCCAATCTCAATCTAGCGATCCGTTAACAAGGGCTTCTCAAATTGGCCTAGAGAGACGGCTTTCCGCTATTGAAAATCGTCCCCGTGGTTTATCGGGTGTTGTTGGGGATTTTGCCGTCAGAAACAGGACTTCTGGCGGGTCAAATGCTTCTTTTGGTGTCGCTCAACGATTAGCTACAGAACAAGCTCAGGCGGCAAAAATAGCAAAAGGCGGCGAATACGAAATCCGCAATCGCCTTGAAAAACTAAGGATAGAAGACCTTAAAAAAGAAATCAGGGAAAGACTTGCTAGCGGCGCTGGTCCTGGGGATAAATTAAAGTTAACAGATAGATTTGGCGAAAAAAACAGCCGCCAAACAGTTGACGATGTTTCGCGTAGTCTCGCTGACTTAACTCCAGAAATTGACCGCGCCAAAAAAACATTTTCTGAGGTTGCTATTGACTTTGGAACTCAGGCTGGGACTATTTTTCTTGGAGCTTCTTTTGTTAAAAATGGACTTGAATCACTCGGCGTTCAGGCTGGTAAACTTACAGATACAGTAAGAGACGCTGTTATTGGTTTTATCGCTTTTAAAAAGATAAATGAGCTTGGCGGCAAAAAGGGCGGCGCTGGAAGTTTATTAGACGCTATTCTTGGTCCTGATTTTAAAAAGGGTCGTAAACTTGGCAGTCGTTCTGGTCCTTTGTCTGGTCCAGAAATGGATTTCCTTGGGCAAAGCAGGGGTGCTTCTAGAGGGTTCAGAGCACAAGGATTAATTCAAGGCATTACTGCTTTTGGAAGTAGGTTGCTCGGGGTTGTTCCTGTATTGGGTCAACTTGCGGCTGGATTATTTGTTGCGAACTCTGTTCTTAGTTATTTTGGGGTTGACGCTTGGGCTTCAATCAAGCAGTTTGTCACTGGTTTGTCGGCGGAAGGCGAAAAGGCTAAAGAGTCCCTTAAAACTTTTAGCGAGTCTCTATTTGATAATGGCAATTTCGTTGGAAAATCACGCGAAGACGTTTCGCGTGGTCTCCAGACAAGAATTCAAGAACAGAGAGAGCTTGTTCGGGCGAAAAACTTTAATATAGAAACAAAGGGCAAAAGCGCAGATCAAATTGCGGGCGAGAATTTTATCAAAGACCTAGAGAAGTCTCTTTCGTCTATCGTTGTCGGCAAAAAAGAAGTTACTCGCGATCAATTTATCAGCGCTGGTGTCGGTGGCGTTTCAAAGGTCAGCGTTGGGACTGGGAAATTTTCCGATAAATTATTCTCTGATTTAAACCAGTCAACTCAACAAGTTGTTCTTGATACGGTTGCCGAGATTTTCGCCCTTAATATTGACGAATTAAAGTCCATCGCCAAACAGAAGGGTATTAAAACATCTGGCAAGGAAAGTCGCGGAGAACTAGCTTCCACGGTTTCCCGAGCGGCAGTTGAGGCGGCTAAAAATGCAGGAACTCTTGATTTAATTGGCAAGGATGTATTTGGAACAAGCGGAACAGCGACGTACCAAAGACAAATTGCTGGGTTCGTAAGCCCTCAAAAAGCCGCTAGGCAAGAAAGTCAAGCTCGCAACCCCGAGTTATTTACTGATGTTAATACTGTCAGGGCTCAAGTTTCCGCCGCTCTTGAACTTAAGAAGCTTCAACTTGACTTTTCTACCGAATCAGAAAGAATTCTTGAGACAAAGATCAAGACGGCCCAAATTTCTGACATTGAACGGACCAATCTTCAGACTATTCTTGATGGGTTGAAACTGGAGAGAGCTTTGCGCGGTGATATTTTTGATATTGCTTCAAAGGGTATCGACAAACTTACAAGCGCCGAAGGTTTTAGTGATCTTGAGAAGACTAACTTAAAGGCTAGCATTGAAGGAATCACTCGCTTGGGTCTTGGCGTCAAAAAAACCAAGGAAGAAGTTGTTAAAATTCTCGACGTTCTTGGCGGCGATGTTGTTACTGAAAATATTAAAAAGGAAATCCTTGGACAATTAGACGGATTAAAAGACTCCAACGAGGAACGCCGCAAGCAATTAAGAATTCAAGGCGATCAACTCAAGAACGAGACGCAAATCACCGATCAGATCAGAAAACAGCAATCGCTAATCGAGTTGGCTTTTTCTTCGCGGCTGTCATCTCTTGATACTTCAAAGTCTGGTATTGAAGGCCGCATTAACGTATTAGGCGCGCAAGGAAGCAATCCAAACCTTACAACCCGCCAACAAGAATCGTCAAGACGGGCAGAAATCGCCCTTCAAGTCAAGTCTTTAGCCATTGAAAAAGAACGCGCCGCTGTCTCTAAAAACCAGAGAGAGATAGAACTTCTCAAAGAATTAAATGTTGACGAGTCTGTTCGCGCCGAACGCCTACGTTTAGTTTCCGAAGAATATGACAGAACAACACAGTCAATCAACGACCAAATTGAGGTTTTAAGAATCCAAGAAGGCCAAGTTGGTTCGTCTGCGTCGGCCATGACCCTTTTGGCAAACGCTGCTTATCAATTTAGACAAAATCTCGGCGAGATTGAATCGTCTAACGTGCTCTCAACTTTAAGGGCGACTGATTTCTCTTCGTTATCTTCCTCTCTTGTTTCTCAGCAAGCATTCAGTGATCTTGGTTCCTCTGGTAAGACTGGTTTAGGCGCGGAACAATTCCTCGCTGAAAGAACGGCCCTTCGCCAAAAGGAATTTGAAATCGCTTCCGCTACTTCCAAGGTTCAAAAACTCCAATTAACACAAGAAAAACAATTACTTGAGGATATTTTCGCGGCCAAAAAATCTGGTTTAGCTCCAGACGAGGCGATTGCTCGTTTGATTGAGTTGCAAAATAAGAGACTGAAAGAGCAGCGCTCGTTACGCTCTGGCGTCAACAGCGCCACGGCTGAAATTAAGGACGAGATTGATCAATTCGGCTCTGAATTTGGAAGAACGGCGACTTTCGGATTTAGAGATTCGTTGTCAGAAGCTCTTAAAGCTGCCGCCAATGGAACTGGCGATTTGAAGAATGCTCTTCTCGATGTGGCCCTTAGTTTTGCTAACAAACTCCGTGATGCGGCCCTTGATAATCTTGCCAACATCGCGACTAATGCCTTGTTTGGAAGCGGTGGTGGTTCTGGTGGCGGTGGGAACATTGTTTCTAGTCTTGTTAGTGGTTTGTTTGGCGGGGCACAAAAAAGAGCCGCTGGCGGGCCAATCTCTGGCGGCTCTGGCAATAAAGATGACGTTCCTATTCTCGGCATGGGCGGGGAATACATGATTAATAAACAGAGCGTCAAGAAATATGGCCCTCAGTTGTTTGAAGCTTTGAATCAGGGTCGTCTTCAGAAAATGGCGAGAGGTGGACTTGTTGATCCTAGCATTTCTGGTAAGGCAATCGTTGGAGCAGCTAATCTCAAGAAATTTGCGGGCCAAAGTTTCACTTCTGGAGCAACAGATAAAATCCTGAATCTTGGTGGCGGCGCGGCTTCTGTTGAACTTGAACCAGAAAGTCTCCGCTTAACTAATTTCGCCCGTCAAAGTGGTAATCCTCTCCAGTCGGCAACCAAGGAAGCAAAAGATCAGGCTCTATCACTTGTTTTCCAGGATCAAGAATTACGCAAGCAATACAAAGACCAAATCGACGCCCTTAAAAAGGCCGAAAAGGAAAAACAGAAACAATTACTTGTGTCTCTGGCTGTTGCTGCCATTGGGGCAGGCGTAGGTGGAGCATTTGGAGGTTCTGGAACGGGCGGAACTGGCTCGCTTTACGGGCAAAAGAATTTACCAACGTATGATGCAAGCAATTCATATGTCGGAATGACTTCGGCGTTGTCCAATAGAAGCATCGTCAGTTCTACATCCTCCGCTTCAAATGTTAGTGCTGGTGTGACTCGCGCATTGTCGAGCAGTGGTGCCGTTGGACTAAGTGAACTTTATCGCCCGAATCAGGTTGGCACCTACAATGGCACCATTCCTTCCCTTCGCGCCTCTGGCGGTCCTGTTGGTGGCAGCGGTTATGGAGATAACGTTCCAGCGATGCTGTCTGGTGGTGAGTTTGTGATGAACCGCAAAGCCGCAAAGAATCTCGGTCTAGCTAATCTTAGCGCCGCCAACTCTGGACAATCCATGGGCTTGTCGGAAGAAAAATCCGAGGAACTTAACGAAAAACTCATCGCCAAACTTGACGAATTAGTTGAAAAAATGTCAGGCGGCAACAACGTCACTGTCAACGTCTCCATGGACAAAGAGGGGAAAACCTCTACTTCCGAAACGGGTCAACAAAATGAAGACCAGAAAAACATGAACCGCCGAATCAAAGACGCTGTAGTTCAGATTCTTCAAGAGGAAAAACGCTTAGGCGGCGTTCTTAGAAAATGAGTGTGGCCAATCAAATCTTAAATGCCGACCAACTTTTCTTCATTAATGGGCAAAAGTTATCGGGAGTTTCTAATGTATCTCTTGGATACACTAATCCCTTAGAGAGTTCTCCTGTTTTGGGCGATCCATCCTTTGGTTTTGTGATGAACGGACCTATTGAGGGTGTCGTAGAATTTTCGCGGGCGCTGATTTATAATGATCCTATCCTAAACTTCACAGGAGATTCGGCGTTTTCTGGCAATTTCTCCTATGGTGGACGGACTTACTCTTTTGAGTCGGGTTATCTTACAAACTATTCTGTGTCTTGTGGGGTTGGCGATGTTCCTCAAGTAAATGCGAGAGTCTCTGTTTGGTGCGGATTAGTTAGTGGGGCGTCTGTTCCAAGTTCTCAAGTTGATGATGGGTTGTTTATTCCTAGTCCCAAAAGTATATCTGTGTCTGGTATGGATTTCGCCAGCAATAGAGTTAGGTCGTTTAATTATGCCTTGGACATTTCTCGCCAACCAATTTACTCCTTAGAGGGAGGAAGAAGTGCAGCGGCAATTAATTTTATTTCGCCCATTAATGTTTCGGCCTCAGTCGAAATGGAGATTGGTGCGTCTGATATGCGTAATTCCTATGCCTATACGCAGAACTTTTCATCTGATATTGTTAGTATTAGTATCAAAGATCGTTCCTTAGAAAACGTCGTAGCTAGTTTTTCGGTCCCCAATACTCAATTGCTTGGGGAAACCATTCAAACATCCGCTGATGGCCAACCAGTAAAAAATCTTACTTTTGGAGGATTTCTTGCGTGAGCGATTATTTTTACAATAGAGATAGGAACATTACTGGTGTTGCCGACTTAACGGGACTGACTATTGCCCCATCTTATGGGTCTTCTGTATCTTTCGCAACAAGAACTTCTGAGATTAAGTATCCAAACAGAGTTTTGCGGCGCATGGGACAGTCGTTGAACTCAGTAATTGCTGATTATAATTTAACATTTCGAGTAAGGGACGAAGAAGCGGCGCAAGTTCTTAACTATCTTGAGTCAAGAAGTGGAACCTTGCCTGTCGTTATGAACGACGCTTCTAGTATTTATAAAACAATTAGTGGTTTTGCGGACGACTTCTCTTGGGCGGCACGATCAAATTCTGAGAATGAAATTTCGGCGCGAATTGTTATTGATAATCGTTCGCCGCAGTTAAACTGGAGCGGATTAGCTTTTGTCAACCATAATCTGCAACAATGGTCGAATGGAGAAAGCGTTCCAAAGTATTCTATTCGATATTTTGAGGCAGACAACCAGAATAAGTTTAACAACTTCTTCTACTGTACTGGCGCGCACGTTTCAAGCGTTTCTAACGCCCCTTTCTCTTCTGGGAGTATGTGGACACAGGATTTGTTTTTAGATCAGTCTTTTGAGTATTCTGTTGCTACTAAACCAGACGTGTCGCGAATTGAGTTCGCCAATTCATTCTACCAAAGAGTTTACGACAAGAAGAACATTCATTCCATTGAGAATCTCACGATTAAATTCAATGGCCTGACAGACGCTCAAACAAAAGCGATCCTTCATTTCGCAGAAAGTAAGTTTGGCGAACTGAAATTTTCTTATCGCCCGCCAAAAATTTACAACCGCGACAAGGTTTTCTTTTGCCCGTCTTGGCGTCATACATGGGTTTATCAGAACAGCAATTCTGTGGAGCTTGACCTCATAGAAGACACTCTTGGGATTTTGCCGAAAAATAATTCGCCCGCCATTATTATTAACCAAAGAAACGGCCAATCGTATATTGATTTGTCGGTGGATTCTGTTAATGATTTTTCTTTAGTTAGTTATGGCGGCGGAGAAAAACAAGTTGTTGCCGATGGGACGATTTCCAAATCTTGGGACAATGGCCCTCAAAGCGTCAGTCTTTTTGGCGCTATCACGGGCGTTTCGGCGCAAAATCAGCGAATTGAGTCGTTCTCGTTGAGTGATAGGGCGTCTATTGCAAGTTTGTCTTTAACAAGTAACACAATATCTCAAGCGTTGTTAAATGAATCGAGAAGATTGCAACATCTTGACCTCACAAGCAATTCTTTAACAGAGTTGGATACTCGAAACACTACTGGATTGAAGTCCTTGAAAATTGCCAACAATCGCGTCTCCTCTCTGGATATTACGACCAATACCGCTTTGACTGGTTTATATTTGAGCGGCAATCAATTATCTTCGGCGGAAATTAATAGCTGCCTTGATGCGTTGGTTAATTTCGGTAATTATTCTGGCGTTTTTGATGTCGCTGATGGAGAATATCCTGATTTTATTAACAATTCCCCTATTAGCGGGGGTGGGTTCGCAAACATAAATACCCTTGGATGGCGCAGGTGGTCAGTGAATGCCGATAACGCTAAGATACCACTAGACGTTTCTGGATATGGTTATCCCATTTGTCACTTCCAGCAAGAGTCCATCACTGGATATTCCAATGGCCAATCTATTTTTGCATGGAAAGATTCTATCGCTGGGAGAGACGTTTCTAGGTCTGTTGTCACAGATTCTCTACGCCCAAGGCTGGACGAACTTCAATCTAATGCGCGTCCTGCTTTGTATTTCAACGGAGAATCTTATTTGACACAGACAGGTTCTCTCACCACCCCTTATCAATATGGCATTTTCGCCGTAGTTAAGCCCGAGTCTTCTGGATACATGAGCGTATTCTCCGATTATTGGAATCGCGGCATGACCATTTCTGGCAATCGTTTATATAGTAAGACAAATCTTGGCAATACTTTTTTCGCAGAATTATCTGGCGGCGCATATAATGTCGTTGGAATTTATGGCGGAGCTAGCGGAATTATCACTGGAGCCGTTAATACGCAAACGCCATCTACTGGTTTAAAGTACGATTCGTCTAATTTGGACCTTCCTGGGTCCATCGGAAGAAATCGTTATGGAGGCATCGGAATCTTAACGACTGGACATAACTCTCAAGTCCCAGCCCCGTTTGTCGGACATATTTCGGAGGTGGTTGTAACTACTGGAGAAGTGAATTTCCAAAAAATGATGCGTGATCTTGGGGCGAAACATGGACTTGAAATTTTATGAGCCGCCATTACATTAAAAGTAACTCAGTATTAGTCGCCGTTGACCTAGCTGGTTATACGGAGAGTGATCGTAGGGGTTTGGCATTTATTGGTTTAAACGATTCGTTCGGATTTTCTGTTGATGTGGCGAGAAATTCGGTAGGACAAGTTGGTTCTCAAAAGTTAGCCGTTGATGATCCATCTTTGGCCCCCGATATTTCTTTTGATTTATCCTTTATTCCAACAAGGAAATTCGACAACGAGAATGTTTTGGGGTTGAATTTTGGTTTTAACAATGAATTTACCTCAGTATTAAATGACAAAAGCGACTCCTCTTTTAACGTTTATTTGTTCACCTCTGATAAGCAATCGTATGATTTTATCAAACAACTCCGCGACCAACAATCTCTTAATGGAGTAGAATGTTTGGCGATAGGAAATTGCTATATAACACAGTATGGTTTTTCCATCAAAACGAGCAATTTGGCCCGAGCTTCGGCGTCTTTTGTGGGGTCGAACATCGAAGCAAGCGTCATTTCTAGTAATAAAGTCAAGGTTCCAGCAGTAAATTTAGAGAGCGGCGCACAAAATACTTACTATTTGTCCCTCGATTGGGCTCAACTTTCGGCGGCATTAGATGAAATTACTATTGCGCAGATGCCTATTTTGCCCACTACGGAGGTGAAATTTACAGCTATTTTGGACAATTTAGAGGTTCCTTCGGCGGTTTTAACGCCATTATCTGACGCAAAAATTCAATCGTTGGACTTCGGCATTTCAATTCCTAGAGAAACAAGCTATGGATTTGGCAGTAATTTTCCACGCGGGCGCAAGATTAAGTATCCAGTTCAAGGGCAGTTGAATGTTTCAACCATTGTTTCTAACTTTTCGTCTGGCTCGTTTACTGGAATTATGGGCGGCGAACAAAAATATAACGCCCAACTAAATTTTCTTGACCCGCAAGATGTGTTTTTATCAGGTAAAAGTTTCGCCGCGCTGTCTGGCTTTCTTTCCTCGGGAGTTTCTGGAACTACTGGATTCTTTACCGAAAGCCGCTCTCTCAAAATTGAGAATGCCAAGTTAAACTCCTACTCTCAATCGACGCCGATTAATGATTTTGTTTCGGCCACTATGTCTTTTGGTTTCCAGTGTTATGAAAGCGGCGGACTAATGCAGAAATTTGGCGTTTTATCTGACGGGGCGCAACCTTATTATTTGTATTCTTCTGACGCCAGAAAATTAATCGACGCCTCTGGAGATGTTTTGACGATTGATCCTTATTTGTATATCTACGGAGAAGACTGTTCGGCGAACTATTTGTTGGATGGCGATGGGCATTTGATGTTAGCCGATAATTGGACTGACGACGCTCAATTTTGTCCTTATGTAATTGTGCCGCCCTCCCCAGCGCCAAACATTAATTCCATCGCGGATAATACTACCTCGGTAGATATGGATTGGACAGCTTCGGCGTTTGCCACTGGCTACCAAGTCCAACTATCAGAAGATGGCGGGGTTATGTATTCTGATATTGTGGGTGCGGTAACAGATGTTCCAAATTATGCTGATACCAGCGTCTCTCGTGGAAACGAATCAAATTACTACTACAGAATTATCGCTAGGAACCACATAGGCTCAACCACTGGTGCTGGGTCAATCATCTACATACCATGACCGCCATATTCACTAACAGTACCGTCTCAATTACTTCCAACGGCCCCGTTTATAAATCGGAAGACGGGGAAACTTATTCGTTTTTATTTGAAGGCGGCGAATATATTGATCGGGCACTTTGCATTCCCTCTCAAGATGAGTCGGCTAATTATTACTTTTATTCTGGAGATTGGTCAATTATTCCTGTCGCGTGTAAAACAGTCTAAGGAATATGGGTGTCTTTTCATTAACTAATACAGCTACAAGGGTTGACCAAGCGGTTAGCGCAGTTCATTCTGGTCTGTTTCCAAACGGCACTGGAATTGTTTACTCGGCGGGCGCTCAAACCATTTCTGGGACCAAAACATTTAGTGGAGGCTTAATCTCTCGCGCTGGTTTCGACGCTTCTGGAAATGTGTCTGGCAGATTTTCGCCTCATAATGATGGGTTGGTGGATTTGGGAGCAACGAGCAATCGTTTTGGGACTCTGTATGCTACTGGAATTACTGGAACAAATGCTGTTTTTGGCGGGAATGTAACGGTTGTCGGAACGCTTAATGCAAACCTCAATATCGGAGCTACTGGGTTAGCGTCCATTACTGTTACTGGGACTGGGTTCTTCCAGAATGCGAGAGTTACTGGAGCGACAATTTTAGGCGGCGCGACAACTATTTCTGGGAATATCGGCTCATCTGGGAATAATACCTTCGCTGGGACCAACACGTTTCAGAATACGGGGACGTTCCAAAATTCTGTGTTTTTTGAAAGCGCGGTTACAACAAGCGGCGCTTCCACGGTTAGAGGAGCAACGACTTTCCATTCCAGCGTATCTATCACTGGTGGCACTTTTACTCATAGCGGATTAGCGAGTCTGACGGGAACCTTTACTCATACTGGCAACTTCTTCCAGGGTGGGCCGACTTCTTTGACGGGCGATCTTTCTGTTAATGGCAACTCTACGTTTACTGGTAATGTAACAGTGGCGAATGGAACGACTATTATTCGCTCTGCCACGACGCTAACTACTGGAGCGAGTCCAAGTGACAGATTGACGATTAACCAAAACGTTGATCACACTGGCGTTTATAATTTGACGGGAACCCTGAATGTATCCGCTAATGTTTTCATTACTGGAAATGAAACGGTTGGTGGAGTCTTGACGGTTGATAATACTGGTTATTTTAAAGGCGTTAGAGTTACTGGGACGACTAATTTTAGCGGCACGAATACTCTGACTGGGAACAATGCCTTGCTTGGGAATACGTTTATTACTGGCAATGAAACACATTCTGGGAATGTTACGTTTAACAATAATACGGGGCAGTTGGTGCAGTTTAATGGTTATGTTCGGCCAAGAATCGTCGCACAAGGAATTGGGACAATGAACGTTTCAAATTTGACAGTAGCAAATTTCTGGACTGGGACCAATCCGAATGCTTTTCCCACTGCCCTTGGTGTAGCGGCAACGGTGACAGCTTATACTGGAATGCTTGGAGAGATGGGTTTATTGCTCACTGGAGCATCCGCTTCAAAAGACAATAACAATGACCTTCCTCTTGGGACTTATGGCAGAGTTTTCCAACTTGTAAACATTGGAGTATTTAACGGCTCTGGTATTTGGTATCCTCTTGGAATAAATTAAGAATCTAATCCGTCCCAAAGACCCTTAAAGTAAAACCCATAGGCCACCATCGCTTGCCTAAATCGAAGGGTAGTGAGTTGGTGTTTTTGGCCGCTTTTATCTGAGATTGTTTGGATTGTATCGTTCGTAGTAAAACCAAGATCAAGAGCCTCTTTTACTAAAGCCAACATCTGAGAGAATAGAGCGCGGTCATTTTCATCAAGGCCGATGACAAAGTTTTCGGGCTCAACTAAAAATCCTTCAGCCACTTTCTCCCCAAAGGTTCTCCATTTTGCATCTTGTTCGCTAATTGGAGGAATTTCTTTCGGCGCTTCAATTAATTCCGTCCAACCTTTTCTTATGAGATGAAAGATTTCGTCTTGATTGCTTGTGAGTTTAGTTGCCCCGTTAAAAATTAATTTCATAAATTAGCGTATCTAAGGTTAATTCCTCCGTTATAAAACTCGGCTACTTCGGCGTTTGAGAGAGCCTTGGTCCAAAGGGCGATCGACGTGTATTTGTTGTCAGGCGCTCCCGTCTGTGAGCGCATGTTGCCAGACGAGACCGTTGCTGGCGTGCCAGAGGCTGTGGTCGATTGCGCAACGCCGTCAATCCACAGAGTCGCCACTGACGACCCTGAATTATAAACCAGTGTAAAGCAGTGCCATGCCAAGGTCGTCAGCGTCGTCGAATGGGTGACTGTAGTTAATGTGTTGTTGATATAAATACGTGATGACGATACCCCACGGTTTATAAAACCGAGGTTGTAGAAATTCGCGGTGCCATTGTCGAAGTGAACATTAAGCGAGGTGCCTGGGGCTGACGCGAGGTAGAACCAGCCAGCGATGGTAATGTTGGAACTGTTAGTTGCGTTCTCGTGAGCGCGACTCATGGAAACACCGTTGCTGGTAGCGACTCGGCAAGCACCACCATCAGGTGCGCCAGTAGCGTCTGGAGTCATATTGATTAACCTCGTCCATGTCCTACCGTTGGGTGAGGCGTCAACCGCATTGTCTGTGTTGGTAGTCTCGGCCATCTCATACCATGCCCAAAGGCCAGTTAGAAGGGTTGAGCCAGACCCTCCGCCAGAAGCGGCAAATCTAAAAGATTTTCGTCTATGTGGAATTACCATGTGGAGATGTTTGTTCCAGTGTATTGAAGCGACACACCAAGGAGATTAGCATTAACGGCAAGAGTATCGTTGGCGTCAGAAACATTACGGTAAACTCTGAAATACAGCATGTCTCCAGACAATGGAGTTGGCGATGGAGTGAATGATGGACTTCCAGAAGTAAGGTGAAAACCCGTGCCAGTGATAAAGGTATCTGTAACTTCCGCCGCTGTTCCCCATCCGACGTTCAGAGAGTCGCCATCGCTGGCAGATATTGCCTGAATGCCCCAAACAACGCCTCCAGAAGCGCCGCTTGTAGTCCAATCAAATTTGGCGCGAATACCATCAAGATTATAGTCGGCCAATTTAAATTTGAATTGCGCAAATCCGCTTGTGGCTGGATCAAAAGAATAAACATCATGGGCGACTCCACCGTTGGAAACTGAGAGGGTCAATGGCGTAGCTCCAGAAACAGCGCCAGTAAGCATAGCCCCAGCGTCAATATAAACACCTCTAATTCCTGTATTCAAAGAGTAGCGGTTATCGGCGGCTCCAGTTGTTAAAAATGCTCCTGTATTAGAGGATAAGGCAAACGACCCAGTAACGTTTGTTATAGCTGAAAATTGACCTTGAATTGGGGCCGTAACCCCAGTCAAGCTATTAACTTCGCCAGTAGTTACGCTTGAAGCTATTAGGTTTTTATTGGCATCAATAATAGGGACTTTATTTGTCGTTGCGTAATCAAGTTTTAAAGCTCCGTACGCTGTGACATTCGCGCTCCCGCCAGCGCCGACAACAATCCCCGTTGAACCGTTATTACTGAGAATTTGAAGGCCATCGGAAGAATCCGCTTTTACTGCGTGAGAGATTAATGTTTGCGCTCCAATATCAACTTGTCCAGTGGCTCCATTATACGGAACATAATTGCCTATAATTTGGTAGCCCGTAAGGAATCCAGTGTTTCCAGATACAGTAATTGTAGAACCAGCAACAGAAACACTGTTATTTCCCGCGCCCGCAATAGTCAATGAACCAGATAGTCCGTTGAGAGTTCCTACTCCAGCGCTACTAGCGGAGATTAATGAAGCAAGGTATCCACTTACTCCAGTCACATAACCAGTTGTTGCGTAACTGGAAAGATCAACGCCCGTGATGTAATTTGCGGGATTGGACGCTGCGTAAAATTGTCCTGTCTGAGACGTAGTGACAAAATTGCCAGTTTCGGATGGGCGAACAACGGAACCAGTAACATATGAGCCTGTTTGGTTGTTTAAGGTGGTGATTTGACCTTGTAAATGTCCGCTAACACCCGTAACGTAACCAGTTGATGCGAGACTGGTTATGTCGGAGGCAACAAGATAATTGCTTGGATTAGACGAGCGAGGATAGAATGCCCCAGTATAAGCTCCAGTAGCGTTTTGAAGTGCGTAGCGAGAATCGGCAGCACCAGTTGTTAAAAATGCGCCCGTTTGATTGTTGTTAGTTATCTGAATTTGGAGATAACCACTTGTGCCAGTCAAGGTCGCTTGAAGAGCATAAGGGGAAAGAGCGGATGACGTAACGTATCCAGACGGATTGCTTGTTGGATAGAAAATGCCAGTCTGAGAGGATGTGATAAAGCCGCCAGTTTGGCCGCTTGTAATGAATGAACCAGTTTCCGATTGGCGAACAACCATTCCTGTAACGTATCTTCCGTCAAAAGGAATGACAACCGTTCCGTTGTCGCCCGTGCGGTTAAGCGTAAGATTCCCATTTCCCGTATTAAAAGACCCAGAATAAATATAATAATCACTACCAGCGCCGCCAGTTCCTTGCAAGTCAATAAATGAGGCGGATAAAGTTGAGCCGTCTTGCTGGTAAAGAGTAATTGTTTTTGTGGAGGAACCGTCAACAGAGATGCCAGTAATGGAATCTGCGATTGGAGCGTAACCAGTAAAATGACCAGTGTTACTCCCTTGTCTCGACACCATCAATACATTATTTCCAACCGATCTAACCTCTATAATTGAGCCGCTGCCACTAAACCCACTACCATGTGGCGTTATTAGTGTCGTGTTGATGCCCGTAAATGTAACAACATTCGAACCCGTAATAACGAAATCAAAAAGGGTCGTGACTGGGAATGTCCCGCTAAGCGTGATTAAAGAATTGTCTCTCGGCTGAAAACTTAGGTTTCTAGAACCAGAAGAAACTGTTCTATCTCCATTAAACGCCAAAGAATTGTAGCCTAAATACAGTTTACTTGTAGCTCCAACAAATGTATTTGCCGTGACAGTTGTTCCGCTTATTGTCTGGGCGTAAACCTCTGCCCAAGGATTTGTTTGCGTTCCTAGTTTTGAGATTTGTCCATATACAGGGAAAACGCCAGTTATTTGAGGAGATGGACTCCACTGACTCGTAGGATAACCAGTTGCGGCGATATTTATACTTCTTCTTATAGAAGGGTCTCCCACAAATGCTGAAACCCCAACCGAACCAGCTGCCCCAATTAAAACTAATCTTCCATCTTCAAGGGGTAAAAATGTAGGATGATTAGAATCTCCAGCTTCATGCTCTCCAGTTAGTCGGCCTTGTGGTTCTGGGAAATGAGATATTACTAATGAACCAGATTGAAAGCTTGTTCCAGAAGAAATGAATCCAAGAGATTCAAACAATACCGTTGAATTTTTTACCTTTAATGCTCTTGAGTAGTAGAGGGACCGATCTTCCCAAGAAGTTGTTGGAGCGTCTCCAATTAATGTTGCTGGTGAAATTTGGCTTGGAGCGTCTTCGTTTAGCGTTGAAATTGCAAAATCTCCGCTAAGAGGAGTAACTAAGGTAACAGTTGGCGTCCAAACAAATCCCGTTTCCGTGTTTGAAATAAAACCGTATTGCGTTCCAGAAACAGGGTTGGCGTGTTTTGTGGTCAAAACGTGCCTTGGAGATACGAGAGTCGCAACTGGCGATGCGGATAAAGTATTTTCAAAAGCAACGCAGGAAAAATCATATTGTCTAGCCCAAAATCCAGTATTGTAAAACAAGGATATATCTATTCCTGATGGAACTGAACCAGTCCATGTTGGAAAGTTTAACCAGATTGTTTCGCCGCTTGTTCCAGCGGCATTTTCCAATCTTTTGAGGGTATTCCATGAACGGTTTAAATCATTTTTTGGATATGGATAAAGCGCGCCGCTAAATTCGTCCCAAAGATTGAACTCGGCATATTCGCCAGTTGTTTGAAGGCCAACACCAGAAACTTGAGGGCGCGAATTAAAAGACGTTCTTCCGTTTAAGTAAATCCCAGAATCAAAATTAACAACAAGTGTATTATCTCCAGATGACGCTTGAGGTGTAGCCAAGGAAATAACGGCAGCATTATTATGTAATATTTGATTATTGGAGCCAAAAATCAAACCATGATCTCCAGATGCTAAGTTATTATTGCCAAAAATATATGATTCTGAGTGGAAACCAGTATTTGTCGATCCAAGGATGTAAATTCCAATTCCAGTCGCAAAATTATCTTCGCCGCCGATAACTACAGAATTTCTTTGTGCTAAATTTCGTCTTCCGCCGATAATGGTTGCGAAATTAGATACTCCAGAATTATATTCCCCGTTAATT